GATCCGGTGTAAGTCAATCCGATGTAGTTGTTAACATCACGGATCATGAGTTTCTTGTACTTGCTTACGCTAACAGGCATTCCAGTATAAGCTTTCCACTCGTTAAGCGTTTTATCATACTGCTCGCGATCTTTTACCTGGATTTCCATACCGTCCGTGTTCACCATGATCACATTTCCTGCTCCGTTGAGAGTCATTTTCTCGGCAAGCATCGCCATAAGCAACTGACCGTTGGTGGTGATCGAATACATCATCTTGGGGTCATAGAGCGGCGAGTAGATCGAATTGCTCTTTCCGAATACAGAATTGAGTGCTTCCTTCAGAGCGTTGTTTGCTACCGGTGAGGTAGTTGCCATACGCTGTTGGTACAATCTTTCATATACCGTGCTGAATTGTTCTCCCAAGTGAGCCGGTCGGAACTTGTATTTGATGGCCAGGTTCGGATAAAAGCTCTTCACATCCAGGCTGTCGACATCTTTCCAATGAGAGTTGTCGCGAGCTGCGTGCAAACCGCCAAATCCGAATTCATACTTCATGCCGTCAAACATGATCTTTCTTCCAGGCCGCTTACCCTCCTCCAGGGAAGAAAACTCTACGGTTCTGAACCAGTCGAGTATCTTTTGAAATTGCTGAGTCTTGAATTTAATCTGAGGTAAAATCAGATCTCCGATACTGATGGTCTGTTTCTTGGTGTCAGGGGTTGGGATGTTTCCCATTTGCTTGAGGAAGATCATCTCTCCCATGTGAGCGTTCGAAGCGTTCAGGCACTCGATTCCATAAGTAGCCTTGGCCCATTTCCTTACTGCGATAAGTCCTTGAGTCTTCTTGTGATGAAAGAATCTTATGGTAGCTATTACGTCGTTTCTGTTGTAATCCAGAATCTCCTGAAGCTGTTTGAGATTCGTCACTGGTTGATCGTGGGGATGGGGCATCTCTTGGATGTTCTCCATTCCCAGGTGACATTGTACCCATTTCAATGATGTTCTTCGCGACTCATTGTTAAAATGATACAGTAGAAAAAGATCAAGCTCACGAATACCTTGAACAGTACCCTTGACCTTATCCCCTCCTACAATTCTCTGGCCTAATTGATATGCGGTGTATTCATCACCGTTTCTCAAGATGTCCGAGAGAATAGGCGCGTCAAAATTCACTCCGTTGAAGCTGATCAAACCCTTTACTTCCTCGTTGATGAATTTGCAGAGTTCTTTGTACCCGGAGTAGAATTTATCTACGCCGAGCGGTTTAAGAGCGTTGGAGATTACGAATTGCCGATGGTCCTTCTCATCTTTGATGCTGATGAATGTTACGGTAAAGCAATTCAGTATGGTCTCCACGTCATAGGCCCACACTTGCTTCATTGATCTTTTCCAATACGTAGTAAACATCCCGATTATGGGTTACGATGCCCACAAGTACCCAGCAAGAATCTATCCACTCGTTATCCATCGCAACATAGAAATCCCTGTTGCTTGAGATTTCAGACAAATCTTCTGTATTCTCAACAGTGATTATTGCCAGACTTGGCACTGGTTTCATGAACGAGTTAGAATCTTTTACAGATAGTTCGACACTTGATTCAAAAGGAAGAGCCTCTGATCTTAGGTCTGATGAATTGGGAGAATCCATGACAACGGCTGCTCCGATAACTCTTCTTGTTTTGGGCATCCACAATGAGAAACTACCTATTTGAAGTGCTGTTGTCTGAATACTGTACTTCCTAATACTGTACTTCCTTGTCATAGCTTTTTGATCGCGTTCTTCAGTATGCGTTGATTACGCTGGAACTTGCTTTTGCGGTCTTTGAGTACGACTCCTCTGAGTTCAGCTTCGGCGTCTATCTTTTCGATTTGCTCGCTGATCTCACACAATTTGTGCCATAAGTATTCTTCTTTGGCTTGCGCATATTGCTTGGCATTGCGCAGATGTGAGGTGCTCATCTCGGAGAAAGGTACGTACTCTCCGTCCTTCGTGCGCCAGCAGTTCTTTTTATTGTGAACCGGTGGTTTTTTGTCCTGATCCATAGACATTGGGTTTAGTTGGTGAAAAAATAGAATCCAGAGAATTGATCCAGTACTTCAATCCGCGTTCATAATGCTTTGCAGAGGACACATAGTATCCTTTCTGCTTAAGATGAACTGCAAATTTTGTCGGATCTCCCTGTCGAGGAATTTTCATAACGGCGATCAGCCTGAGATATGCACGCGTTGCGTCTTCTACCGATCGGTAGGAAGCAAAACATTTACATTTTTCGGCTGTTGCGATTTTGCCCAACGACAGGGTATCATACGAAGAATGATAAAGCGAGAATACGTTGTTGTGCTCGACGCTCAATCTGTTTTTGAAGTTGCCACTTTCGAATTTGGCTTGAGCAATCATGACCTTTTGAACATTGATGTCGGTAATACCGGAATCAAGAAGTACGCTCACAATTCTCTCTTCAATGCTCAGTTGAACTTTTTTCTCTAATGGTTTAGAGTCTGTTTCTACGGCATTCTTCGGCTCAATAGGCGTAAACAGAAATACCAGAAACAGGAGAGTTAACATTTTCATTGCTTATGGGTTTGGTTAATTACTCCGGAGCCAATCTTTGACTCCAAGTGCGGAAGCACGGATTCGCTCTCGCGAAGCCCGCTTCCCGAGGAGCGCGTAAAGATGGAAGTAAGCTGTGAATACATCGCCGCTGACGACACGCCTTTTTTTAATAGTATCCACAATACGAAAGGCAAGTGTATCCATAAACTCTTTACTTTTCCACTCTGCGCGCTCACCCGAGACTTTCATGACAGAATCCATGAAATCGTCCAAAGTGATAATATCCATCATTGGTGAAATTAGTTGAAAAATCTTAATCGCACAACACCGAAATCAGAGAATTCTGGCGTCTAATTTGCGATCTCTCAGACCTTGGCAATTGATGAGAAGATGTTCGAGTTTTCCTTCTTTCACCACAGCTTTGCCGGTGTTGTGAATGTTCCAGGCAAGCTGTTCACTTCGAATTTCTCCATAGCCGAGAACGTCCATAAAGGAAATGATGACGTGATTAAACGTATTGAAGTCATCGTCAAATACGATCAGTCGATAAACGATCTCTTCTTTTTCCTCAATAAAAGTTTCTTCATCGATTTCAGTTGACATTCTGTTGATGAAGTCCTTGCGGAAAAGGTTCTTCAAAGATAGTTTCATAAGTTTGATTAATTAGCGTTTCTAAATGGCTTCCTCGCGAATTTTCCTGACGCCATATTTCCAGCACAGTGCGTGCCCCGGAGAGAGTGTATCCCAGCTTCTGAATAATTACCCATGTGAGATGAATCTCTTGCATGGCACGCACATCAAAAACCCGATCATTTTTTCGGTTTCTCGGCGTCTGTATCTCAAGTTCATCACACCAGAATCTGATTCTGCTGGCAGCGCAACCGTAATACTCGGCTACCTTGCCGATATTCCAGTACAGTCGCTTGATTGTGTGTTCTTTGATCATAGTGTTTGGTTAAAGCCAAAGTTTTAATCCTTCGATGGCCTGTTGAATCGCTTCCGCCCGTTGTTGAAGAGAGAGAATCTGTTTCTCAATTTCTTCGCGGTCGTAAGAGATGTAGTAGCCTCTCGAAGTGGCCATTACTGGCAAAATCTTCGCAGAGCGAAGAAAGTTAGTGATCTTTCGCAGACGAGGTTCGGTGAGCTTGCCATACTTAGCAGATACTGCCTGGCAAATCGCAGCGCCATGCACAGCATCTTCAGGACGACGCTTGTTGTAGAGTCCTTTGATGATGACCGGCACAAGCTTCTTCTCATCCTCCGTCAGGGGTGCAGTTTCCAGATCAAATCCCGTAATCATTGTGGTAGTTTTGGATCCACAGGATCTTGTTTGACAATCTTCCGGACCGAGCCGCACTGTTTGCAGGCATGCTTGTTGTTACCAGTCGAATGCCAGGTAACCTCCTTGCATGTACTGCAGTAAAGTTGGATTTCTCTTACTCGCTGATCCATAATTCCAAGGCAATTTCAATGGCTCGTGCAAACGAAGCATCGATTCCAAAGAAGTTAATGTCATTAAATAGAATCATTCAGGTTTGAATTTAAGTTGATCGATTACACAGTCCAGTTTCTCAATGTCTGTACGATGCCCCAAGTAAGTTGGCTGATAAATTGATCCGCCAGGATATGCGTAAAGATACCGAACCTCGACGATTTGATTTTTCTCAGGTACAGATTTGTTGGGAGGAATTGTAACATTCCCTACATCAACCAGATCACCTGATGTTGAATCAAACAGTCCAAGGTTAACAGAGCGTGCTCTCTCATTCTGTTTGAGAACAAGAAAACTTGCTGTTTCAAAGAACTTGTACTTCAATGAAGTGCCTCCTGACGCGGGTCTTCCCGGAATAATAGGGGCATTGAGCTTTCTGAAGATTACACCTTCTCCGTTTCTCTCCATGATTTCCTCAAACGCTTTTCTCTTTTCTTCTGAAGTGGTGAAGGTTTCAACAAGCTTAATGTTCGAGAGTACACTCGGAGCACTTAGAATAAGATTTTTGATCTTCTGCAGTCTTCGTCCATATTGATCAAGAGTTCTTGGATCAGGCCAAGAAAGGAGGTCAAATACGTGAATTGTTTCTCCAACCAGCTCACCATCGAAAACAAATGAAGCTCCCGGTATTAATCTGGCTTCTCTGACTACATTTCTTGGCAACGGAACAACCTGACCCTTTCTATTGTACCCAAGAATATCCTCGTTGAACTTACGAAAGGCTCTTCGTTCTCCATCAAACTTTTCTTGCATACCCCACGTATCGTCGTTAATCAGATGGGACACTTCTGCCAAATCAATTGGATTGGATAGTTGGAGCTCAATTTCTTTCTCTTTTTCCTTTGCTCTGGAGACTGATGTAAAAGACGACACTGGTCCGCCTTCTGTTCTTGAATTAAAATCGATCGCATAACCTTTTGCGGTTTTGGATTTCACCAGTAGTTCAAATTGGCGAAGAGCTTTTTTATACAGTGCAAAATCACCCTTTGGTGCAAGATTCAAAGTTGATCCTCTGCGGCCGTACTCTCCGAATACTGTCCAACCACTATCTTTTTGTTTGAGAAAGGCGTGATACACTTTATCCGAAGATCCTTCTCTGAAGGACATTGAGATTTTAATTTCTTCTTCTGTCATTGTCTTTGGTTTTGAGTAAAAATAAAAGCCGGGGGTTCCTCTCCCCCGGCCCAGGCTTGCTTTCTGATTGTTTCCGCTCAACCGTAGAAGAGGTTCCATAATCAGCGGACGTACTGTTTGCCCCAGGACGCACCGTCTATGCGCCTTTTATCGACGGGCCATAAACCCAATTAAGACACCCGTCAAATGTGCAAGAGTAGAAGCTCACGTTCTTACTGTGATTTCACAGGTGCCCAGGTCCCCTGGTCCGCGAATTCTTCTTACTCTGCTCCGTCATGCCTCCCGTAATTATCACTTCGGACATGACTCAAGATTCTATCCGGTAGATCCTTTTGATGATCTCCGACAGTGAGTGTTCTTTGGTAAAGTACTTAATTCCATCCGGAAAGATCACCAGAATCCCTGTTCGAGGATCTTCGTTGAAGAAATCCGGCATGAATTTACCGATGACTCCGCCTCCAATGAGAGGTTGGGCCTCTGCAAGAACGTATCCCCAAGACTCTTTGTGCCGACAAATCCATCGTCCTTTGATGTTCCAATCGATGTACTCTTTTTCGACAATTGGGTCGATACTACTCCATTTTGGATTGACAACACCGACAACACTGCTACTTTCCATACTTGGAAAATTGCTTGAGCTCATCTTCAACAATCTTGTCGATGATTTTCTCAATGTCGGTTCCCTCTTTACCTATGCTCTTGAGCACAAGTTTGGAGTATAGCGAGTTGACACCCTCTTTTCGGTTCCAAGAGTGGACATACTCAGGCTCGAGTTTTTTCCCATAGCTGCGAATATGAGGAAACTCTTTCCGGACTTTCTTCAGAATGCCGGCCTGTTCTTTTTCCAGGCGATCGATTTCATTCTGAATTCGATCGTAAACCTTGAGATCTTCTTTGAACTTAGTCTCGAAAGTCTCTTTGATCCACTTATTCTTATTCTCGATAAGGCGGTCGTATGCTTCACCAGCAATTGTTTTGAGCTGTGTAGCTGTCAGTTTGATATTTTTCATCTTGTGGTACTTGAATGTGGTGAATTGAATTTCTTTTTATTGCTTTTGTACAGTTCGTTTCCTGGTCTGCACATAACCAGCATCATCGTCAGGATTATCGCCAGAACGATGACGAGCGCAAAGCGTCCCATTTTTTGCTTTAAGTTTCTTTTGGTAAAACGTTAACATTTCTTCAAGCGAATTGAAAATAAATATCGGAGTGTCTCCCTGATACAATTCAGTCATTTGCTCTGACTTACAATAAACTTTTGTAGTTTCTCCACTTCCTTCAGCACTGTAAAGTACACGAATGACACATCCTTCCTGGAACCCCTCACTATTGAGCCAGAAGACTTTGTCTCCTATCTCATAAATCATTATCTTTTTCATAAGAAAAGGGTAGGTTTTCCTACCCTCTAAGTTACTAAATGTGGCAATCAACAATAGTGAATAGTGCGTCTTCCGGAGCTTCGTTGATTTTCTCAAGAAAGAACTGTCTCCATTGCTTGGGATCCATCTCGTCGTATGACATACCAAACGATCCCATTCTTCCACGCTCATACCATTTTCCATCGACGACAACCGCGTAAGTAGAAATCGCTGCAAAGCGGGCATTTTCCAAATATTCCTCCCTTGAAATCAGGAAGTCATCCGGTGAGTGAAGAATATTGAGAATTAATTCTTCCTCTTGAGAACGCTCTTGACGAGATTTTGTAACTTCTTTGATCTTCTCTTCGCAATAAACAAGCCGTGGCTGAGTATAGTATTTCTCGCGAGCTTCCATGAATTTTTTACGACTTGCGTTTTCAGCGTAAAAGGAAGAAAGAGGTTTTTGTGGCTCGGTACCTTCGAAAAGCTTTTCAGCCATATCGTAGCGCTTGGTTGCTGCTTCTTCTGCTTCTTTGTACATGGTCAGGAAATCGATAGCAGACTTTTCCGCTTGATCTGCAAGAGTCTTGTCTTTGACTTTGTCCATCATGACGCTTGGTTCTCCGATATTACCTTTTGCTCCAGGCTTCAATTTGAAGAATCCTGACCAGCGGCCGCCAATGCAATACCAGTCCCATTTGCTTTCGGGATTGTAAGTAGAAACTTCATAGTATTTACCATCCGGTCCTTTTTTCCAGTTTTTTGAGTTCCAATCGTTTCCGTATTTACGGTACATATCCTCGAACGGCAAATCTTTGTCTTGGGGTTTTTCTTCCCGGTAATGGTTCATGAATCTTTGGATGTCTTCGTCGGATACAACCTCTTTGTTGTAAGGAGCGACTTCGATGTTCTCGCAGTAGGGAGCAAGCTGGTCTTCGGGATTTTCTCCAATGACCAGTACAGTGAAATGTGACATTGTTTTGGATTTAATAGTTGAAAATAAAAGAGGAACGAGAGATCAACCCTCGTTCCTCTGAATGGGAGCGACCAATGTATCAGCCAGGTTCAAATCAGTACCTCAAACAACCAGCAGGCGCACGAATGCAAACTTCTGTCCTGGATTTGAAAGACCTTTGTGATTTAGGCTTTCAACTTTCTATCGGAAGAACTTTGACATTTAACATTTCAGCTTTCAACTTTGAACTTTGAACTTTTCGTGAGGTCCATAGGGAGGACCGACCCGAATTCCCTTGCTCTACCAACTGAGCTACTTCACAAGGAAGGTCGGACTCGAACCGACGGCCAAAGGATCTATTCATTGTTTTAGCTTAAAATGCTATTGCTTTTTATCCGTTAAGCTCGGGATTGTGTTTACGATTTACGATACACCAGTCACATATCTTACTCCTCGATGGAGATGAGCGTTACAGCATTCGACTCGCTGAGTACAGCATCGACATCGGCCTCAAATTTACTGATTTCGTCGTTCATTGTCAGAATCAGTTCCTGAATCTTCAGCGGATCGACAATGTGCATCTCGTTGGCCTTCAGGAAAGGCTTGCGGATGGCATCAATGTCTTCGGTCGAGGTCTTGATCTGATCCTTTCCCAGGGAGCCTTCCAGCAGTGTCTGCAAGTTCTTTTCCATTTTTTCCATGGAGACCTTGTAGTTGCCGTCATTCTTGCGGTATGTCGCCTCAAGACGACTCACCAACGACTTTTTCAGAGCAATGAAGCTCTTCTCGGTAATGGCGGCGGCCACAGTCATTTCTTTGCCAGCCACGGTTACCAGGGTCTCGGCGTTGGACTTTACGATAGCGGCCTTTATGGCAGTCTTGTTACGGATCAACTGTTGTGCAGAGTCCAAGTTTGCTTTTGCAAGAACCTCGAATCGTTCAGCGTCCGCGTACACAGCACCGCCGGCTGTCATAACCGGCTTGTCAAGTTGACGAATACCAACCGGGTCGACCGCTTGGATAGCTGCCTGGATGCGGGCGTCCAGAGTTTTCAATTCCGCAAGAGCACGATGAATGGTCAATGTTTTCATGACTTTGGGTTTAGTTTTGATTTTTGATTGAATGAAAAGAGCCGGGCCATCCGGCTCTTGTGTGGATGCGCAGGGAATCGAACCCTGGTCCAGAGAATCACATATACTACAACTTCTTACAGCTTGTCCGGTTTGAGTCCGGCAACTTCGGGGCTGATGTTTCCATCTGCCACTCCACCAGCTTTGCGAGGGGATTTATGATGAGTGAGCTCTCATCCTCATAACGGCTTATCCCATGCCTACACGTCTATCCGTAGTGTCTTTGCCTTTTCAGGCTGCTACTGCGAGCTCCTCGCGTACGAGGGAAATCACCTTAGCGTCTTCGCGGGTGCCGAGAACTCCACCTTGGAAGTCCACAGCGAATTTGTTCGCGTCGATTGTTGTTGCCTGTGCATTTTTACCTGGTACAGCAGACTTCCCAGGGCTGATTGTATTACTGACGAATCCTGTCAATACCTATCGCACCCAGTTGGACAAAGTTAGAAAGTTTTTCGGGTGATCCTATTTCATGATCTTTTGATTTGATATACAATCGACACGTTGGAGTAACGAATGTACAGGTGAGTGTACTTCTTTTGGTCATTCGTCAGTATTTCCATATCTATCCGACAGCGTACGCCATCTTTATCAACGCATTGCATTTCAATTCCGTCGGAAGTTTTCTCGGTGGATATGATCGAGAAGTGCTGTTCTTCTTTTGAGTAGATGTCGATCTCATCGCTATTGACGTCGATGACGATCAAAACACTTGCTTGTTCCCAGTCTGTCCAGGGAGACCAGTTGTTGTACTTGTCAGTGGTTGACACGGCGAGCGCTTCTGAGCGTAGCCGGTATACCTGCGCGTTCCCTATAAGGGATGCCAGGATGAGGGCGAATGTGAATAGATTTTTCATTGGGTTATGAGAGTAAAAAGAAGAGCTGCCTTTGCAAGCAGCTCTTCAGGATTGGGGAATTAAGCTAACACAACTTCGGAGGGTTCAGAAGAACTTTCCGAAGACTGGTTGGCGAGGATGCTTTATTGCAGAGAATTCTGTCCCGGCGGCACCATCGCTCATCCAGTGTGGCATATTTCGGGGTGAAGCTCGGATCAAACTCTTCGATGATGAAATCGGGCAGAAAGTACTCCTCACAGGCAGTCTGGCTGTGCATATCATTGCTGTACGCTGCAGTGGATACTGCAACTGAGTAATGATTGCCGTCAATAACGTACGTGAGTACAGCGGGATCACCAGTTGGAGACTTGTCGTAGCCTCCCAACGTGCCGAATCCGATAGCTACTACCGCGAACAGCGCAAACAGAAGAATCTTCTTCATGTGTTTGTAGGTTGGATTTAGAGTGAATGTAGGAAAAAAGGCAGGTATGATGCAACTATTGGTCCTTGCCGGTCTCGATGGGATTGACTTCAGACTCGATTTTCTTCAGAGATTCGATGAATTTGAGCATCTTTTCAATTTTCTTGGCTTTATCGTTCTGCATCTCGCTATAATGACGACCGATCTGAATGCCGATTTCAATCTGAGCACATATCGGGAAAGAGGATTTCATAATCTGTTCTATGGCTCGCGTGATAGTGAATCCCTTCACAGGGTCAAGCTGATTGAGAAAGTTGTAAGCAAAGTCATGAGCCTTGTTACCCATTTCTTTGGTCAGACCCATGGCCTCATAGATGTCGTTGACATCGTGGTTGAACTTAACTTCGGGAGTGATAATTGCTTCTTGGAGAACTTCCAAGGCTTCTTGCGGCTTTCCCTCGGAGAGCAACAAGTAGGCTTTTTGGATGACTGGGTTCATGATGGTTGCATAAATTACTACTTGTACTCTGCAAATGTAAAAGGAACAGAGGAGGCTGGTCCTCTGTTCCTAAACAAGTCGGCTGTATACGCTATTGCGTTACGCCGTGGCGTGGTCGAGCGTGATCTCGGCGATAAGCCGTATCAACTCTTCCCGGGTATAGGCAATGATGAGTTGCCCATAGATCAGTGCGGAGTAGTTTTTCATGATTGGTTATTTATTTTTGTGTTTGTGTTGCTTGTAATTCAACTGACCGTGGATTTGTTTGGAAGTTGACTTGCTCTTGTCGACATAAACCGAATGATCATAAGTATGACAGATCGGTCCTTGGGATGCGCACGAAGAGACCAACAGTGCAATCAGCAGTACAATGAGTACCGGCAGCACGATGGTCCAGAATCCCAGCACGCGCTCTCTGCGCGGCGAGGGAAGAGAATTGATGTAGTTTTTCATTGATTGGTTTTGTTATTGATTTACCAGTGAAGCCAAGGCATCAAATGAGGAATCCCTCACCAAGGCAAAATCTGTTCGAGTACTTTCATGGCATTACGAAGTTCTTTGATCTTTTCTGCCCGGCCATCTTCCTTGGCCTGGACTGTTAATGATTTCCTCGCGTCATCGAATCCTTTGGTGTATCTACACATCGATATAGTCCTGCACAGATCAGTGAAAGTCATCGGGAGACACTCGTTTACTTTTTCCAGTACATCAGGAGTCAGCTCCTTATCGAGTCGATAGAACTTAATGAAATCTGCAGTGACAACTTTTAAGTTTATTGTCATTTCTTGGATGGCGATAGCGCTGAGCTTTCTGGGTTTTCTTTTAGGTCGGGTTTTCTTTTTCATGGGTTATGATTTGAATTTTTCGATCCATTTGTTAATCTCCTCATAGGAGAATCCCTCTTTCTCCGCTTTCTCTATGATCTGCTCATGCAGTACGCGAAAGTGTTTCAGATGAGAGCGATAGCGTTCTCTGCTCAATTGAACAGCAGTTTTGTAGGCGTTGTAGTCAGTGAGCAGCCCAAGCAGTTTCATTGACGGTGTTTTTTCCGTCTCTTCTTTTTTCGACATACTTGATCTTGGTTTGATTGGTTCATGAATTGAAAAGCCAGTCATTACCGAACTCTGACGGGAGCGCATCTTTCCCAGTATTCCTGGTGTGCGTGGGGATCAGCGGTAAAGACTGGCTTATGGGTTGGAATCAGGGGAGATCCCAGTTGTCTTCGTTGGGAAGAGGTGAGATTTGAACCAGTTTTTTGATCTTGGTTTTCATCTCGGCTATCTCTTTTTCACTAAGGCGGTGGGTCTTTTTGCTCTCCCTTTCGAAGATCTTATCGACAAGCTTATCGATCTCCTCGGGTGTGCGATTGGATTCCATGAGGTGAATATAGTAAAAGTCTGGGCTACTGATGAGTAGAGAACCGGCTGCCCATCACTGCCGAAGCAGATCAGGGCATGCCGGTAAATCACCTATCAATTCCGTGCGGCAATTGTCAGAGGTTCTCAGGCCTCTGGTGGAATGAAAGCTGGTACTGCGGTGGCCTCGCGCAGGACTCGCAAGCCTTGTTGGTGACTGAGTGAGATTATCCTTTCAGTTCAAACGGTTTACCTGCTCTCCAGGATTTTACGGCCTTAATTGAGGTATGGAGATTGGCAATTCGTGAAGCAGAGCGCTGGGCTTTAGGCTTTTGCAGCTCTGAAGACAGTTCGACCTGAAGGCGCTTGGAGCGTGCTTCAAGCAGATCGAGTTCGCGTCTGTTGAGTGTCATGATTCTATGGGTTTAACCTGTACTTTGTGGCATTTGCTGCAGGTTCGAACCATTCGCAAGTAATTTACCGAGGGAATTCCTTTGTCCTCTTTGTCTTGAGAGTTATAGGTTACTTCCCGGATAGACCATTTGCCGTAGTGATGGAATGGCCAGCAGGTTTTTGTTAAGAGAATTCCCACGGTAAATCCAGTGCAAAGTCCGCCTAAGAATAGGAATGTGAGTGCGATTATCGCTTACGGGATTGGTTTTCAAAGATACTCGCTTCCCACTCTTTTTTGAGGATTTCCCATTCTTGGGTTAACCAGGCGTTGTACCTGCGGTGGCGTATCTCGAAGATGAGCGACAATAGGCTTAATACGGGGAAAAGCACAATCACTGGCATTACTGCCGTTGTCCGGCTGGTAATGATTTCCACGGAATACAGCGCGGCTGTGGCCAAGAAGCTCAGGAGCATTGTCAGGCTGACAATGAGGATAGCTGTGGGCAGGGTAGTTTGTCGAGGGTCAATTGGAGTTTTCATTGGGTTGATGGTTTATGATTGAAAACTGTTTCGCTGTCATCACAGCTCTTCAGCATGGGTGAATCCCATGGACAGTCGATCAGCATAATAAGAGGCAACACCTGCTGGTTTTAAATGTGGTTGTCTCCACTTTTCCTACTCTTGCGAGAGGTTACTACGTTCAGCAGGTGATGCAATGCCTCTTAAATATGCCGTTACCTTTATTTATCAATATTTGGGGGAACGTAACCCAAAAATGAACGAAGTGAAGTTTTTGGGAAGGGGGCTAACCAACGGTTAACCCCCTTTGGTCTCGTTTAACCTTTAACGATGACCTTCACCTCTTTGGGATCGATATCCCACGATCCATCGTGGATCTGCCACTTGCGGCCGTTCGTCTCACCGCTCGTACCGGGACGAGTGCTGGGAACGAATGACATACGGCCACTTGCGGGGAATTCGACAGTCTTTCCCCGGAAGTGATCAGCGATAGTCTTGCCATCGCGGAGCACAATTCCGCCAAGGCTATCTTGCGGAATATGGAATGTTCCACCTTCTTGAGGTGTGACTTCCATCGACTCGACATCGACGAGCTTCTTATTGCCACGCTTGTCCGTGACATTGCGAGTGAACTCGCCACGCTTGATGTCTGCGACATCATACGTACCACCATTGAAGATGGGTTGTACCGCGCCGTAGGCGGTGATTTCAAATGAATTTTTCATAATGAGTGTGTTTTGTTTGTTAAACTCAAGGTGTGTGGGGGGGTGAGGTAGGTATCCCTCCCACGTTGGCATCCCGAAAAAAAATTTGTTTTGGGATAAGCAGGCGGGTAAGTGGTGCTGATTTTATCAACCCCTACCCCTGATCTCAGGGGAGCCTTCGGCCGTCCACCGGTCTCCCTTCAGGATCCTTCGGTGGATAATAGAGAGAGGGATTTTCCTTCATCTTACAGGGGATCAATCACTTAGCCTCTGAGATACTATATCCCCAATGTAGTCAGACTATACTGGGGATATAGTCTGACTATACTGGGAGTATAGTTTCTCCTTACTTGAAGCTTTACTTCAACGATTTCAGCCTGTTTATTCTCAGAGGAGTTTTCATTCTCGCAAGAGAAATCGTCAAAAAGATTTTTTGACTTTCATGTTGCTATATCAAAATGTAGTATCTATGTTTACTACATGATCACTGGAAGCATAGAAGTTTAGCAGTGTTTTGAAATGAATAAGAAACGAGAAGTATGTCCGGTATGCCTCACTGAGGGAACTCACAAACTGAGTTGCCCGAACAATCCGGGACGTCCGCGCAAAATCTACCTTGAGATAACCTCGAAAAACAAGAAACAACATGGCAAGAAAGCGTAGAATATTCTTCGAAACCCAAGAGGTGATCAAAAAGACCAAGCGGGGATACATCGATCTGGAGATGGATTACTTCCAGTTCTATGCCGCGGCATTTTCTCACGTCGCTTCGCTGTCTTCGAACTGCTCGAAGGATTTTATCCTTTGGGTAATGGCCCGGGTGGATGAGAACAACCGTTTCACGTACAGCAAGGATCTGTACCGGGAGTTCAATAACGACCTGCAGCAGATCGCAAAGCCAAAGCAGTACGCAGAGTCCACGATGAACATGGCTTTGCGCGAGCTGTCCGAGTCCGGGATTATCTTCAGGGCTTCCCGGGGAGAGTATACAGTTAACCCCAAGCTGTTCTGGAGCGAAGAAGTTGCCCAGCGAGTCAAGTCGATCAAGCTTATGGAAGCAGAAGAGCGCCACCTGCCTGAGCACGATGCTCTTCTTTACCCTAAATTTACCGACAAGGAGCTTGAAGACGTAGCTCCGGTTGTTGTACCTAACCCTCAACAAGAAAATGGATCAAACTGATGTACTCAAGATGAAGATTCTCCGGGCAGTGGAGAAATCATCGAACAACGCAGTGTACGTTTCGCCTGAAGATTTCAGGAAGCTCGTTCACAATAAGGATGTCAACATCAATGGAATTCTTGTGGAAAAGGGAATGATCTCGGTGAAAGTCGACCGGCTCTGCGTGCAGGGCCAGGTGAGATCAGGAGAAGTAGTCATGTAACCAATTAAACCAATCAATATGAAAGAAGAAGAAAAAAGTGAAATCGATCCCACAGCAGACATTCAGGGTACACCTCCTGAGCCGAACGTAACTGCTGCGACCAGTAATCCGGTAGAGATTACTGCAAAAGCCGGGTGGATTAACAGTGCCGATGAACCGACCCGCGAACAGACTGAAGTAGAAGCGCTTGCGGCAAAGCTTCAGGCGTCTGGCAACAAGGTAGAACAGGTAACCGGAGAGCAGTGGAATGCCCTGGTAAATGCCGGACTCATAAACCGTTCGTTGCGATGCCTTAAGAGTGGTAAACCGTTGGAAGTAATCGTTCCTCCCCACGAGTAATGCCCGTCAAGTTCACAGAGAAAGACCACAGATATACCTCTCACACTGGTGAAAGGTATATCTCTGTGACTACGCTCCTTCATAAGTTCGAGCCTCCGTTCGACGCGGATTACTGGAGTGCGTACAAAGCGATCAAGGCAGTGCTTGAGCGCAAGGGAACCTGGAATGCGTATAAGGAAGAGGTCGGCGGATGGGAAAATGTAGTTGTCGTCACACGCCAGAATAAACTCTTCCCGCATCGTGCCGAAGTGATTGCCGAGAAACGGGCGATACTTCAGCAGTGGGAAGACAACAAGAGAGATGCACTTCAGCGGGGATCAGCCTATCATAAAATGAAAGAGGCTGCGGTGAAGGCGAAGATCGTATACACCCCCGAACTCGTAGAGGTACCTGTCTTACAGGGAGTGGACGTGCTGTCAGGAAGTTTCTCTGACGGACTGTATCCCGAGCTGATACTCTACAACGACGATTGGAAGATAGCCGGTCAGGCGGACTGGGTAATGATTCAGGGAAAGAAGATTGACATCAAGGATTACAAGACTTCCAAGGAGATCAAGAGGGAAGCGTTCATGGATGCTAAGATGAAGTCGCCAGTCGATTATCTGCCGGCCTGCAACTTCACAACATATTCGCTCCAGCTAAGTCTGTATGCGCTGATGATGGAAGAAAAAGGATTTGAAGTAGGAAGACTTTCGATAGAACATGTAGACAAACTGACTCAGAAAACAATCTCACTGTACCCAGTAGAGTACATGAGAAAAGAAGTAAAGGCAATTGTAGAATATTACCGTGAAACTCAAAAAAAGAAACGAATGTAGGGTAAGCGATTCCGCTCTGGCTAAGGGGCGGGAGCGGCTCTTCACTGCCTTTATGAAGAGACGGGACATTAGCCCCAAAGAAAAACTGAAGATTGAAATCAAACTTGCGCTTGTAACCGATAAATACAAATTCTGATGACTATTGAAGAAGTAGAATCTGTAATAGTTGACCTGTCTTGCAGAAAACTAAGCTATGAACTGCTCAAAGCAACCTATGTTCGATTCACGTTGACTCCAAAATCCTACAATGCTTTGAAAGAAGAAATTATCAAGCGTGCCGATGTGACTGGCTTAAACATGAAGCCAAAAAGAAAAGACAGGATGATGTTTAATTTTCAGGGAGTGACGGTGCTTATTGTAATGGGAAGCAATGGGAGAGATCAAGTTGCAGTAACTATAAATTTATAATCATGTGGAAGAAATTTTTTAATCTGCGAATGTTCTGGTGGGTTCATACCGAGAAGATGGATCACAGCGATTACTCCGTACACGTATGGCGCAATCCTTTTCTGGATGAGAAGTATGTGGTGTTCTTCCCCCAGGATCTGGAAGGAAACTGGAAGGAGATGCAACGTCGGAGGAAAAATCAAACTCAATAATCAATAAACACAGACAGAACAATCTCCACGAGTACATTAAAGAATCCCTCTGATGTTACGCTTCTCCATGAAAAATCATCGGGTCATTATTGACCCGGTATCTCTCTCCCTCGATTGTCTTCGGGAAATCTGGATGGCCGACAAGACCACTATGAAGAATACGGCCACAGATTTGCTGACCTATATCCATCTTACTTCCCAGGTCGACCAGGATGCGCCTTTCGCTAAAGTAGATCCTGCAGACGTTTCGGCGCTCGTTCGCCGGGAGATCTTCGGAAAGTATGAACACAAATTCACAGGCAAGTTCGACGAAGAGTTCATGGAGAACGCCTGCATGTCTTACCAGCTTGCCTTCGATACTCCGGAGATGGCTGCCGTACGGGTTTACGACAAGAAGATCTACGAACTCAACAGGATCATTGCCGAAACCAAGATCGAAGTCAAAGAAGTGAATGTCCGCGGAGGAAAGGATTTCATCTCGAACTTTCCCATCATCAACAAGATGATGCAGGACATGACCAAGATCAACGCAGCTCGCGAAGCACTGCGCTCTGCCATTCTCAAACAACAATCTACTTCCACCATTCGCGGACAGAAGACTGTATCCTTTCTTGAGAAACGTCGGGCTGAAATGATTAAGTCCGGAGTGATCAAAGAGAAAGCTGCTTCTGATGAAGAAGACATGGATACTTCCGAACCAAACAAAGACGACATTTGATATGAACGAAACATCTGCTGTTCCTGCTTCCGTTAAAGATACCCGGGAAGAAAACATCGAAGCGCAAACCCAACTCCTGAGAAATCAGGGAGCTGTTGAACTTGCAAACATCGATATTGCAAAAGCCCAGGCGAAAATTCAACAGCTTGTTCCTTTTCTTAACATGATGGGTGAGATTCGTACGGCGTTGAATTATCCTATGATTTCTGACAACCAGGGTTTCTCTGACAAAATTGCGCTGGAGAAAATGTGGGACACCACAGACGTACAACGTCTTCGTGCGCGGTATTTCAAAGTCATGGACAAGTATTTCGAAGTTGCCGACATTAAATTACCTGAATAATGGCTGAACTATCGTACACCAAAAGACAAAAGGTCAAGAAAAAAGGAAAGCCTAAAAAGCAATCCATCAACAAGACCAGCAAGTACTACGTGAAACCCTACCGAGGACAGGGTCGATAGACCCCACTCATTCGAACAATGGCTAAGAAAACCACGAAAACCAGCCACATCAGCATCTTCAATCAGCCGGATTGTATCCTGCCGAAGAGTTTCTTCGAAGGTAGATTCCCTCCGAATCTTCATCCCGATTCGCTCGACTATGCACAATGGTGGGGCGAGCAGCATGATCGCTGCATCAACGGGTGGAAGGACGGAGGGTTTTCTGTTTCTCCGGCATACTACTACAACCTGAATTTCAAGAAGATTAACATGCTCGATGTCGCCACCAACAAGGTGATTATCGGGCATCCTTATTTTGCATACGAAGATCAGGAACTGTTCAACGAAGTTTACGAATGTCGTACGACAACCAACGATGGCATCATGCTTATCACCGGCCGGGGATTCGGTAAATCCTTCAGTGCGGCTACTCTGGTTGAGCATGAGTTCACCTTCGCTGATGTATCAGAATGTATCGTCAGTGCCTCCACAGAAAAGTTTGCCTCCTTACTCTGGGAAAAAATCGAACTCGGGCTTAACTCACAGGTGCCTGAATTCCGACGATCGTTGCTTAAGGATACCGGCACACTCAAGCAGTCGGGCTATACGATCAAAGACGAAGAGACCAATCAGTTCGTCGACGCCGATGCGGCCAGCTTCATCCGGAAAATTGTCTATGACTCAGATGCCGGTAAGACTCGGGGTACTCGTCCGAACCTCCACATCTTTGACGAGGTTGGTTCCTGGACAGGAGCCGCGTCCCTGATAGAGTGCTACAAGAAGACCTCGGCCTCCTGGACCCGGGGGTCTATTCGCATGACCTTCCCCCTGTACCTGGGAACGGGAGGGGAAATGGACTCTGGCGGATCGATCGATGCCAAGACCATGTTCAACAACCCCGAGGAATATGGCATCCGGGCCTACGAGTACAAGGAGCGCAAGATCGGCAAGTTCTATCCAGCGTATGTGAAGTTCGGTGGATTCTATGAGAAGAGCGGGGTATCGGATGTGATCGGAGCGAAGGCCTGGCTCGACAAGAAGCGGGAGAAAGTAAAAGGCAACCCCGAACTCTACCGTCAGGAATCCTCAGAGTTCCCCTACGATCCGGACGAAGCCTTCCAGGTATCCGGCCACGGGGTGTTCCCGGTAGACATTCTGGAAAAGCGGTTTGCTGACATTGAGCGCTCGCCGGCCCTGAAGAACATGGTACAGCGGGGCAATCTGAACTGGATTCGCGAAGGTTCCCGGATTATTGGGGTGGAGTGGGAACAGGACGAGAACGGAGTATTCGAGATCCTTGAGCACCCGGCCTGGACGCGCAAAGACTGGACCCACGGCAAGATCAACAACCTGTACGTTTCTGGCTGTGACTCCTTTGACGCTGTTGCCGAGGACGATTCCAAGATGTCGGAAACCGAGCGCCGGAGCCGCAAGTCCCGCGGCTCGCACATGGTGTTTAAACGATTTTTCAGTGCCGGAGAGACTTCCCGGGTGTTTGTGGCCAAGCTGCTTCAGCGCACCGACGACGCCACGGAGTTCTACTGGAATACCATCAAACTTAATCTGTACTACAATTCAAAGATGCTCGCCGAGTATACCAAGATCGGTATCCTCCAGCATTACATCACGCATTCCTTTGAGTACATGCTCTACTTGCGCCCGCGCCTGGATACCACCGTGGTTAAGCAATCTCTGACCACAAACAGGTACGGGATCTCGATGCCGGACGAGGTAAAGCGCCACGTCATTTCCCGACTGGTGCAATATGTGAAAACCGACGTGGACCAGATTTTCTTCACTTCGCTCATTCGGGATATGCTCTCCTTCACCTTTGAGGGAAGGGAGAAAAACATGCACGACGAGACCATGGCGGCCTCTTTGGCTATTTTGGCGGACGACGACATGTACAAGATTTCGGCGCGTGCGCAGAGCACCGCGCAGATCCATTTTCCCAAATATGTGCGTGACGCGAAGGGCAATCTTGTTTTTCAGTAAGAGAATGGTTTATATTTGTTAGGATTACGACAAATGGTACTCAACCAGCCACTAATCAGCGAAAGGTCTTTTGGCTACGGCTTCAAGCCAAAGCAGAACATTCCTGAGAGTCAGAAAACCGAAATCTGGGCCATGGAAAACGTCGACTGGTGCATTTCCATGTCGCCGATGTGGTGGAAAACCTCCAACGACAAGTGGTACAACCTCTACAATGGAATCCGGGACGAGCAGCAATTTGACCATTTGACCAAGACTTACGGCATCGAATTCCCGGCCGGCAAGATCAAACACGTCCCCCTCACGCGCCCGCTGATCAATCGAATTCACTCAGAAATCGAGGAGCGGCAGTTCGATTTCACCGCCCATACGGAGGACACCGAGTCGATCGAACAGAAGATTTCCGGGGTTTCTGAGCAGATTCTCAAGGAGGTCATGACCCTGATCGCCTCGGGAGAGAACCTGGAGGAGGCCTTGACCAAGATGGAGCGCTACTACCGTAGCGAATATAAAAGCGAGACGGAAATAGGCGTTCAGCATTTCATCAACCAGTACATGCTCAAGCATCGACTGGACCGGAAATTCTCAGAAAACGCCCTGGATAAGCTCATCACAGGGCGTGAGTTTTATAGGGTTCATGTAAATCGGATAGGCGAAGATCCTATATATGAGGTACTTAAGGCTGATGAGCTCTTCTATTCCGACAATGCCGTAAAATGGGTGAATGAGTGCGATTGGGCTGTACGGGCCAAATTGATGACTCCCACCGAGATCCTGGACTCCTTCGGGGAGCGCATGAAGCAGGACGACATCAAAAAGATCGAGTCCTGGTTGGACATGTACACCAAGGACACCTTCTACAAGATGAACCGGCCCGAGGATGCCGACACCCTTCTGGCAGACTCTTCCAAAGCATTCGACAACGCGGCGATTAACCATAAGCTTGCCGTTTACTTCGTCGAGTGGAAGAGCATTCGCAAGATTTCCTACCTGAAAAACGAGAACAAATACGCCCAGGATGCCCCCTTTATCAAGATTCTCTCCAATGAAGAGGTGGTCGAATTGCCCAAATCCCGGCGCGACAAGGTCAAATGCGGTTACGTTCAGGATCTCTATCAAGGGATTCGTATCGGTGACGGCGGCAGCCAGGGTATCTACCTCGACCTGGGCAAGGTCAAGTACCCTGTAAGGAGCATGAGTCAGCCTTCCAAGGTGTTCCTGTCCTACAACGGGCTTACCCACAACGGCAAAATCAAGCCCTACTCCCTGATCGGGGAGACTTCGGATCTACAGGATCTGTACGACGTGCTCCATTTCCACAAGGAAAACTTGATCGCGCTATCTGGCGTGAAAGGTTCGGTGATGGATATGAGCCAGTTGCCCGACTTCAAAACCGGTAATCCGGCGGACAACATCAAGCTCTACATGTACTACAAGAAGCTCGGCACGGCTTGGATCGATAGAAACAAGGAAGGCGCTGACCGAAGCTTCAACCAGTTCGCCACGTACGATGATACGATGGGTGCAGGCCTGAAGGCCATTCTGGAAATGATCCAGCACGTTGAGGATGTCGCCGGCCGTGTGGTCGGAGTGAATCGTCAGCAGCTTGGAAGCAACGAATACTTCGACGGCAAAGCCACTACCCAGATGATGATTCAAAACTCATCGATGGTTACCGAATGGCTTTTCAATGAGCATGACGAGTTTGTCGAGCGCGCACTTACTGATCTTTCAAACGCCGCACGCGTAGCCTACAAGAATGGCGTGGTTGGTCACTATACCGACCGTCAGCGTCAGCAGCAGATCTTCCGTCTTGACGATGTGAACTTCCCGTTTGCCGATTGGGGAATTCACATTACCAACAAGTCTTCCGACAAGCGTTCGATTGCCGAGCTCAAGATGATGACTACCGACATGGTGAAAAAAGGTCTCATGCAGTTCCGTGATATCCTTCCGCTCTTCAAACAGAATGGTCTGGCCGAAGTGCTGCGCGAAATCGAAATCACCGTTATCAAACGCGAAGAGGAAATGGCCAAGCAGCAGGCACAGCTTCAGCAAATCCAGATCCAGCTTGCGCAAGCCAAGGAAGAAGCTGAAATCAAGAAGCTCAACAGCCAGGCGCAGGAAATCGCGTCCAACATGTTGCTCAATCAGCGCCAGCTCGAACTCGAACGCCAGGCTATCTCCGACAAGCGCGATGTAGGTATGGCCAAGATCGACAACGATAATAAGCGTATTCAACTCGAAGCGCAACAGCTCGAAATCGCTGCAAGGCAGGGTATCGAGAAAAACAATACAGAAGTAAGAAACAAGTAACCAAATGTCAAAGACATGATTACAGAAACGATTCAGGAAGGCGCTCAAGGAGTGGATGTCCTGGGAAATATGCAAACGATTGGGTCTGAAGAAGAGCTCAAAAAATACCTCGAAGGTCAAGGTGCTGAATCCGCCCCCGAAAATGCGGCAGCCCAGGCCAGGAAAAAAGCAGATGAAGAAGCTGCTGCCGCGGCTGCTGCAGCCGCAAAGAAAGACAAAGGTGGTCTGAACATCGATCCTCTCTCCTCCAATGTTACGGAAGAAGAAGAGGATGCCGAAGGCAAAAAGAAAGAAGACAAAGAGGAAGAAGAGCCGGTGAATTATCCGACTGTTCTTCATTATCTCAACGACAAACACGAGCTCGGTCTCAAACTTGAAGAGGTTAAAGAACTCTCCAAGGAAGAAGAGGCTGAGGCGCTTGACGGTCTTATTTCCCGGATGGTGGAGAACACTAATGCCGCTCTCCAGGAATACGGCTACATCGAACAACTTATGCAGGACCCCGAAATTCGGGAAGTTCTGAGGGCCAAAATTGAGGGCAAAACCCTGAAGGATCTGTACAGCCAATTCTCTGCAAGCCCGGCCGGGCAGGCAGATGACGCGTTGGCTATGCAGAATTTCAAAAAGCAGTATCCTAAAGCACCTGAAGAAGCTATTCAGGGAATGGTGGATGCGCTTAAGAAATCAGGCCAATTCGAACCGTTTGTCAAAGGACTCCGCGAACAGCTTATTGAAGAGCAAAGTCTCAATCAAAAGCAGCAAGCGGAAGCTGAGAAGAAACGTCTCGAAGAGGAAGCGCTCAAGGAACAGCAGGAAGTTCAACAGTATGCACAATACCTTGAAACAATCCCTGCTGTTTACGGGATACCTCTGACCAAGGAGATGAAGGAAGCCATCTTCGACATCACTACTTCGCGTGACCAAAAGGGATTCACCAGACTCGATTACGCATTGCAAAGCAATGACGGTCTTGTTTTGGCGGCTCTCGGAATTGGTTTCATGAAGCAGATGATTGCTAACGGAGCTTCCATCCAAAAGAATAAGTCAAAAGGACGCGTGATGGACAAAATCTTCCCTACTCCCGAATCCCTGCAAAGCGGCGGAAGTGGCGGTAAACAAGATCCGGAAGAGGACATCATCAAGAGCGGAGCTGCGAACTTGTTCTAAGCACTCAACCAATTAACAACGAAAACCATGAGAATTGTATCGAGAATTGCAAATAACCTGCTCAACAGCCGCAACACAGCCACCATGCGTGAGCTTGAGAAGCTGTTTGCAGTTGCACCGAACCTGGCGGCAAAAACGATCCGCCTGTTCCCCCATCACTCAATCTCCTTCCTGACCGAAGGTTTGGGTGAGATTTACGATGTGAAGTCCACCTCGGACAACTTCATCGGTCTCAACGAGAAGTCGTACAAATGGAAGATTCGCGGCCATCAGGTCCCGCGCATCAAGTTCGCAGCTCGTGTCACGGGCGGCGCACTCTCCGGAAGTTCGTCTACCCTGTTGGGAACCAATGGAGTTGAATTCATTGTGGCCTTCAACACCTCGTACTACAATCCCTACGACATCATCAAACTGGAAGATAGCTCGTTGCTGTTCGTAACAGCCGGTCCCTTCATGGTTGCTGAAGGTACGTGGGAATACACCGTACGGGTGAATACGAACACCATGTCGGAAGGTGTGCAGGAAAAGTACATGTCTGCCGGACGCGACTCTGGCCCGGCCGGTAAGGCCTACCCTGAACTGTCTGACCGCGGGTACATCTCGACGACTCAGGCCCATGAAGAGCATATCAACTACATCACGAAAGTGAGATATGACTGGACATGGTCTGCTGACGCCGCAGCTACCAAGTACCTCATTGAGGACATCGTTCCTCATAACGGTAAGGCCGTTCGGTTGAACTACATCACCGATGAACTGTTCCGGACCGCCATGGAGCAATTCCACCTGAACAAGGAAATGGAATTGATCTACGGCCGCACGTCCATGGACGCAAATGGACGTTGCTTCCTCCAGGATCCCAAGACGGGTCAGGATATCGTGAAAGGTGATGGTATCATCGCCCAGATCGCATCCTCTCAGAAGCAGACTTACAGCAAACTGTCGATCGGTATGCTGGAAGACATCATGAGCGACCTGTCACTTCGTACTGCCAAGCCCACGGGCAATACCTGGCTCATGACCACCGGTCGTGAAGGGTATAAAGAATTCGGCCGCATTATGCGCGCTGAACATAAGGCCGGTTGGCAGCTCCAGCCGAATTCTTACGTTCAGACTAAGAACGGCAAGATTCAGCTCGGCGCAGAGTACAACGCGTACGCCTTCCAGGGTAACACCATCGTCGTGAACGTGAACGCCGTATTCGACCATCCTTCCAATCCGTCCATTAAGGACTCGAACGGTAAGGCTCTTGAGTCGAGCAAGTTCCTGTTCATCGACATGAGCACCTACGACGGTGTGAAAAACATTCAGATGATCGCCAAAGACGGACGTTCGTTCATCACCGGCCTTGTAGAAGGTATCGGCGGTGAAGACGGAAAGACTTCCGGCAAGGTGTCTTCTACGCTGGATGGCTCTTCGAAGACCATCATCGGAAGCATGGGTGTGGTTCTCCACAACCCGTACTCCTCAATGATGCTTGAGAAGAGGTAATCAAGTAAGTAACTAAACGTATGCAAAGCATAAACAACTATGGAAACACTCCTCGCTGAACAGCCCCAGTCAATGACTGATTCTGTTCCTGAAACCGGAAAGATTACTTTTGTGGCCTACAACCCGAAAACCCAGATGCCTGTCGTGTGCCGTCCTTTGACGGACCAGTCCGGCAAACTCTGGACGGGCCAAGGGCAACACGGGTACTATGATCTCCTCTCTGCTGAAGAAAAAGCAAAGCTCGCTTTCATTTTCGATTACGATACCTCGGTACGAATCGAAGACGGGAAGGTTCTTGACCTCGACGATCCTTATGACAAGGCCGTATGGAAGTGGTTGCGCAAGCATCCCTACATCGCTCTTGACAGAAGGTCCGGGGAAGGGAATCGGGATGCCGTATTCTACGTCGCCAATGCAGTAAAAGAAGCAAAAGAGCGCATCGACAAAACCGCGAAAATTGACGAAGCCCGCCCTGCGGTTCGCAAGCTTTCGCAAGCCGACCAGGTGCGCGTTGCAAAAGCGTTGGGTCTTGACGGCGCTGCCGGGTTCACCCCTGAACAGGTGTTGGACTGGCTGCTGTCATATTCGAATACACATCCGGAGACTGTGCTGGCGACCATCGATCCTGGAAACAAATCCAGGCTCAACGCAAAAGTGGCACTCAAGGAGTTCATCAAGTACGAAGCAATCAAACGGGAGAAGGACGGAGCCTTTTATTTTGGAGGCATCGATGGAGTGAATCTCGGTCACACCGAGGAAATGGTTGTTGATTACCTGCTGAATCCCGAAAACAGTGAACGGGTAAAATCGATCAAGGCGAAATTTGCAGAAATCTCCAAGCAACCGGCTTAACAGATGAAAGCTCTCGACGCTTACAGGGATGTCCTGAAAGAACTGGACAAGTATGAATCTCCGACGTTCTCTGTCAGAGACTTCAACTACTTTTATCCCAAGTCAGTGTCGAAGTACATCGACGTTAATTACCGGCAACTGGATGTGGTGATGAAGGATACTCAGGACATCTCGTCCATGATTATCAATAGTCATCCCCTGACAATTTCGGCTTCTGGTCAGGTAGCATTGCCGGAAGATTTCCGGCACTTGCTTGCACTGAAGATTAAAGTGAGGTTCAAGGTCAACATGGGAAAGTATAAAACGACTCAATCCTATGAGTTCTGGCCGGAGCGAATGAAGAGCGGTGAAAAAGGATTTCGATACCGGAGTGTTTTCGGACGCCCCAACTATCGGAGATACTACTATGAGATAAGCGAATCCGGACTACAAGTGCTGTTTGACAGCAATGTGGTTGAATTCGTAATCTCCTCTGCGAATGCGTGGCTGGATTATGTGATCCAACCAGACGAAGTGTATCTCAATCCGGCTTCAAATGCTGACTTCAACGATCTTGCTCAGAACACCGAGCTTTCGTTTAATCCAGGCACCACCCGTAACTATGTTTATTTCGAGATCATCAATATCTGTCGTGCTATGTTCTTGGAGAACATCGAGTCTCCAAGAACAGGTATGGCGGTGCAGGAAAGTGCTGTGCAACAGTAAAACATCAACCTCAAAACTGAAATACAATGTTTAACATTCCCGTAAAAGAGATCATCGTCAACGACGACTCTCAAGTACAACTTTTGGAAGATGATGGTACAGCGTACGCCGACAACGATATTGTTGCGGATACCTCCGGTGGTTTCATTCTCCAGGGCTTCCTGAACGAAGTCATCTGGGCTGGTTCGGCTGCAGTGTCTTCCACGCTTCGTGGTGGAAAGCAGTCTTACCTGCGCTTTGTGACCGGCACCGACGCTATGATGAAAACCACGCAGTCTGCAGGCGCTGCAGAAATTGCTGGATGGACGGTAACGGCGGCCAGCGGCGCGAAGAAAGGTGATACCTATCGCCTGGTTCTCGATTCGTTGGATTTGACTCCGACCGAGTTCCAAAATCGTCCTGTTGAAAAGCGCTACATGTTGGGTGTTGATTGTGCCGATGCGGCCGCAGTTATTGCCGAACTTGTTGCTCAGATCAATGCCGACACGAATGCTCCCGTAACAGCGTATGCTGGTCAGGTGGCCGATGCTGCCAAGATCTGCTTGGTTGGAAAATCGGCTTATGTGGGAGTAAAGTTTGATCTGTTTGTTGGCTCTTATGCCAATGTCGATCAAACGACCTACACAGTATCTCTGGCTAAGGTTGCCAATGCGACACTTATTGACATTGCCGCTGGTGACCAAACCACGCAGGCTGCTGCTCTTCCGGTCAACACCTATGCTGCCCTGAAGAACATCAACTGGGCCAAGAACTTCCATATCGATCGCGATATCAACTGGATGCCGTTGCCTGGTGCAACGTACACCAGCTACTACTTCGAGGTCGTTTCTCCGCAAATTCAGACCCAGGCCGGCAGCGAACCGGTTCCGAACCAGTTGCAAAACGCCCAGGTGTACGGTGTACGCCTGTGGGTAAACAACCTTTCGGCTCCGACCTTGCTCGCCGCGATGAACTTTCTCGAAGGTGATGTAGGCTAATCTGGAACTCAATGACTGAGTCTCAGATTGTAACTGCAGTGATGGAATTGGTGACCTCCGCTGAGGGGGTCACCAATACCTCATTGTCTCCCGACCAGGTTGCCGAAGAGGTAGATACCTTTCGCGTCCGTATGATTATGGAGGCTGACAAAGCTACCGTCTTCCGCCGGCCCTATATGGGAATGACCCAGGAGATCTCCTCGTTGAAAGTCGAGAAGACTTCTGAGAAAGTGTCCTACGTCAACATTCCTCGCCTGGTAATTAAAGCAAACGGAGAACCGGCCACACTATACATTGGTGGCAAAGATGATAAATCTCCCTATCGCGTAGTTACCGGAGACATTGAGAATGCTATCCATGATCATTTTGTCGGAAGCATGGCGATTGTTCATTACCAGGAAGGCCGTCTTACATTTCGTAACGTAGCCCCTCAGTACATCAAGGTAGTCGCCGTATTCGAAGATCCTTCCAAACTTGAGCTTGGTGGGCACTATGACCCGGACACTTCGGAGTATCCCTTCCCTGCAGGTATGATTGACATTCTGATCGGCAAAACCGCGGACTCCTATATTCGCACGATGTACCGCATCAGACCTCAACCTAACGTCCAAGCGGATATCCCGAATGCAGGATCTAAAAATAAGTGAGTTTGCTCTCCTGCTCAAAGAAGAGCTCAGAGAACAGGGAGTAGATCTTCCGAAATCTCTCGTCTTTCGCATGACACGTGCTTTTTTCGCGCATGCCGAGAAGATAGCTGCTTCCGGAAACAAGCGGTTCATTATTCACAACAGGGATCTCAACCAGGTGTATCCTATTTGGGATGTCAAATCATTGTGCGCAGAACTCGCTGATGGCAAGGATGTACTCACCATTGATAAGCTGGTCAAGACATTAAAACTTGACCGGACTGTCGATAGATATTACAAGCGTAAGAAAATGGTTCAAGAAGTAACTTTATGAGAATTCGTCAGCGTTTATTGCCGTGCGGAAGAGTGATTTCTTTCGAGGAAACTACTCCTCATGATATTGGCAAAAGCAAGACGATGAAGGCGTTGCTTCTGGCTTCTCGCAAAAAACTCGATCCTCTTTACTCTTATGATAGTTCAGGGCGAACAAAAGATCGCTGGGTAGGCCAGGTTTACAACCGCTTTGCCACAACATTGACCAAATGTCTTGTTGAAAGACTTTTGGCAGGAGACCGGATTGAAACAATCAACGGCCACAAGTGGATGATTGGCTTTCCCACCGACGGAGGAAAGTTCGTAAACTGGCATACAGACGGCAAAAGTTTCCGTGTGGGAATTCAAGGATTAAAAGGTAAATTTGGCATAAGGCTGTCCCGAGCCAAGCGCAGGGAGCTTAAAGAGCGAATCTTAGGTGGGCAAAACTATCACTCATGATTTACAAGGCGCGAGACAGATCAGGACGATTTATTTCGGAGAGAGTTAAGACAACTCTTCTCGAAGGAATCGCTTCGTTTCAAAAAGGCGGTAAATTGATGGGTCCGCCGAAGCCCGCAGCAACGAAGCCTGAATATCTTCAGAAGTTAAACCTTGATCCGTTTATTCTCGTTCTCAACAAGAGCTTTGACAAATTTACAAAGTCGAGCGACCAGGCAAACTCAACAGCAGATTACGGTTGGGATGATCCGAAAAAGACAATCAAACTCCAGACAGGAAAATTCAGAAACGCTGCTGTCCCCAAGCGACTGATTGATGATGCGATTGCTGCTGCAGAAAAAGCGGGAGTAGATCCCCATCTCATGCTTGGACTTATCGGACAAGAAAGTACGTTCGGTGTTGGTAAGAATCAGGGTTCAAGAGAAAGACGCGTAAGTAAGCAGGCGCTTGTTTCGGGTCACAATCTTGCTGAGAAGTTTCAACCGCAGACTCCTCTCAATTTCCTGGCAGACCGAAAAGTCCCGGGCGTACAAAGTAAGAGGACATTTCACGGTTGGAGATTTTCAATCCCTTCCAGCGAAGATTCACTTAAAGTTCAGGAGTATCTGTACAGAAATCCAAAGCTCCTTGAACAATACGAGAAGAAAGTCAATTCGCAAAATGTTATTCCGAAAGACGTTAATTACTTCGATCTTGCAGCCTGGGCTATAAAACAAAACGGGATCCAGAAATACAATCCCGGAGATCCGACCTACACTGACAGTGTAGAAAACTCGATGAATCTTCTCCGCCAAGATCCTGTTCTCGCCGAGTATCTCAAATCCAGACCGGCGAAAAAAGAGGATGGCGGCATCATCGAAGACCAGCGGGGTCAATGGGCTAACCCCGGTAAGCCCACGCGCATCCAGGGTGAAGACATCACCATGAAAGGAGTCGACTATCCGGTTCTTGCCAAAACAGACAATGGTCTGACAACCGTTATGAAACCCAACCAGGAATACAAATTCCCGGGCGCAAAACATGTGGATGAGTTCCCCATAAAGCGTCGGGGCGGAACGATCGGTCCCCGCTTCTCCATGGGAAGTGCGGGAGGTGCCGGCAAAGACCCGACATTCTTTTTCAAGTGGAGCTTCGGCAACACGAGTAAAACCAAACAGACCTCCAAGAACTCTATTGCCAATCTTGGCAACTACAATACCCAGTTACTGTTCAACAAGCTTTCACAATTTAAACAAGGTGGATCTATGACACTCGGCGACACTTCAAACAACAAGCGCAGCATCCTCAAACAGGGTGTTGGGATGGCAAAACTCTATCCACTGCCTTTCAAAAAGGGTGGAAAAATGCCCAAGAAATTTTTAGGTGGGTTGTTTGGCCCAAAGCAGCCTGGATTTGTTGGGACAGATGTTGATGTGGAAGCTGGCTTCCAACGACCCGGCGTATCTCCTATGCGTATGCAAACTGGAGGTAAAGTTGTACCTCAACCCAGTGCTTTTGAACTTCTTGCAAAGAAAGCAGGCAACGCCATATCGTCGGCTTTTGCAGGAAGCGAGATGGCCAAAGGTGTTCAGGCAAACCAAGCGTTAAAGCTGGCTCAAGATCGCGAACTCGATTCTCTTCGTGCATCAAATCTCGCATTGCGCACAGGAACTGGCATGCAGCCGATAAACGGAATGCCTCTTGTAACCAAAGGAGGAATCAACGCAGTAAGAAAACCGAAGTAATATGCAGTATCAGTCAGTACGAGCCGTAGCCTCCCGCCTGAAGTCCCAGTTCAAGGTGGATATGGACATCTTTGAGATCGCTCAGGCTTGCGCTGACGCACTAAAAAAGATGGGCTATATTGCTCTTAACCGTTCCTGCTATCAGGCAACGGTTCAGAATTTTGGGGTCAACCTTCCAGGTACGGTTTGGAAAGTGCGCGGAGTAATCAGACTTGACGCTTATGTTCAAGACATCGGAATTACCGTGATTCCCCAGGACATCTACTTTCCTCCGCAGCTCGTATTCAGCTATGATGAACCTGCAGATCAGCCGGACGATGTTATTCTGCTGAAAGGAAACTATGTTCCTCAGTTCAAGGGACCTTACATTCCGTACAAGTGGCAATCTCCGTATCTCAAGTTCAACGAAACTGATGTGCCGGTTGCCATCGAAGTTACAGAAGTGACCAAAGACAAGGAAGGATTTCCAATGATCCCTGAACCGGCATTCTTTGGTTGTATGTACTACGCTCTGTTCATTCACTATCAACCTATCGCACTTCTCGGTCAGATTCCCTTGCAAATGATGCAGCAGATAGAGCAGTGGAAGAATACAAACATGGCTCAGGCCAACAACTCGATGATGATGGAGGCAATGGATGCCAACGAGCGCGACAATCTTTTCAATATTCTCACAAGCATGGATCGTAAACAGTTTGGCTTGCCTGTATGAAAGTAAACCGGGATTTTCAGGGTAACGTATTCCAGAAGGGCATGAAGCTTGATGCTTCAGACGCCATCATGCCGATCGACACCATCCGTTTTGGTCAGAATGTACGGATGTGGAATCGCAGTGGATCTTCTTACGTGCTCACCAATCTCCCAGGGACAGAATCTCTGTTTACGCTTACTGAGGGATTCGTTCCTGTTGCAACTCAGGAATTCAATGGGGTGCTCTACATCGTATCCTGGCATACTGATGGACGGCTGGAAGTCGGATCTTTTCCGTCTCCGGATTATGCCACGCCGCTCAATCCGAGCGGTAATTCCCAGGTCTATCGGGCATTCAATAACTTTGACGGAGGTGCTTTTCGCACTTCTGCGTTGGGCACGGCGACAAAGCCGGTGATCCAGAAGTTGGAGATCCAGCCCGACTACGATGAGTCGGTGAACTTGCTTTTTACCATTGTTGGCTCGCGCCCGCGCATTGTGAACAGCAAATTCAAAGCACTTCATAACGGAACAGAGTTTAGCATTTTGCCTGACAGGTCAACTACTGCATCTACTGCGGCAAGCAATACCTATACGGCGAGCACGGTCAATAAAGAGACATCAATGATTCTGTTCTCCCAGAAGATTCTCAAAGTAGATCTGCAAGGGATTACGGCAGGTGGAAAACTCAAGTGCGGCAACTACACATACGTCTTTTACTACATGACGGAAGACTTCAACCGTACTTCCATCATAGGTCAGTCAAGCGTTTGTCAAATCGCTATTGGAGACAACGTCTCCTCTATGCGTGGGGGCGACGAAACAGAATTCACGAACAAGCGGGTTCAGCTTCGCTTAAGCAACGTTGATACTGATTTCCGGTATGTGAAGGCCTATGCAATGTATTCTTCCGGTCAAGAGGCTCTTGAAGAACAGTATCTTGAATTCACTCAACCGCTTTCGATCACCGGAACAACTGTTGATTTCTTTCACACCGGATTTGAAGAGGTTGTAGAAGTCAACCAATCAGAAGTCAACATTGACTATGCGTCAATTGAATCGGCTGCAGCTTCTACCCAGGTAGGCGGTTACTATTTTCTTGCAGACGTTCGTCAGCGGGTAGTCGAATTCAGCGAATTGCGGAGTCGGACGTTTAGCGGAACGCTTCCCAGCTATCGCGAAACCTCACTTGCGATTACCGGCGGATTTCCTGGTTATTGTAATCCAGTCAATGTGTACAACTCTCTGGGCTACATGAGCGGAGAGACATATCCTTATGGCATTGTCTATATAATGACCGACGGATCTCTTTCGCCCGTGTTTCCGATTAAGGGGTGTGACATCAAAGCTGCTGGTGACGGTGTTCTCACTCACGTTTACAGTTCAGAGGGTAACAATAAAGGCCTCGTCACTTATCCTTTTCATCACCAAAAACCGGTTTACGATGAGGTCAACCAAGCACTGAAAATCAAAAGCATTACTCTCAATGTCGCTTCGCTTCAAAACGATTCTTACATTCAGGAAAATACTCTTGGATTCTTTATTGTTCGAGGAGAACGCAGACCGAACGCTCTTACTCAAGGAGTACTTCTTCCCACCATCAAAGCGCCTACCATAGAAGCGTCAGACTCCAATCCGAATAACCAGGAAGGATATGGCGCGAATACTGACACGGGAGGGTCTGGCGCAGGCGGATATTACGTAACCAATGGGGCAAATCAAGATGACATCAATGTATTCAAACATTTGATTAATCTTGATTGCATTGTGGAGGCCTTTTTGTACAACGGATGGTCTGAGGGAGCCGACACTGTCATTAATGAAAATAATGGCATCTCGTCAGGGTACATGCCTGTTCAAATAATGGTTGACAAAACAACCTACGATGTATGGGAAACCGATCCGGTAAAACCTTACATATTTCGATCTAAATCAAATAGTCCTAACTTGAGACATTGGGCCCTCATTTCGGGGGAAGCTCTTGTAAATGAAGCTGAATTTATCACTGCTTTGCAGCGCGAGAACATGGGCATTCATCAGATTGCAAAATTGAAATTTCTCGTCACCGATCAAATAACTCCGGTACGTCAAGGAGACGATTTCCCTATTTATAATTTTGGTTGTCACTATCAAATGTCCGGTTATCATACCATATACACCGGAAGTAATAAACCGACGCCAAAAGGTGTAAGTCGTATCGTGTATGTCCCAGCAGAAAGTCTTGCAACAGGAACTGATTTTATATCCAAACTCAAAGTCGCTCTGCTGGAGAGAACTACCGAATCGAATACTTCCAGACATTTTTGGATTAACCAATGGTTCAATAGTTATTTTGGTATTAAAATTGCAGATACTGAATCGTTGGTCGATTCCATTCCGGGAGTAGCAAACCCCATTGGAAGTGATCTCCGCCCCGGCAAGACTTTAAGTAAACAATTCAGCGACGGAACTCTCGGTTATTCGAATCTTGGTCGCTCGGTGCCGGCTGCATTTCTGGTCAACATCTATCCCCAAGGGACGATATTGTCTCCCGATGATCTTTACCAATCGGTAGACAATGTCGTTTATCGCCAGATCTCCCAGCGTTATACCTGGGCTGATGTGAATGCTCTTGGTAATCAGGTTCCGGTGTTTGGGGGAGATTGCTTCATTTCCAAAGTAAGCCGCAAGCTCAATCATGCCCCCGAAAGGAATTCTTCTACGGTCCAGACCGAACAAGGACAGCGTTGGAACATCGATTCGGGAATGATCATTACTTGGTGGCAGGAATCTAAATACAATCTCCACTTACGCCAGCCTAAACAGTACGACGCTACTGAACTTGAAAAGCGGAGCTTCTATCCTTATCAGTCACTCGGAAATGCTGTCGCGTATCGCAAATACCGTTTGCCGGAAACCAAAGCTCACTCGCCGGGTTATGCTGTAATCACCCCACCAAAGAGCTTCTTTGGAATTTCTCCTCAAGTTCCCTTTGAGCAGACCAGGTTCATGTCCAGGATTTACCATTCGGAAAAGCACATTCCCAATGTCTTTCGCAACGGGTATCGCTCTTTCCTGGAAACCGCCTTCCGTGACTACGATACCGGCATGGGATCCATCGTCGCCATGTTCAACCATCGCGGAAATCTCCTGGTGATCTTCGAACATGGTGTCGGCATTACCTCGGTCGAACAGCGCGTAGAAACTGCCCGCGATGCTGGCGGCTCGATCGTCATTGAGCCCACTACCGTATTGCCACCCACACTTACGTACCTCACGCGCGAGATTGGTTGTCAGGATACGCTCTCCTTGGTTCAGACTCCGGGAGCTGTCTACGGCATGGATCGTTCTAAGCACAAGATCTGGCGCATGGCAGACAAACTCGAAGTCATCTCCGACAGGGACGTGTCTTCCTGGCTCATCGACAACCCGGCTGTGAACCCGCGTGCCGGCTACGACTTCGAATATGGAGAAGCACTCTTCATTACCGACAACTGGACACTTGTGTTTCTCGAAGACATGGGTCAGTGGACTTCCTTCTACACATACGCGTCAGGACAGTTCTTTGCACGTCTGAACAAGAATCTCTTCTCCTTCGTGGGCAAGACCGCTTACAAACACAATGTTGTTGACTCCTACACCATTTACGGGCAACAGCAAGATGTCATTGTCGAGATGGTTGTCAACAAAGCGTACGCTATGACGAAAGTCATGGACTATATTGAAATCATTTCTAACGAAGTTCCTCCGGTCAAAGTTGAGATATTCTCTTACAACCAGATCGTCAGTATTGGAGCAACAATCGACTCTGCAGCATTGAATCAATACACTGCAGTTGACGCAGGCCTTGACCTGTACACTGAAGAGGAGAAGATTCTCTATCGCGACAAGAAATACGTAGTCCAGATACCCTATCGGACCGGCTACAACCCGGGTACTTCATCCGACAAATGGAGTACAGAAGGCCGAATTCGCGACAAGGCGGTAATCGTTCGTCTGACCTACCGGCCGGATAAACCCATGGAATTAGTCAGCGTATTAAATTATTTCCGATATTCACCCTCGTAAACTGCCATGAAGACCAACCCCACCAAATTTGCCCGTCTTCCCAAGATGCCTAAGATGTTCCTGGGCGGACTTTTCGGAGCAACCGGATTTCTGGGGGCTTCTGGAGGACTTTCCAAATTTGCCGAAACCGCGGGCGGTAAAGCCGCAATGGGAATTGGCAGTGGTCTGCTGGGCAGTGCATCTTCCAAAACAGCATCTCCTGGGCTTGCCATAGCTCCTCCGGTTGCGGGTAACCTCGGGCAAAGCGAGGTTTCCGCAGCCAATACGATAGATCTTACCGGAGCCGCCAATCAGAACGTAACGAATGCCAAAAACAGCAGAAATGCTACCTTTGGTGCAATTGACTCTCTGGGAGATGCAGGTATAATTTCCGGATTTGCGCCCGCTATTGTCGGCGGCCTTGTCGTTAAAGGTCTCAGTGCTCTTGGCAAAGCTTTGGGAATCGGTAAAGGATCAGAAGAAGAAGCCGAGCGCAAGAAAAGAATCATGGAAACAACCTCGGCACAGGCATCAGTTGCCAAGCAGGGAGCCGTCAACAGAAACTCAATTCAGACCTTTAAAGCACCGGCCTACGGTAGGCGCGGGATGAAACTCAGAACCTCTAAATTTTCAAAGCCATGTTAGAATCAAAGTCTTCCTCGTCCTCCGGGCCTGCCAAGAAGCAACCCTTTACCATTACCAAAACGACCACGGAGAAGTACTCCGGGCCGGATGAGATCATCGCCAAGATCTATGGGGATACCAAGAAATCGACCGGGGAAATGCCCTCCCGCCAGGAAGGCGGTGCTTTGCCCGCAGTAGGCGAAGGTAAGGTCCAGGGCCCTTCCCATGAAGAGGGTGGTGTGCCGGCAGTGGATACCCAGACGGGCGAGATGGTAGCCGAAATCGAAGGGGAAGAGCGTATCTTCTCTACTGAAGATACCTCCATCATGGAAGAGGCAGCCATAGAAATCATCAAGGCGACCCAGGCCGGCGATCAGGAGGCTGCAGATGACATGGCCAAGCGCCTCGGGTACGCGGTCGTGGAAATGATTGCCGCCCAGGAGCAGAATGCCGAGGCCCAGGAAGCCCAGGGTGGCGCGGCAGCTCCCGCACCTTCCCCCGACCAGATGGCGGTCGAAGCCGCTAACCAATTCACCAGTGAACCGGAGTATATCGAAACCATGCAATAAGATGAAAAAGTATCAGGTAGGGGGCAAAGTAACTGCCTCGACTCTTCTGAACGGAAAGAAGATTTCCGATCTCACAGAAGATGACGTTCGCGCACTTGCTGCCAAACAGAAGTGGTCCGAGCAGGATACAAAACGTGCCATCAAGGGGTTCCGCAACTTTGACAAGTCTGCGGAACTTGAGTTTGATGAGAACGGCAAAACCTTCAACACTGTTCAAGGTGGCCGTTACGCAGGTCCGTCTTCAAAGAGCACTGGTAACAAGAAAGGTTTCCAGGTTGGAGATCTTGTCGGCATGGGTAAAAATGTGAACTACTTCGCAGGTCTTATAGGCTCGACCATGAATGCTTACAAAGAAGGGCTCAAGAAGACCGAGACCAAGAAAGCAGATGACGGGTTTAACGAAAAAGATGAACTCGCCGACGCAGCTTATGGTGAACGCGAGCGTGCAACGCGTGCAAAACAAATATCTCAGGACACACTACCGGAAGATCCTCGGATTCCGAAGACTCCCGTCAAACCTACTCCAGCAGAAAACGTGTTTGTCTACGATGACGCTCCTCCTGTCGAGCGCTATCAACCGGCGACTACAAAAAAGCAAGCGGGCAAGTCTGCGCAAGCAAATACAGAGTCGCAGTCTATTTTCAGAACACCTGAAGAAATGGGGCAGTATCTAAGCAACCTTGCAGGCAGATTCAACAGAGGATTTGTTAATCTTCCCGCAACTTTTGCAAACATGCCCGCCGACATTATCAATTTGTTTGGCGGAAATATTCCTGAAGAACAAAAACTGGGTTATGGTTGGCAAACCAATGTGACTGGTGAGTTAGCAAAACTACCCAATTCTCCACTTAAAGTGGATTCTACTATAAACGATATTCCAAGTCAAATCATGGAGGCACTGCCCATTCTTATGACGGGAAGAACTCCGGCGGGGCAAGTATTCAAATCAGCACCAGTTACTGTGAAAGCTGCTGATCTTGTTGGAAAAGGTGCTGCTAAAGTAGAAAGAGCTACGAAAGCTACCGCAGAAGTAATTCCCAATACCGCCAAAGCACTTACCAAAATGGCTACCAGGAGAGGGTGGGTTCCCAGTGTGGCGAATCTTATTAAGTTTCCTGAATTGAGCAAGCTTTCCAAAATAAGATCTGCAGCAAAATCCCAAACTGTCGATTGGACTACCGGAATATCTCCTGAAAGAGTTGAGGCCATCAAAAAAATGATGTATGAAATGGACATGGGCTTTCGCTCTGGTGGGAAACTTCCCAAGGCTCAGGATGGACTTAAGTTGCCAAAGTATCCTTGGATGACAGATCCCGAGATAAAACTTGAACCGGCCTCTGCAACCGTAGCGCTCGGCAATCGATTGGCCCAAACTCCCGATACTGCTCGCGAAGTAGAAGGTGGAGACGAACCTCCCCCAAAAGAAAGCGTATTCAAGAAATTCATGAAGGGTGATGGTCTTGAAACGGCCGTCTCCATAGGATTCCCCTTGCTCGCCTCCCAGCTCTTAAAGGGGGGTTATGGCGGTGCCGGTCGTCCGGTCGAGAAAGTTGAGCTGGCCGTAATGCCCGAGCAAGATCTTCCCGGAAGACCCAAACCGATGTCGCTTACTACTTCTGACCGTTGGAAAGGCGTAGATGCAAGTGTCGGTCGTGCAGATCAGGTCAATCGCGATAATGCGAATACTGTTGCGGAGAATGCTTGGCGTATGCAAAACGCCATGCAAAAACTGGCAACTCGTCAGCAAGGATTCAATACGATCAATCAAGGTCGTATGTTCAATGCTCAGAACGTAAATCAGAGAGCTGGTCAAGATCAGTACATTGCTCTCCAGCGAGATATGTTCAACAAGCAGATTCTGAACAGCATTCTCGAAGGAACTTACGGCAACGTGCTGAAAGGTATCCGCGAACCTCGTGTCAATCGTGCAGCCGAACAATCTGAAAATGACCGCACGATCATCAAATACGGTGATGAAAATTCTCAGGCATATAAAGAAGCTCTGAAACGGATGGGTTATTCGATTTCCAAAAGAGAAGGAAAATCCAAAGCATCTTAGTTAATTCGTCGCTAAATTGATTTCACATGGCAGGAGAATATCCGTTCATAAATGCTCCCGGATCGGGTTGGCACGATACTTCCCCGAACTCAGGTACTGTCGCTCGTCAAATCCGTTCACAAACCAAAGAGAGACTCCTTCAGGAGGCTCAGTCGTTATTGCCGGATTCCAATGCTCTCTCTGAGCAGCTCATCAAGTACAAGCTCTCTGGTGGAGATCGTAATGTCTTTGTAGGACAACTCAACGGTATGATAAACGAGTACCTCAAAGAGTTCAACGAGAATCCTTACTATGCTTTTACTAAGCGTGGGAAGGATCTCTCCAAAAAGATGCAACAGTGGGTGAATCATCCCTCGCTGACTTCCTTGGAAGCAAATCAAAAGCGGCTTGAGAAAGAATACGAACGTGCAGAACGTGACGGTATACTTGGCAAAATCAACGTGGTCGGAGGTAAGATTTCGGCCTACGACACCAAGAACAAACGCTTCACCTTGGTTTCTCCGGAGAACATCGACTATAAGCGCTATCAACCGTTGACTGTTCAGGACGCCTTGGATTTTCAAGGCAAAACCGGATTTTTCAATCAGGAAGATCCATATACACCAAACGATCCGTTGGAAATATCAATGGCTTCGGACAAGGAATTGCGGGATCATATCAACGCAATTCTTACCGACACAGGAGACACAACTCTTGACGATACTCTCGCAAAGCTTGAGAATGTTACGGGAAAAATGAGCGATCTGGCCACAAGCCGGATATCTTCAAATTCTCAGCAGCTCTCCATGAAAATGAACGCACTTATGTCTGCGGCCGGTCTTTCGGGAAACTACTGGGATACTCTCAAATCAAATGCCTATTCCGCACTTCGTGATGCTAAGGGTGCATTCCCGAGTGAAGAGCGGGTCAATCAGGAAGCTGTTAACTATCTGAAGAATCTCATCTTCAGTCGCAGCAAGTATGCAGAGAACATTACTCCTCTTCCCCAGCATATCCTGAAGGCCACTGGCAAAGGCGATGGTTCTGAAAAGGATACAAATGTGGGTGTTGTACAGGGACTTCTCGAAAATCAAATTGGATCTGTCATCGATAATATAACGAACGTCAATCCTACGAATCCTCGTCAAATGTATACCGGCAGACAGGTTCCTTTGATAAATGTCTTGGGAGCAAATAACCAACTCTACGGCGCACTCCCTGCTCCCGCAAATGCTGTTCTCAATTCCTTTGTAACGCAGGCAGGAACAATAACCACTCAGCTCGGAGATGTCCCTCTAAAAGACAAGCGGATGATTATTCCTGCAAAAGATGGAAAGTTTACCATTGTGCCGGATGGCTCTAAGGCGTGGGTTATTATGGATGCGTACGTTCCCGAAGATAATTTCCAAGAAGAAGCGGGGGCAAATATAAACGCTGTTGAAGTTGACGAGAATGACAAAGGTTATATTGAGAACCTTCTTTCCATCATGAATAAAGAGTCCGAAACAAATCCATTGATGCACTTTCCTGACACAGGAGGATTTATGGGCAAGGATTACGTAAAAGTTGCTATCAAATTCGAGTATGACCCGAATCTGAATGACATGTTCAGAGTAGCGACAGATAAGAACCCCTTGTATATGCCTCGTGAAGGAGCTAACTTGTTTGGTACAAAAAAACAGAAAGAACAAGCTGATCCGAATTTGCAACGAAATATTTACCAGGAAGAATAAACGCATCCATGGAACCAATCAATAACTCCAAAGAATCACCGACTACACTTCCTACCCCCACCACTCCCGTCACCGGCAAGGCAACCCCTGCGCTGGGCCAGAAGTTTGACTGGTTTCTTGACGATCTGGACGGTAAGAACGCTAACCCGGCGGACCTTTACCACTCCGGTATTCGTCCGGAACATCTTGCAATGCACGATGCTGAAAAGTATTGGAGCAGACCGGAGATTCAGCAAAAATTCAAAGCTCAGTTTGGAGAAAAGGCAAAAGAACAATTCGAGAATGTGTACAAGCTGTCGAAAGATCGGCTTCAAGCATTCCGCCAGGATGCTTACGATATTGATGCTACCTCGACGCCTGTATTCGATTTTCGTACACCCGCTGCAGAACGCCTGGCTGCAGCCGGGAAAGGCTCGTTCAGCAAGGCTTCGCCTGTACGTAAAGAAGCTCCTGCCGGTGGGATAGATCCTTGGGGGCGTCAATTGCTCGGGATCAACCGTAATACCCGGGTCATGTCGCTCGGGCCCCCTCAACATGGTTGGAGAGAGACGCCCAACATTAAGGTAAAGACTCCTGACGGACGTTACGTCACTGTCGAGGAATACAAGAAGATTGATCCGGATGCTACGTTTGTTCATGCGGTAAATGAAGACGGATCTCCGATGGTTGGCGAGGATGCTCAAAACTATCTTCGTCCGCTTGCCTGGGGTGAAGAGAAAAGAACTTATGAACAATACTGGACAGGTGATTCTTGGAACGTATTTGGGTCCACTGGAATCGGTACTCCGGAATGGTATGCTGCAAAATGGCTACCCAAGAATGTAATGAATTTTTCGGCCGATACTATCGATGCCATGGCCGAAACATTCAAGCTCGCTGATAACTTTTTCCAGACCGGCGTGCAGAGTGACTGGGACAAAGCGATGACCAACATTCAGAATGTCACCATGTCCAAGATGTGGGGGTCAACATCTGAATACGGAATGAGCGATTGGAAAACCGCAGAGGGTCTTGGAGATGGCTTTGCTCAAGTCGGCATGCAATTGCTTGGCATGATGGGAGTCATCAAGGGAGTGACTGGACTGTCTCGTGTTGCAAAGCTTGGAGCTGGTACACGCGCCGGTTCTCGTGCGGCTCTTCTGTGGATGTCGGCTATTGCTTCCGACGATTTTGCCAAAGAGGGTCGTGAGATTGGACTCACTCCCAAAGAGCAGGCAACTGCTTGGGGCGCATATATGTTTGGTATGTACTATCTGGAGAAGCTTTCCGAACTGGTAGTCGACCCGATTACTTCCGGATTCCAGGTAAAGCAAGCGGTAAAGAAGATGCTCATTCCTTCTCTTGCTGCAGCCAAAGCCACCTCACCAACAAAAACACTCGCATTGCCCGGCATTATCCAGGCAGTCAAGTCTACTCGTGCCTGGCTTGACGATGGTCTCCGGGAGATGATGACTTCTCCCTCCAAACTGGTCAAGTATACTGCCGCAGGCGCTACCGAAGCGACTGAAGAAGGTCTGCAGCTTGTCTGGGACAAGGGATTTAAGACTGGATACAACGAAATCTATGGTGACTACATCGGCTCCCCGGAGTATGATCAACTCACCAACCGTAACAAGGACGCTCGCTTCAAGCCCAATTGGGATACTTTCTCTACCGAACTCGCTGCCAACCTCACCATGGGTTTTGCCGGCGGTGTGTTCTTCAAGTTTTCTCAGAGCATGTTCGAACGTAACACGCCGACCGATCGTCGTGAAGTGCTCGCGTTGGGAGCCATTGAAGGTGGTTTCGAGAAGGCCAATCGTTATCTCGACGATCTGTGGAGCCGTGATAAAATTCTTCCCGGCCAGAAGTATACCGATGCTTTTGGCAAAGCGCTGGAGAAAGGCAAAGAAATGTCCTCTCGTTCCGGAATGGCTTACCAGGCAATGAAGGCCGAGCTCCGCATGGCCGAGCAACTCTGGAATTCCAAGAATCTTGCTATGGCAAAACCAGTCATGGCAGATCGTATTTCATACCTCAACGAAGAGACCGTTGCTCGCTATACTTCCTTCAAAAAAGATGTAACCAGTAAACTCGAAGAACTGGACAAAATCCAGGGAGAGATGCTGGATAACAAGTTGAGCGACGTTCAGATCAAAGCTGCCGAAGCACGAGCCCAAGTTCTTGAAAAAGAACTCAAGGATATGGCGGAAGGCAAATATGCAAATCGCTATCTCCACGAAGCAATCTTTCGGGTTGATCCTCTTGTCAGAAGCAGATATACTGAAGACGCCAATTCAAATCTGGACTTCGAGCAATTCGCCAAATTGAATGCCTACATGACTGCTCGTGTAACTAACGCAGCAGAACTCCAAGGCAAAACACCCAAAGAACTACTCAAACACATTCTTGAGAATCGTACACTCGGTTATAGCGTCGAACAAGCAAAAGAAGCAGTTACTGCTCTTGATGAGGAGTACGGTGTAATTTCTGAGGAGATGCCTGACGGAACTATCAAGAAGAAACTTCCGGAAGGAGATCTCGGCAAACAGTATGCACAAAAGAAAGCACTGATTGATTCCATGATTCTCGGTCCCGAGTGGACTGACGAACAGGCCAAGGTTCATCGTATTCTCTCCATTGATCCGCTCGACGATTTTTACGCTTCGTTTACACCTGATGGATCTGCAGGTGTTGCCTTTAAACGTCAGATAGAGGTATTGGAGAAAGAAGCCATGAGCTCTATGGCTACTGGAACCAAGGTGTTCGACGACACTACCTCGATCAGTGCAATTGCGAGCCAGGTCATCAAGCGTATACAGCAGGCTGAGGCAATGGCCAATACTAACCGGGAAACCAATGAACTGCTTTCTAAAAACGGAATCTCGGAGAAACATCAAACCATCGATCTGCCTAAAAAGGAACAGATCATACGACAGCTTTCCGAAATGCTTGGAAGGCTTCAAACGCTTTATGAAGTTGCTCTTGCCAACAAAGGCAATTTCTACAAAGCTTCCCAAGAAGCTGCTGACCGGCAGAGGATGTATACCTCGACCATGATGACTTCGCTCATCAATGCCGGAATAAGAGAACCGAGTTACAAGCTGTTCTTCGAGACTCTTGCACCGGATGCCGCAGCTCTTACAGCGGATACCAATTCCGATAATGCTTTTGTTCGTCTTTCTAATCTGCAGAAAAAGCTTCACGATTACTTCCAAAGCGACGCGAAAGCTGCGATCACCCGGTTTATGATGATGATGGAAGAAGGCCGAATCTCTGAAGACGAGTACGGTTACATCAAAGCCATTATCTCCCAAGATCCAAAGAACTTTTACAGTGCTTATCAGGACGTGCTCAAAGGAATGACGGCCGATAACCGTACTCCATTTCCCGCACAGCTTCGCAATTCCTATCGTATCGCTGCCCATCTTTCAGGGAATGACAATGCTTGGGAATTCTACAATTCCAAGCGTCGTGAAGATGGTGCGTACCCATACGTCGTAAACCTCAACGAATCGTTTTTTCTGGATCTGCCCCAAGGCGAGGGTAAGACTTTCATCGCGGCTGTCGGCGTGGCTGCTTCTCAAAAGCTCTACGGCGGAGAAGCAGTTCTGTTTGCCAAGCGTGATTGGGTTGTCAAGAAAAACATTGCTGAGTTTGAAAGGGTCGGTGCAAAAGTGAAACCTTCCCCGGGATTCAACGGATCGTTCGAAGCTATCATGAAGTTCGTCGAGAACAAGAGCATGATGGAGAACGTACGTACGATTGTAATCGATGAGGTACAGCAATATCGGAAAGATCAGATTGCCGAGCTTGATAAATTCATTGGACTGTTCAATCAACAACAAGATCCAAGAAATCGGGTTCGTCTTCTTTTCCTTGGAGATTCTGCTCAGTATGGTCCTATGCACCCGGACCCTAAGCATTTCAATCTTCAATATCACATTGGCGATAACCCTGGTCGCTCTATTGTTGAGCGTGGAGAAAGCACAGGCTTCAATTTCCGTTCGGGCAATACCGACATCAATACTGTTCTCTCCCACTTGCGAAGCATGTGGTTGCAGAACATGGTTCGTAACTTCCCGGAGATCGTAGTTAAATACAATCTCAAGAACAGAAACGGTGTGATGATGACCGACGATATGGTCGGTTCGCTCAAGAACATTGTCGGCGCTCTTGGCCCGAACTCTCCGGACTACGTGGTGATTGCTCCGCCCGAGCGACATTCGCTTTACACCGCCGCTGGCGTACCCTCCTCTCAGATTATGGATGTAGAGCAAGCCGGAGGAGGTTCCTGGAAAGTTGTTTTTATAGATCAGGACTTTGATCTTAACAAACCTGGCGGTGCCAGATCCAACGAGATATCCAAGGCACTCACTGCTGTTGGCCGTGCTGCTGAATTTGCGGTCATTGCAAACAAACCAAGCTATGCGATAAGAAGTGTCGAGGGAGAATCTATCGGTAAAGAAAATCAGTTCTCGACCGAAGAAATGACCCGAATGCGCACCAAGGAATTGACCTCTCTTGAAAACGCCTCACTTCCTGTAAATCCTACTATTGATCCGGTAATCAACAGAGAGTATACTTCTGTCACCCTTGAGACTGTTGTTAAGACCGAATATGCAGATGTCAATACTGACATCAACGAACAGATCAATAAGATGGTGGCAAGTACGATCGGTAAGTTGCCGAACTACGCGCTGACTCATACATACTACAACTACGCGTCTTCCAAATCTGCCGATGGTACTGTCAAACAACTCTCGGAGCTTGAAGGCAAGAAACTCAAAAAGCAATTTTTCAATGGTCCCACGATGCCGTTTGAAGCAGATCGTGTTTCTTATGAGCTGAGAATACAACGCAATCAGTTTCCTACTCAAAGCGTCTACACTGTTGCGGAGCAAGAAGATCCTGCAATTCGTCACCACGAACGCATGGTTCTCTACGCCAAATTTTCAAAAGGTGGTGTTGAAATGGGGGAACTTTCTGTGGGGGAACTGAGTGTAAAAGACCTTAAGATTCCGGGAGATCCCAACGCAGTGTTTGCAATTCCTCTCAAGACAGATGAGACCTTTACGGCACTGCTTCGGTCAAACTATGCAGAAGCCGCGTCCGGTCCGAATTTCCGCAATCCTTGGAAAGCTCTTCAGAAGGAGCGCGAGCAGGGAGTGAATCGAACGAAGCTCGAAAAGAATCTCGACGATTTCATTGCCGAGAACCCGGACATTAATTTCTCGACAAAGGTATGGCACCGTACTACTGCACCTGTTGAAGGTGCTGGTAAAGCGGAAGCCACACCGTACATCTTCATTTCTGCCAAATACAGTCCTGAAGAGATGGATGAAATTCTCAGGGTTGAACAATCAAGCCAGTATGAGAAACGTCCGTACGGAACCAAATTGAGGATCTCCGATCAACAGCTTGATACCTGGCAGCAGATGGGTATTTATGGTATCCCTATTGAAGGGGGTATCGAATATCCATTTACTACATTTCTGGAGAAGATGGCAGGCGATGCCGCACTGCCTAAAGCAGATCGCACTTTCTACGTTACTTACAACCAAGAAAGAAGACTTCGTGATTGGCTCATTAAGACGTTGTCACCAAAGAATCCCGAATTCGATTTCGAAACAAAGGACGAGTTTATCAAGAGTAAACTGTTCTCCAGCAACTCAAGAGAAGATCAAATTCGTCGTTATCTCGCAACCAAAGTCGCGCACTCAATTTATCCCCGCGGCATGCGGGAGGTTACAGAGCCGACGGAAGAAAAGGGAAGCTGGGTAAGCCGAAAAGAAAATAAGGGAGCTTTCGGTATCAAAGATGACACCAAAGATTATCAGTTGTATGCAACTGATCTCATGTTGTCTCTTTACGAGGATTCTATCAAGAAAGATGTCGGTGAGGGTAAAGACGGACGTATGTCAGACGTCGCTCTTGCCAAAGAAGTTCTCAATGAGATTTCTCGCAAGCTCTTCCCCGACGGTTGGTGGATGCACTCCAGCATTATTGAAGGTTCCACCGTTGAGCGCAAAGCTCCGTTTGGAGCCAGTGCAATCTCACGCGGGGACTACACAATCACTAATCTGCTCAATGTTCCCAGACCAGTCATGCAAATTCCAATCGACGCAATCAACAATGCGTTGAATGGGTCTGTACCTTCTGAGGTGAACATTACAGTAGAGCAGCGGCCGGCAGTAAAAGAGGAAACCAAGCAGGCAGATATCATTGATGCCGACAAAGATCCCGACACGGGATTGCCTATCGGAGAATACGTTCGCAAATTCGAGGGTGCTCCTGATACGATTGAGGGCATTCAGGCTCGTTGGTTTGGCAAAGGCTCTGATTTTTATTACCTGCACGAATTCACAACCTATTTCAGAAACCAGGTTTACAACTCGGTCTTCAATCTGCAGTCTGAGACTCCTCACATTGCTACTGAAGAAAGCTTGAACGATTCTCTCTCTGCACTGCGTCGTTCGATTTCCCAGCGCATCAAAAGCTTCCAAGATGCCGGAATAAATCAGAGTCAGTATGCTGTTCGAGGATTGCTTCGAAACTCCAGAGAATCGTACTACGCGTATGTAATGCACTACGAGTTTGATGCACTCCTGAAAAACTACGTTCAATCTATTCGAAAAGATCCTGCCGGGCGCTATCGTTTTGTCTCTGACAAATTCTCATTCAACCAGATGAGCGATTCTGGTCACGAGGTTTCTCACATCGGAACGGGTTCAAAGATGGTTGCCCTCCACATCTACAATACTCCGTTCATTGAAGTCGCTTTTGGGAAAGACAAGGATGGAAACATCATTAAGGAATACGTAAGTAGTCGTACTCTGAATCAGGGCGATTATGTTCGCTTGATTCGAGATATGCAGGATAACGACATCACCTCCAGGGAGAAGGCGCTTGCCTATTTCTCCCTGAATGGCAGTGAGCCTCAGAACGATCTGGATCGGATCAAGCGCTCCATCTATCTCCGTTTCCTTGCACCTGCCGACAGATTGGTTAAAGTCAACGGGGCGACGTATCACTCGATGGAGACTGCTCCGCGCAATGAGCGCGAGATGCAAATTGCTGCAGATACAGTAACTGCACTCATTTCTTTTCTGGCATCTGGCAATGTAGTTGATTATGTCAAAGTTTATCTGCACGCCGATAATCAGACAAATACTTCTGGCCGATTCACCGGTAATAAAATGCAGGCGGACTTCTTCCGTGCTGATATGGAAGCTTCAATCAAAGGTGCCTTGGAAATGAATCTCGAAAAGAGGGTTGTAAACTCCAAGACACCTCCGCTTGCTTACTTCAGTCGCCATGATCAGGTAGCCACTTTCAAATTCAACAACGGTCCCGGTAACGAAGAGACTTTACGAGTACGCTTCAAAAACAATGCGTATGAAATTACTGTCGGAGATACTAAAGAGCGTCCGCTCGATCCCGCTGTAATTGGCAATTTCTTCCGTCACGTTGGTTTGGGAGCGATTGATGGAAAGATGTATGACAAGATTGTGCAAGCTCCTGGCTTTGGCGCATCCATGTATGAGATTGCCAAATTCTTCAAGAAAGAAGATCCGAGCAAAGAGATATTTGAAGGAGCGTCTCTTTTCGCCTGGGAAGAATTCTCCAAAGCAATCGGGACTGTTCGGGATATTCAGGCGTCTCAGACCTACAATCTGCTTGGCAAACCAGGCAATCCTGTAAATCTTGTATCTCTTAGCAATCCCGTAGATCGCACCAATCAAAAGATCAAAGAATATCAGACGTCTCCTGTTCAGGGACCGTTGAATGTTTTGGATATTGTCAAAGGAGATCTTGGTGTTGAGGGGGTTCTTCTTCTCGAAGGGCTTATCGTACAGGGAACGCGAAGAAGCAAGTCGGTTAGCGAATTGACTCCTCGCGAGTTTTTCAAGTTCATGTTCAGAGATCTGTATCTTTCTTCTCTGGCCAAGCAACTCAAACCTCAACATAAGGTCAACATCCCTTTTGTCACTCGTGCCTATGCGGACAAAGGAATGGCTCCAGCGCCCATCTTCTCAAACAATGAATGGTTGCCGCGGCATAACGACGTTGTCGATATTGCTTTTCTTCGGAATCGCGCAGTAAAAAGCAAGCATCGTTATTATGTAGCTCTTGGCCAGGCAGCTTTGCAATCCTGGAAAGACGCATTTGCTGCGACGGGAATTTTGAAGAATGTTCCTATTAGCTCTGCTGCTTCTCCGGAAGAACTAATTGCTGCGCTTCAAAGAATCAATGAGATCATTCCTACTTTTGACGACGCACAAGTCAAGGTGTTAATGAAAACGGGTTTGGTGAAAGAGCTGCACTATCGTCTCAAAGCTAATGCAGACGGTACTCTTTCTATGCTACCAATGAAGCAATCGTTTCTTGACAAGATCGATCTGCAGAAGTTAGATAAGCGCATGGCTGCAAATCTTGCCAACTTCACGACTGAGTACTACAAGATGAATGTGAAGAGCGATGAGCTCAAGCAATATCTCGATCGTATTGGTATTGATGAAGACAGTGCAATCAAGTCGTTCTTCTGGAATCAAGCGTGGGTCGCTCATAACTTCAATTCACTTCACGCTGGAGCCATTGAACAGTACGGCACTCGTGATGAGTATTCCGATATGGCAAAGCGTGCGTCCGGTCAGTCGACCCATCGTTATCGCTTTGTTGAGAGAGATAAAAACTGGGTTCCTGACGGAGCGCCGCGGAATGTAATTGAAGGTCGCAAACTTGGTCAGACGTCGAAGACTATGATCATGAATGACTTTGCTGTTACCCGACCTTCGATCTCGTACATGGGCAATAAAGTGTCAACCGTTAAAGTATATGACGGTCTTGCGTTTCACAATCCATACGCAAGATTGCAGATGCAAGCGTCGTATGGTGGAAACTTTGGATTCCAGGTAGGTAAGAACCTCAAGCCGATCTCTTCGTTCATGCGTCCTATTGTCGGATCTTCCCGACTCGACAAATATGCTTCCTTTGAGATTACTCCTCAGATGAGTCTGCAAGGAGATCGCTTCATCATGGCGCTCGACAGAACAATGAAGAGTGCAATTCCTTTCGGTACAACTCGCGGCAGAGTAGAACCGATTGCGCTCCCTGGAGGCGGTTCAGCGGCTAATCTTTTTGAGCTGGAGACCTGGGCCCGGGCCAACAATATCACCGAAGAACAGGTGATGGACATCATGGTTCAAAACGGAGTTCAGGACGATTATATTCAGGAAGTGATCTTTGACTCCAGTGTAAAAACAGGAGCTTCGAATATCAACTGGTTCAATTCTCCCGAAGAGTTTATCCAGGCGGCAAGTCAGCCAGGATTTGCGCCGGTCTACCTGGAACGTGGAAACAGTGAACGAGGATTAATTCTTGATGCCAACAAGGAATCCGACGGCGCAGATGGTACGCTCTCGACTCAAAACGTGGGTGCCTATCTTCAACACGAGTCTACAAGAGCCGAAGGCCTTGAGATTATCAACGCGATTAACGTCATTGGTAATCTGGAACGTAAGCGCGTTAAGACCGATCAGGTACAAGACGTTGTTGAGCCCCTGCTGAACAAAATCAAGGAGCAGGAAAGTGCGAATTACATATCCAGTATTGTTGCCAAAGGGGGAGTTCTTCCTATTGACAACATACAGATTCTTCGCAAAGCGTTTAGCGCGTTTGCTTCTTCTCTTTCTGACTCTACGGTCGGTCTGAAGATGGCAGGTGGCCAGCAGGTCCTTGCCCCCGCAACAGGTATCTTTCGTGCAATAGATGTCAATGGTCGTGGAATTCTTGCCGGTGCTGCTGAAAATCAAGCAGGAACTTCTCGCGAACTTCACGGATTCGACGCTTTTAAAGATGGTAAGTCCGTTTTGGATACTCCTATCTGGAAAGCCCTCAAAGAAGCACACGATGCAAAGAGGTATGATGAGTCTGCAGTTTTGCGTCAACAGCTTTACCAAGAGTTGAGTAATGGGTGGGTGTTACAGCAGGCAGAGTGTGTAGTTTCCCCGATTCATTTCTCCAAATTCAATATTCCGAAAGGAGCGCAGATTCCAGATGTAACCCCGGACTCTTTGGCCGAGTGGAACTTGAGAGCTCGTTTTCGCAAGAGCTGGATTAAGGAAGAAGGAGATATTGCTCTGTGGGAACAACTCGTCGAAGAGCGTAAAGCCATTCGTAACAATACGGCTCTCGATCCTCAACAGCAGGCGGTTATGCTCAATGAAGTCGAACAAAAGTTTGATCTCATTAAGACTAAGTACATTACCAGCATGAAGGTTCAGGATGCAGAAAAGTACGTAAAGATGTACGATTCTTTCCTGAAGACACTTGACATATTGCTCGGACGTATCCCGGGAACGACAATTCATTCAATTTTGCCGATGACAGCGGTTGGGTTTGCATGGGATGCGGACAATCGGGTTCATGTTCACCCCGATGTTTTGATCTACCAGGGTGCCGACCAGGATATTGATAAGGGTAATATTCTCGCGTTTGATCCCGACCAAGAGGGTCTCATTGAAATTCCTTCAACTGTCGAAGACGCTGGTCGCTCAGTGCCGGCGCTGAAGAATCTAATCGTACAGAAAATGTGGGACGCTTCCATGAAACCAGGAGCCGCCATCATTTCTACGATGCCGACAGCTACTCAGCTTCTCGACGAAAAACTTGCGGAGTTTGAAGGAGAGACCAATGAGTATCAGTCTGAAGACAGTCCTGTTTCTGTTGCTCAGAAATATGCTGAAGGTCAGCTTGCAAAGAACGCCGTGGCCACGTTGGCTCTTGGTTTGAAAACCTACAACGGACTTGTCTATTCGTCAAGCAAAACCGGCAAAAGCTATGATGCCTGGACACCCAAGAGCCCGGCTCTTTACAGGGGTGGAAATCCCATGGCTCTTGTCGATAACATCAACTCGCTGCAATTCTTTGACGAATTCATTCAAGCAGCCCTCGATAACGCCAAAGATCCCAAACTCGCAAAGGCGGCGATGAATCCCGACAATGCCCAAGTTATCAACACGCTGGGGCTTTATGGGTATACTCCTTCGCAAGTAGTTGACTTCATTCGCCATCCGCTTGTGCGAGAGGTTTTCATCAAATATGCCGAGCAAAAAGAACTCAAGTATGTTCAGGATTTTGTAGCTCCTCTCGAATTCCTCAAAAATTTCGCAGAGACAAATCCGGCACCTGAACTTGAAGATCTTGGATTTTTGATGAGGATTGGAAGGCAGTTCTCCGCAGTAGGTACGATTTTCTCTCTCAACAAAGAGGTCGCCAATAACTTTTTCGAAGCCTACAAGATTCGTCGTGCATTCAATGATTTGACCGGAGGAAAGGAGTTCAACTTCGAAAAGTTTGCAGATATCATTAACGATCCTGCAGAACGCAAAAAGATGAGCGACAACTGGAATGCCCGGTTTGGCGGAAGTAAAGAGCGAGTGAATATCATGGAAGTCCTTGAGGATAACCAACACATGCTTTCTTACTTTGCTTCTTTTGTACTGGCTCACAAGACTTTCCGCGATAAGTCAAAGATGTATGATTACCTCTTCAGACTTGTGGATACTGTAAGCTGGGAAAGGATTACTGACGAAGCGAAGTTCAATTCTGTTCTTGACTTCATCTACGGAATGGCTGTCGATAGTTATCTGCGCGACAGGCAAGTCACCATTACTCTTGATGGAAAAGTGTATGATCTCGGAGTAGTAGGAGATACTGAAGAAAACTACGGTCGCGTGTCGTTCATGAGAGATGTGCCGTATTACTTTACTCCGGAGTCTGGGTCGATTCGTCCAAAAACAGCAGGATCTGTTCTGGAGTACCTTACCCAAATGAGTACGGAAGACGGCACGATTATTAAGCCTTGGGGTAATCTCAGAGACTATCCTGACGATCGCAAGGCAATGGCCATGCAGGCAATGACCCTTGCGGATCAGATGCTTGAATATCCTGCTGGAGACACCTCACCAAACAGGGTATTGTTTTACTACTCCTTGATCAAAGACAAGGGAGCAATGTCAGGCACATCGTTTACCGAGATGTTCAATTACGACACTCGCGTAATGGGAGACTTCGACAACTATGTTCACAATTCTTTTGCACCCACTTACTTCGTATCTCCTGATTCCACTCACATTCAGGACTTGGAATTGATTTTGAAGATGTCAAGCAGATTTTCCTGGCAGATGAGCCTTGAAGAGCTTGAGCTTCTCAAAAGCAAAGAGATGAGGAAGAAGCAAGAGGCAATGCAACGCAATCGTATTTCAATTCCTTACAGCTCCAACTCGGCTCTTAACGGATTGATCACCGCTGACTCCTTTAAGGGAAGGGTTGTAGAAAGCAGAAATATAGTTGTTCTCCCAGTAATCGTTGAGTTTACAAAAGGTAAATGGGTAGATCCTCAGACTGGAAAAGAGGTTGATCCTGACAAGCTTCCTACCGCTCAAAACTCAATTGGCGAAACTATGGTTTGGAGCAAGAAGCAAAACAGCTATGTTATCAAATCAGAAAAAGACCGCGAAGATGAAGAGGGCGAACGTACATTCTCTTCGGAAGAAACCGGATATGATGACAATCTGATTTACAAAGCTCATCGCAATCGAATCAGTCACGGCATGCTTACCAAGTTTGCCGAAATGCTCGGTCAGAGATTCGGAGTTCCTGTTCAGGTAATGACTACGGCTCAGATGATTGACAATTACGGCCCTTCTCGCGCAAAGGCCAAGGGATTGATGATTGAGTCCAGCGGTACAGTGATTATTAACTCTGACAAGGTTACTATCGATACTCCAATTCACGAAATCAGTCACGTCTTCATGCTCGCACTGCAGCGGGAGAAGCCCGAATTATTCCGTAAGATTATCGACGAAGCTCTTGCTCACGATTATGCCAAAACAATACGTGCAAAGTATCCCGAAGAAACCGATGAGTATATCGGCATGGAAGTCTTCGCAACCCTTGCCGGCATGCAATCGGCAAACAAGGTCGTGGATTTCTACAACAGGAACTGGTTTACCAGGATGAAAGATACCTTGCGGGAATTCTTTAACTGGCTTGCAGAAAAGTTGAATTTTTCCCCTATTTTTGACAGGGCACTCTCTGTCAACGACAGTTTAATGAGTCTTATCGACAAAGTCGGTGAGTCAGCAGTTTCGGCACTTAGGCTTACATCTAACGAAATGACCACACTTGACATGCTTGGTATCCGTCTCGTGCCCGCAAATCAGAGACTTATGGCTATTCGGAACCGCCTCCGGGCCGAAAAACGTGTTGAAAAAATCTGCGATTGATGGCCTGCATTGAGAAATACAAAGCTCCGAATGGCGAATTCTCCCACCTTCATGCTCAGTTGGTAGACCAGCTTGGAAGCTGGCGAGGAGATCATGCCTATCTGGAGATCCACGACGAGGCGTTCAAAACCTGGTTTGGAGACTGGGAATCTGAATATGGTCTGCGCAACAGGGGTAACAAAAATGCAGGCACTTTCAATCGGTCAGAGGGTCCCGGGGAGCCTGTGCCATACCCTTCTCTGGATGAGAACTGGGAACCCAAGATCTTCTGGCACGGAACCAATACCGACAAGATCAAAAGCTTTAACCAGGAGGAAAACAACTTCACTACTGACCGCGAATCTGCCGAAGACTATGCCCGGGAAATGGCATTGCTCAAAGGAGGATCTCCCAAAGTGTATCCTGTTTACTTGAGAATTCGTCAAAGAGACTTGCGTGCAGGCCATATCAAAATCAATGGTGATCGGGTTATTGTTACCGCTGACGCACGCGACAGTATCAAGTCGATTGAGAATGACGGCAACTATTCCAAATGGGGTAAGATATTCGAGTCTTCGATAAAAGAGGAACAGCCAGAAATGGATCCCAAAAAGCTTCGGCTTAAGCTGATTGATTCTGCTGCTTTGATCCAAGCACCTACGGGCGAGAACGCTAACTTTTACGGATATCAGGGCAAGTCCCTGGATCGTACCTCAACAAAAGTTGACAAGTATGTACGTTATCGAGGTGATGAAAGCGGTAAGGCTTATTCCGATGTGGGCACTAAGTACCACAAAATCATGGAGCTCTTGGTCAATGGCGCTTCTCCCGAACACATCGGAGACCTTAGTAACGAACTGGTCAGAGCTGGCTTTCCACCAATCGATGATAAAATTGAAGGAGCCTTTATCCGAGAAATGTGGTACGAGATTCAAGAACTGCGGAAGACAGGAGAGCTAATTGCTGAATTTCGTGCGGCCCGTATTGACAAGGGTTATGCTGGTACGATTGACTTGCTTTACATTGACAAGAAGACAGGCAAAGCAAGGATATACGATCTGAAGACAGCCCACGAAACTCCGTGGAAAAAGAATCCCCCTGAAGGTACGAACATGACCAAAGATGTTTGGTCGATTTCTGACTTCAACTACTATAAGGCAGAGCGATACGCGCTTCAAACCGCCTACTACGAGGATTTGATTTCTGCCGGAGATACCGTAACCGATCGTCCTCCTCTCCAGGTCGAGGGTATATTCGTTATGCCCACAGAAGTCAAATACGACGACCAGGGTAACGTGGCGTTGGTTCGCCTTCTGCCCACTGAGAACGTCAAACAGTGGTCTCGCGGAAGCGGAAGATCTTTCTATTCAAACGCGGTTCGCCAAGTTAAGAATGATCTGGAAAATCAAGAGATTGCCGAAGGCTTCAAAGGACGTCCGACCGGGCTTGGTGATTCTGGTAACTTTCTACGCCAGGCGTTGGGAGCACACATCGATTCTACCGAAGCGCTTGATGCACGCGCAACCAATTTTGTAGAGCGCAACAGTGATGAGAAAACATTCACTCTGATGGATGAAAAACCTGTTGCTTGGAGAAGTGACAACAAGCAGGACAGAATTGCCCAGGTAAAGGAGCTGTTTATTCGCATGGACCAGAATCACGCCGGTAATATGACTTCCGGTGTAGAGACGTTTTTCGGCGGAGAATTCAGAAATCCGAAAGCAAGTAGTGCCGGATCGATGTTTACTCTCAAGCACAACACTGTTACTAAGGAAGGGGCGATTACGGTTACTTATGCTCGTTCTTATCGCCTTCACAGTATTCTGAACTACTCCAATGCCAAGAACGTAATCAAGCTGTCGACCATTAAAGGGTTCGAACAGTACTCCGACGTAATGCTCGTTCATCGTGGAGATGGTGCCTACGATCTGCTTACCTTTACCAACATCCCTCACTACACAAGATTCGACGTCAAGAACAAAGACAAGAATTTTACCCGCAAGCTTCGTGTCGATGGGGACAGTATTTATGGAAACCACTTCTCACCCTATACTTCGGAGAATCTCGGAGTAACTCTCCAGAACAACTTCGGAGATTTTACCCGCATGCGCTTGGGGCTCATCGCTCTTGAACTTCAGAAAGAGAATCCTTCGATGAACGTCAACTCTATTATTGTTGATTACATCGCAGATAAGAGTCTTACCAGTCCTCACGGGATACTGCTCGACCAGTTAACCCCACAGATCAGTCATCTCAACAATATTGAGGCAATAAAGCCGATTATGCCGGAACGTATCCGGGAAGTTATTGGAACTGCTCGCAAGAGCAATCTTGCTGCAGGGGATGCACTGGCCGAGCTTAATACTTTCCTTCAAGCCGAATTGAGCGAGCCTTTTGCGGATAAGCTTTCCAAGCAAATTGATCGGTTCTCACGCAATGAAATTACCCGGGATGAGCTCGCCAATGAGCTCATGAACGGAGTAAACGGCATGCGTCATTATCTGCGCCAGAAGAATCTCAAGAGTGCGGACGTAGATCAAATGAAGAATTTGCTTTCCTCTGATCCGTATTTCATGGCCCTTGCCAGGGCATGGGTAGTTTTGAAGGGAATGGGATTTGACCCCGAAAAGGATGTGAGCGATCAGTTTCTTGGGCAGATTACTTACTGGATCAAATCTCCAACCGCAACCGGCCGCAAGACACTCGATAAGTTTTTTGATCTTTTCCGACAGCATGTCGACAACATCAAGCAGGAGATGCAAAAATTCCTGCATGTCAAAGAACCTGTTTTCAGAGATCTGGTTAACGAAGATCCTCTGGTCAAACGAGGTATTCCTGTTGTAGATTCTCACGCCGGAGGTTCAGATGCGATCCTGGCGATGACTCGTTCTGTAATGGAACCGCTCATTATGACTCGCCTGGACAAGAAAGGGAATAAATACAAAGTGCCGTGGTTGTGGGCGGAAGACAGTCCTGAGTTCAAACGACTTACGGTTGCTCAACGTGCGGCAATCAAATTCTTCAATGATCAGGTTCAACTCGCAGCTCCCGGTAAATGGCAGAGAGGGCAGATTCCGATCATTCGCACATCATCATCCACAAAATGGTTTCGGGCAAAATCGTCCCTGGGAAAGGGTGACTTCAGAAGTGCCGCCGCCAATACGAACGAAGCAGTAAAGATCTTTTGGGATTATGCTGCAGAGCGCGGTAACTTCAGAACGCTCGATGACGATCGTTCTTTTCAGGATGTTGCTTACGACCAGTTTGGAGGACAGACATACGTTGAGAACGGAACGATCAATTTCAATTCACAATCGCTAAAGCAAATCGGCCTCGACCCTCAGTTAAATCTCATTGACGGGGCTCTCAATACTGACTTTGAAACCGATCTTGAGAAAGTAATCACTCTGTTCAGGAGTCATTACATCAAAAAGACTGAGATGGACAAAGCGTTGCCTATCTATCAGATATATCGGTCCATATTCAAGTATTACGAACTGGCGCACGGGTTCAAGCAAACCAACACGATTCGAATGATGGACGAGTACGTCAACGATCTTGTGTTCAACACCAAGGTTGCTGAAGATGCTGCGTTGTCCAAAGCAATGAACGTGTCTATGCGTCTGGCCTCTATGGCCCTTATCGGTTTCAACCCGAACGTATTTCTCGGCAACACGCTTCAAATGTGGCTTGCCTCGACCACAGACGCTCTCACCAACACGATTACCTCAGATCCCAGATTCCCGGGAGTAAAAAGCTGGGCAAAGGCAACCGGAATCATGACCGCGGCCATGAAGGACACAGCGGAAATGACAAAGCTTACACTGTTGCGTCAGAAGTACTTGCCTGAAGATCTCTCGGTCCTTATAGGGGAGAAACACCAGAAGACTGCACGCGGTCTGATCAACGAACAGCTTGCTTACGCTCTTGACAGAAGCATGGAGGTCGGTGTTCGTACGCATCATTTGGTCGCTCAGATGGTGAAGGACGGTACTTATGATGCTCACTACGTTACCCGTGAGAAAGGCGAGGATGGAATTGAACGCTGGGTTGTCAAATATGACAAGAACAAAGACCCTCGTTTCAGTGGTGAAGACGGTAAGCTGTTTTACGATGCTCTCAAGAAGTCGATGCGTGAAAAAGGCGAGCTTGACGCTACCGGCGAAATCACCGGCGCTTACGATTGGCATTTGCGCGAACGTCTGAAAGCTTACATCAACCAGGGCATAGGTACTTTTGACCGGGATCTTGCATCTCCCTGGGCACGTCACTCGCTCATGTTTGCAATATCCCAGTTCCGCAACTGGTTTACTCAACGCTTTCAGCGGATTACCAAACTACCCTATGATGCAGAGATCATGGGCGATTACAAGAAAGTCAATGACGAAGTTGTATGGTCGAGCGAACCGATGAAGGGTTTGCTCTGGACTCTTTCGGATATGCACTCGATTGTGAAGAAAGCTGCCAAAGGTGAATGGAAAGAAGTTTCTCAAACTGATAAACGAAATCTGACGTACATGAGCATATCAACAGGAGCGGCTCTGGTTTTGTTTGCTCTCTCTGTCGCTTTGCTTGAAGATGATGATGATGAAGACTACATACGATTCAAAGTTATTACCAGCAACAACATTGCTGACTTGATGTCTTTTGTAACTGCTGGTCCTTATGGTACAATTCTGACAAGTCCTGCTGTGTTTGCCTCTTACTTCTCCAGAGTATTTGACAACATGGGGCAAGCAATCGTTTATGGATTTGATGGAGATACCGAAGAAGCCTGGAGAAAAGCAAAAGAAGTAATACCGATTGTAAACCGTTTCCCTGAATCAGAATAAACCTAACCAGTATGGCACTCGAATTATCCTCTTCATTTACTTTCTCCAAAACCGGAAAAAGCATTTTTGTAAAAGATGCGACCGGGGAGTATAACGCCACTACCAATCCTACGGGTTGGGGAACGCCTAACCAGAATCTTAACGAGAGCTGTCTGGTGTGCCTTGTGTCGCGCAAGGATAGCGGCGGAGATCAGATCTCCGGACCGATCTCTCCCTCTGCTCATTTTGTTTACGATGCTCTGGCGACGAACGCTACTGAAAAGAGCTTCGAGATCGAGTGGATCAATGACGGAGTTGTTGACGTGGTGCTTGTCCGGCTTCCGGTAACGCTTGATGGTACAAACTATGTCGATACCGGAGTAGTTACTGAAGGTGATTTCTACTACTATAACGGAGACGTATATCAGTTTGTCGATAGTGTTGGAGTCCTGGTAGAAGATTGGTCTGTTTTGATTACAGAAGGTGGTCTGATCCGAGATATCTGCAACGACGTAGCTACACCGATGCTGGCCATCAAGGCCCAGGAAATCTACAAACAATATGTTGATGAACGTGAGAAAGATCCCGACGACGCTCTGCCCATTTTGCAGGAGTTTCAGAAACTCCAGGCCGATATCCAGGGACTCTACTATACCTTCTGGTCTGGACTCACTGTCCAAGCACAAAACCAGATTGAAGATCTTCTTGACAAATACGAGATTGTGAACAACTATTAAGATGAGCTGCGAGGATAAGAAATACTTTGGCAACATGATTCCTCTTACCGGCGATACCGGTCAGAAAGATGTCGTTCTTGTTGCTGGAAACGGAATTAAGATTCTGGATCTCTCTACTGCAGAGGAGTATAAATTCAAATTCTCGACTAAGCCTGTGGTGAATCTTACGACAGATCTCATTCTGGTTGCCAAGGCTGCGGGTGTAACGAAAACTTCCCCCATTCTTAAAGGAACGGTGATTGATCGCTTTGAACTTTCCTGGTCCTATAACAAGACTGTTGTTTCTCAAACGCTTACCAATACCGGAGGTCTTACCCCACCTACGCTTGCCCCTGAAGATACCAGCGCTTTGTATACCGGGCAGAATGTAATCTCGAATATGAGTTTTACAATAGAGGGTAATGACGGAGAAGCACAACCGGGATCTATTGCATCTGATGCCGAATCAATCACATTTGGAAACTATATGTGGATTGGTGCGGGAGCCAGCAAGATCAATGCGGCAACTTCATCGCTGGAGGCTTTTCTCGAATCTCTTACCGGCACAATCAAGACTTCGCGTTCACATACGTACTATGCCACAGGCGGAGTAAACCAGAAGCACTTCGTTGCTTACCCTGCAGCTTGGGGTCTTGCAAACTTCTTCAAAGACCCTTTCTATGGCGGTTACGTTCGACTTAAAAACGTGGCAGGCACGCTGAAGTCTGTACTGGGAATCGGTGATGTGGAGACTTCAATTCTTATCACCAACAGCGCAGGTCATCAGGAAGCCTACTACGTGTATGAGTCCGAATACGACAATCAAGCAGATCCCTCAACCCCATTTGTAATTGTATGAACCTTTTTGCTCACGAATATGCTTTGGTTCTCTACGGTGTGATCATTTATCAGATCGCCCAGCATCTGGCTCAGAAACTTCCTTTGAGTGAAAGAATGAATCTCATCGGAAGATCTATGATTTGGGGCGGAATGGTAGTTGTGTTTGATGATGAGATTGCTGATTCTCTACTCGAATATGGTGTAGACCTTTGGCACGATGACGGAGAAACCATTGTTTGGTATTTCTATCTGGGTATTGGATTCGCAATCGACATTATAAGGAACAAAATTACGAAGCAATGAGCTTGGAAGGTAAAATACAGATACAATCGACTCTCGTTCCGACGAACGATAACCCGCGCATGCCGGTTACTGAGGTGAAGTACATTAAAGGTGCTCCTCAGATATTCTCTTCGATTGCAGAGCTTGTTGAATTTCATCCTAACCGGATGATCAAAGGGATGACTGCGACCATCTCAGGATGGCCGGGCATCAACGATGTAAGTCATCTCATTCTGAAATCAGATCCAGCTTTGCTGGTTGACTCTAATGGTGATTCCATCATTACCGAAAACAACTTCAACCAGTACTGGGACATTGACGATCAGACCACGGCTTCTCAGATCCGAGTCAGACAGTATGCCCCTGATAGCGCTGGAGGAGGTGCCCCCGTGTATCCGTATACTCTTGTAGAAGAAGTGAACTGGAAGAATACTTTTGATCCTAACCAGGGTCACAAGTGGATGCGTATGCGCGATGACGACGTTGATGACAACGCAGATGGTATCTTCGATAACTGGACGGCTCCTATTGCCATTGTCAACGCATTTACTTCCGGCGATTACATCGACAAACGCTTCAAGCGCGAAGGCACGCCGGCATCTTTCAATTCCCAGATTACATCTGAGGGTGGATTGACTGTCGACAACTATTACGTTGTTGATGAAGATGATCTGGAAGTCACCGGCAACTTGTCGCTTATTGATATTGGCGAAGTCACTACCAGCGGAACAGTTGTCCTCACGTTGGGTCGGGTATTCAAATACGTATCTGGACTGACCTACAATTTTAACTACGGAATGGGCGCTGGTAAGCTTCGTAGGATCATCAAGACTCCTCCGCGTACGGTAACTGGCACGCCGAACAACGAGCCTTCCGGATGGTTCGATACCCCTCCTGTCGGCACAGATCAGCTCTGGGAGATCTCCGGTCAGAAATCGGTTTACGGCCAGCTCAAAAGTGACTGGCTTCTCAAGAAGGTTGTTGAAGATCCCAATTACACCCGTTACTCGAATTCACCCTCCCCCCACCCCGACACTCTTTGCGGAGTGAACGAGTCTGCAGCCACATCGTCCGCGGCCGATCTGCGCTTGGTTGCTGCAGGTTGGAACTCGGAATACACCGGCGAAGAAGCGTTCATTGCCAGGCGCACGGGTGGATCTCCGCCTTATTCTGCGTGGCTGGTAGAGAAGATCTCCGAGGAATCCGGCGAGTACGTTGACCGGGTATTCAAGCTTTTTGACATGAACCTGGATGCGGATGGCTATGTCATTGCCGCACCTACCGACAGCGATGCTACCCGCGAGGGCTGGAGTGATGCTCCTCTTCAGGAGACTGCAACTCAGATCAACTTTGTGTCTGAGGCGCGTAAGTTCTTCGATGGTACATTGAAGACTGCTTGGTCTCAACCCGTACCCTTTACCGGGAAAGATGTCTTTACCGACGTCATCGAAAGCATTCCTGCCGATAACTTTCGCTACGATGGTGCGGGCAACGTAACTCCTTCAGAAATTACACTTACGGCCAAACTCTACAAAGGAGTCACCAAGCTCTGGGAAGAATTTGGCGTTACTATCTCGTACGCCTGGAAGATTGTCTACAACGATGGCAACATTGTTGACATTGCATCTACCAGCAATCCTGCGGATGATTTCTACACCCCGGCTGTCACTGGTTCAGGCATCGCTGATTCCGGAGGTTCGAATACTGTTATCAATGACGCTCTTGGTGACTTTGTAAGCAAAGGCGTACTGGCAGGTGACAAAATCTGGAATGTCACGGATGGTTCTTATGCGACAGTAGTTACCGTAAACTCGGCCACCCAAATCACAACAACCGGACTTACCGGCGGAGCAGACAATACATTCTCCAGCGGAGATGTGTATTTCCTCCAGGTTGACAATTATGTCCGTGCGAATCAGGTAGCCATTATCAAGCCAGGAGCAATTACCGGCGCTGCTACCGTTCGCTGCATACAGACGATCACCATGACCGAAGCTTCAAACCTGGTGTTTGAGGAAGAGATTTCTCTCATCGATGTCACCGATGGAAAAGATGCCAAAGCCCTCACGATTACTGCTGATAATTACCGGTTTCTCTACGATTCTACCGGCCTGGTCTTCTCGCCGCTGAATCTCGTTCTCCGCGCATATCATTCAAATCTGCCAGGTGTTACCCTCTATTGGTACTACTGGAACGGTTCTGCCTGGGTACAAATCATTTCCGGGGTAAACAACTACACGATTTCCGGTAACGTGTTGAGTTCGACTGCGGCGAATCGATTCCTGGCTGACAGTTCTCATCAGGAAATTCGGTATGCGGTGTCTACTCTTGGGCCTGCGGGTAATCCGGACGCTGCGGATTATGAAGACAGCTTTTCCGATTTCCTCACCATTGCAAAACTGTCGGCCGCAAACGTGGGTGTGAATGGAGAAGACGCGTTGAATGCCACTCTTTCCAACGAAGCCCACACTGTTGTACTTGACAGCGCTACAACTGTTCCAGCCACTGGGGAAGTTGCTAAAGCAACCACTCGAATTGCTGTTTACGAGGGTAATGTCAAGCTTGACTACCATCTGGCGGAATTCAGTATCGCACTGGGAGGCGGAGAGTCGACTTATTTTGCGGTCACTGATCCCAATGATGCTACTGGCGATGCCGTAGTATCCTTGATCGATTCTTCCTGGGTCGCAGGGGTACGTTCTTACCAAGCACATCTGGCCATAACCTACGGCGGGATAACACTCAACAAAGTGTTCTCGCTGTCTTCTACACTGGATGCTCCTGGAGCGATAATCCTCGACATCGATTCTGATAAAGGATTTGTATTCACCCCGACCGACAAGAGTAACAAAACGCTTACCGCCAAGCTGTACAACTCGGCCCTTTCCGGCGACCAATCCATCACTCTTCCGGGGGCATACTACTTCCAATGGGTTGTGGGTGGAGTAACTTCTGGTTGGTCAAATGCTGCGGGCGCTCATCAAAAAGTTGTTACTCAGGCCAACATTCTCACTTCAGCCAATGTCACGGTACGGATTTCGACTTCCGTTTCCGGTACACCTATCTATCGCGAGCGTACTATCTCTTTGTCCGACGTTATAGACGGAAGAGCTTATCGCGCATGGACGGAGACTGATCCGGGAGCAAACATACTGACTACTCAAAATCCAACTTTGGGTACGTCTGGTAACTTTGTGGGGGGTGTTGCCAAAGCGCTTGACCCTATCACAGGTACTCAGGAATGGAGACTTCAAGGAGATAGTTACTGGAACACGCACAGTCCTTTGTATTCGCAAGATGCTTACGTTGACCCCAATACCGGGAATTGGGCATGGACTCCCAAGTATCGAATAAAAGGTGAACAGGGAGATCAGGGTGGGGCCGGTCACTTCCAGTACGCTATGTACAAAGCGACTTACCGCATCATGGCGTCGCAAACAACACTTGCTGCATTCGCAGCAGCTTCGGGAAGTTATACATTCACGAAAGGCAGTGTGATCTACCTCAACGCACCCGGGCCCGCTTACTACTACAACGGTGGTACAAAGACCCTTGTAGGCAGCTACGATACTACCTTGGTGCCTCCGGATTTTGCTAATGGAAACTCCGATACTGCAACACTTGCGCAGATGATCGGAACAGGAACAGCATATGCTGACTGGTTCTCTCGCCCGCCAATATCAGGAGTTATTTGGAAAACCGAACGTCTTTGGAATGGCGAGGGAGTATCGTTTAATGTCAACGGAGATCCCGTCGGTGCTATTGAAGTAAGCGGTAGTAAGTGGGCAACTCCTGTAAAAATAACATCTCTTGACGGAAGCGGATTTAAAGGAGATGTTGGAGATGTTGGTCCAACTGGTCCTCAAGGTCCAACAGGAGCAACCGGTCCTGCAGGTCCAGCAGGAGAAACCTTTTTTAAAGTATTGTTGAATCATGATGCCATTACAGGAGAATTAGCAACCCCTCGAATCTTTCCTTCTTTTAACCTCCAGTCGGTTTATCAATACGATTCAACTATTAATGGATGGTACAACAATACTGGTAAAAATGTATATGTAAAAGTAGAACTCACCGTTCGCATTCGATCCATTAATAGTGGAACAAATATAATTGGAATTGCAATTCTTGATACTTATCTCAACGGTAGCTTTCAAAAACAAATACAAACAAGACAATCAATACTTGGGGGAGGATCATATAATACAGGACAGGATCTGTTTGTAAGTTACATTCAACAAGTCAATGCCGGGCAGACACTGGGGTTTAAAGGATCTGCAAGTGTATATGGAGGTGTAGCAGCGGTTTGTAATCAAACCCCTCATTGGAGCGTGTATATAATCTCAGAAGTATGACATACGACGATTACATTGCGAATTATCTCCGAGATGCTCAAGGCAGAATCGCCGAGTTATCTGTGGAAATGAATGAACTGGAAGACCAAGGGTCTTATCAGTATCGTAAACTTGTTCGCTCTCGAAGTGAGATAGCGGCTTTTATGAGTATTCTCTACGAAGGCAAGTGGCTTATTGACGGAGGATACAATCATATTCAAGTTGGAGAGGGTATGACATGGACGGAGCGCGAAATAATCGAGGAAATTGAATACCTGCGGTACTTGCATAAAATGAATGAACTGCCATACATAACTTTTACGGCACACTACCCGAGAATAGCATCTATTATAAATGGTGGCGGGGCGGGTAGTGGAGTAGCAGCTGTTCCCGTCGGCACTTATGGACAACTAATGGGGTTTGACGGAGGGGGTGGGCCTGAAGCACAGGATATAAGTCCCTGGGCTGGTTATATCGATGGAGAATCAATAAACACTTATTTTAGTAGATGATATGAGCCTCCGACTGATCAAATACTTTCGCGGACCAACATTCACTGCCTCTGAATGGACAGTTGCTAATCCTGTCCTCGCCAAAGGTGAAATTGGATATGAGTTGAACGGTTCTTTGGTTACGGCTGCCAAGGTCGGCAACGGTGTGCTTGCGTGGAATGATTTGAGCTATCTGGGGGAGGACATCTACAATTACGTCGAGGAGGTAACCAATCCCATCGGAGATGCTCAAGGCTCTCTTCAGGGACTTACTGTCGCGGAGATCCTCAATAAGATGCTTTCTCCTTACGAGATCCCGACTTTTCAAAATATTCGCAACAATGCTCGCGGCGGATCTGATTATCAGAACATCGCCCTGATGGAGGTTGGCCAGGTAATTTCTGGTCCGGTATCGATTATCTACAATCTGCTGAATGCTCAGAATCTTTCCGGTTCTACACCAATCAATGTCACAGCAGCCGGCGTATTTGCAAACGAAGGCAACTTTGCCAACAGCGGTAACATTTCCCTCACTCTTGCTTCTCCGCTCAATCCATCCACTCCTCTGACCATTACCATCACAATGAAGAACACCCATCTTCAAGGTATGACCGGAGGAGTGGATGCGACCACGCAAATCAAATATCGCGCTCGCGCAATGTGGGTATCTTCTGCTCTTACCGACATTCTTTCTGGTGCGACCTTCATGTCCCAGGCGAATCAGCAGTATTCGATTACCGATGACTACAAGCAGGATTACAGTTTCTATGGCAACGGGTATAGCTGGATTGCAATTCCTTCCATGCTGAATCCGACCAATGTGATTTTTACAGACGTCACTAATCCGAATGCGCCTGCCGATTATGCCATGGAAGCAAAGGGCACGCTTTCAATTAATAACGGAGTCGCTACTTACAACTATGTGTTGTATCGCTCTACTTATTTTCTCATTAACCCAACTAAACTCAGAATATCGTGAGCTGGCTACTGAGTACATTTCTGGAACCTAACTTTAACGGTGCGTTGATGGACGCTCTTTATTTGAAGGGAGGGTTTCGTATTGTCAATACGCAAGCACAAATGCTTGCCATCCCCTACCTCTATCGCACGCTCAACGACAAAGAAGCAACTGTTGTTTATGTAAGAAGTACGAAGATTCTTTACCAGCTCACGACTAATCCGTCCGGAGATTCGACAGCACTCACTGACTGGGAACCCATCGAACTCGGTGGTTCCAGTTCATTTCGTCCGGTCGGTGAATGGGATCCTTACATGAATCTTCCGGAACTCAGCGATGCCGGTGCGGCGGGAAGAAACGGAGAGTTTTACTTTGTAATCAACTGTCCGAGTCCGGATGTATTTACAATTCCCGGATTGTTTCAGGATACTGCAGTCACTCTGAGTAACGGTGCGATGATTGTATCAGTAGGTAACTATTGGACCGCAATCTCTCAGACTACCTCTTGGGATGCCTTGGTAAAACCCCAAGTCATTATTGATTATGTAAATGGAATAGTTATTCCTCACACCCATCATGTGAGCGACATCGTTGGCTTTGGTGACATCACGGGTGATTTCTACACGATTGCAGATACTGCAGATCACACCATTCCATTCGATACTGTTCCGAACCTGGCAATTACAGAAGTCGAGTTCTTACGTACCTGGTACTACACAAAGATCAATATCGATTCTCAATTCCTGCGTAAGGTTGGTGACACTGGAGTATTCGCTTTCACTTTTGCCAACAATCAGGGGATTGATTCTGACGGAACTGCAGGCATCGACGTACTTAATATTGGAACACAAAATGCGGACATCATCAATATCGGTAAGATTGGGGGTACAGTCAACATCAACGGAACTGTCAACTACAACAATCAGACAAACCTTGCGATTACTGACAAGCTCATCCGTCTCAACGTCAATGGGGCTGGAGGCAGCGGTTCGGGAGTGGGTTTCGAAATCGAAGAAGGCGGTACGGGTGTCATTACCGGATATGTAAAGACCAACGGTGCCCGGGACGGATACCTGTTCAATACCCCAGCCTCGCTTTATGATGCGGATCTGAATTTCTCTGCCCTTTCAGCCAACAGGGTATTCACTTTCCCAGACTCCTCTGGCACCCTGGCGCTCGTAGCCTCTACGCTGTCTACCAGCCTTGCCAGCGGGAAAGTGTGGCTTGGTAACGGCGGTGGTACTGCAGCGCAGGTAACCCTTTCGGGGGACGTAACTGTCGACAATGCCGGGGTCACGGCGATCGGTGCCAATAAGGTGCTGACCTCCATGATCCTGAACTCAAACGTCACCTATGCCAAGATCCAGAATGTCACCGGCACCCGGCTCCTGGGTCGGTACACCGGCTCCTCGGGGGTCATCGAGGAGGTAACCCTCAATTCTGATCTGGAATTCAATGGTTCAGCCATCCGGACGGCGGCCTTTACCGGCGACGTAACCAAGGCGGCCGGCGGGACGGCCCTTACCATAGCCGATGACGCGGTGACCTACGCCAAGATGCAGAATGTGGCCTTCAATAACAGGGTCCTGGGACGCGTTTCCGGGGCCGCTGGCGACGTCGAGGAGCTGACCGGGACGCAAGTCACCGCTCTGCTCGATGCCTTTACCAGCGGGCTAAAAGGGCTGGCTCCGGCCTCTGGCGGAGGTACGACCAACTTTCTTCGGGCGGACGGTACTTGGGCGGCACCAGGCGGCACCGGCCACGCGATCTACAATGGTGCGGACGTATCACCCCTTACCCAACGTACCCCTTTAAGGTTCCGGAACGGGCTGACGGCCTCGGACGTGGCTTCGGAAACGGTTGCCGAGCTGGGCGGAGATATTCTGGCGAACACGGCAATTACCGGCGCTTACATCCTTTCCTTAAATACAAAGGCCGTAAGTCTCTTTGCGTCAGCTCCCACTCTCAATTCCGGTGACAAAATCATGTTTATGGGAGTTTGTACTACTCCGCCTGCGGCAGCTCCGACAAATGGTATTTATATTTGGGTAGAGGCGGTTAACGGAGTTTACGAACTTCGGATAATGGATTCTGGCGGTAACATCAAAGGATTATCATAATGGGACTCAAGACAATACAATCCGTATCCGGAGAAGCTTCAACCACCGACGACAGCACTTGGGTATCCGTTGCTACATTTTCGGTTGGCTCAAACTGTTCAATCAGGATTTCGAACATCTTTGCTCTTGGAAGAACTACGAACGGTACAGTAGGACAGCATGCGTACGCCGAAGCGCTTCACCGCGCCAGGCGTGTTTCTGGTACGCTGACTCTTCAGGGATCGATCGTATTTTTGATGACTTTCACGACTGGATCAGACGCAGCACTTACAAGTTGTGCCATGCAGTTAATTGTTTCAGGTGGAGATCTCATCCTACAAGTAAAAGGTGTGGCCGGAAGGAACATCGACTGGTATGGTGGCTTCACGGTAACACTTAACTAATGGCCGTACGGATACGATTCAGAAAATATTACGAGTGCGACACCGAAGCTGAACGCAATTTAGACTGGGGTGCCGACTCGATAATCTATACTCTCGATACCAGCAAGTATTTCAAGATTCTTGCTGGCGATTATGTCGAGATTCCGCCAGACGAGGTTGTCTTCGCTTCGCCTATTCCGCTTACCAAAATTGCAATCAGTGGTGTTGCTGATGGATCTCGCTTCTTGCGGGATGACGGTGCCTGGGCAGATCCCCCTGGAGGTGGTGCCAGTATCTTCACCGAACTGCTTGACGTGCCTGCATCCTATACAGGACACGCATTGAAGCTCACCCGGGTCAACGCTGGTGAAACCGGGCTTGAATTCTACACACTCCCGTCCTACCAGCCCTTGGATGCCGACCTGACGGCCATTGCCGCACTGTCGGGGTCCACGGGTTTTCTCAAGAAGACTGCTCCTGATACCTGGTCGATTGATACCGGAACTTACGTACTGAGCAGTGATGCCTGGCTTGCTGCAAGCGGAGTTACGCTTACTGGCAACAACACAATTACAATGGGCGTAAATACGATTACCTTTTCTGGTAATCGTGTGTCTTTCACTCCGGATGCAACAAATGCCGGTATTAATGTGGGTTCCATCTCTGCCAATCCGTCTGGCTCCATCACTGGAGATATATGGTATAGAACATCCGATGGAACTTATTGGGGCAAGCACGGCGGCGGTAATGATGTTTTTGCATTTGCCGGTAGCGTATCCACAAACCAGATACCGTATAGTACGGGCGTTGGGACCGGAAGGCTTGCGGGAAGCACAGGACTTACGTATACTACATCTGCAGGATTGTCTGTGTCAGCTACAAACGGCAGTACAATAACAAGTACTGTTGCGTCTACGATGCTTACGCTAAGCACGGGTAGCAATACAGGCGCTATTGCGATGATCAGTAATACAGTTCAGCGCAATCGTCTGCTTTGGACAAACGTGCTTCCGGCGTACTTTGAGAGTGGACTCGGTGTGGGGTCAATGAACGCCAACGTGTCTTCGTTCTGGGTGAACGGAACAACCTTACTTGCAAACGCAAGTACAGATACCTTAACATCCTCAACCAGACTCGACGTTCGTGGTGTAAGCGGAGGAAATATCTGGGTCGGCAAGGATAGTACGGGGACCGAACGATTGACATTTACCGATACAGGTCTTACTACAATCAAGACCGAACTGGGTACTACGTTCAGGATTCAGAATGCGGCAAACACCGCAGCACTTGCCTTTGTAACCAACTCTTCAAACCCATCTATTACACAGACTGGAGGTAATTCCTTTGATATTAGTCACTCGGTAGGTCCCCGACTTATGGTCGGAAGCGCTCCATATTTTGTAGTTGTGAGTGGAAACCACACAACGGTAGAGTCTGCTGGAACCACTGCTCCTACAAACGCAGCCACTCAAATAAGCTCTATCAAATTCAACCTCAAGAACATGATCTGGAACGGCACTGATGCTGATTCAGGATTCTATACCTTTCAGAACGTTGCGAGTACATCTACGAATACCGAAAGCAACCTGGTCCTGACTTACGAGACCGGTGCTAACTACTATGATCATAAACCGAACACGGTTGTCTCTACTCTTCTGAAAGTTAACAATAGCGGTGGACTTACACTCGGTAATCCGTCGAGCTATGTCATCGTTGGCCTTGCTACATCTTCTGTTGCGGGTTCGATTTACATTGAAGGAAGTGCAACCCCATCTCTTACATTCGCCACCACTTCCGGGGCCACGAGACAGTGGAGTTTTATAAGCGGAGTAAGCGGAACCGACCTTACACTTCGCTACGCTGCAGCATCTTCAACTGAACTGATGTACTTCAGTGGACCTAATTTGAGCGTGGGTTTCGGCGGAACTACTGATTCAACCACAAGAGTCGGAATAAGGGGGATAAGCGGGGGAAGCATCCTGACACTGAAGGACAATACAGGTTCGGCCATAAGGTTTTCTGTGAGTGATGCTGGTTTACTAACTGTTAATGGTGCAAGTACATTTAACAACTCTATAACTTTAGCGGGAACTAATAATGCGTTTGCCAATACCTCTACATTGACTTCAGGTGGGGCAAACGCAATATCTCACACTGGTGGGTATACTCATTCCTCTGCAACAACGTCATCTTTCAGTGCAAGTGGAACAGTCAATACAACGGGCACTGCGGTTGTAAAAGTATTCCAAAGTGCACATAGTATTACTGCTGCTATCGACTACACTGGATTTTATCACAATCCAACCAATCCTTCTAATATATCCGGGGTGCATTTGGCGTTTCATGCCGTGACAGGTTCCTATCTTGCAGGTACAGCTTTACCGTCAACGGTTGGTCTTTACAGCGTTAGTTCCTCAACGAACGCAACGGTGAACGCGGCTGTTTATGAGAACACTCATGCGGGGACGTCTGCTGCCATACAGATGATGTTCCTCAATGACGGGGGTAGAAGCGGTAGGATTACCATGACTTCGCAGGCAAACTCAATATTTGCAAACACATTCTTTATAACAACAAGTGCCAACGATGTCCCCCTCATTTTAGGTACGAATGGCAACACCCCACGTATCACGATTGGCGGTACTGGTGTTATCACTCTTCACACAACTCCTGCTGCTGCTTCTGCAAGTGCTGATAAATTCTTAATGCGAGATAGCACAGGTGTTCTTCAGGAACTTACTATGACGGGTACTCCTGATGGAACCAAGTTCTTCAGAGATGACGGCTCGTGGCAGTCTGTGACCAGTGGATTCAGTGATCCGATGACTACCAGAGGTGACATTATCGTTAGAAATGCCTCAAACGTAACAGCAAGATTAGGTGTCGGCACTGCAGATCAGGTTTTGACCAGTGACGGCACAGACGTTTTCTGGGGATCTCCTCCTGGAGGAGTCAGTGGTGGATTGTACTTCAAATTCGATACCTCGACTTCTTCTGCTGATCCAGGCTCGGGCGATGTCAGATATGACAACGCAACTCCTTCTTCAGTAGCTAACATCTACATCAGCGAAACTTCTTCGGAAGGCATCGATATTTCTACCGTCCTGGATAATCTGGCAACCAATGATAGAATTTTGATTCGTCAGTCCAGTGATCCGACAAAAGCTCAATTGTTCCAAGTCAGCGGGTCTATTACCGACAACGGTGCTTGGAGGACGATTCCTGTAACCTATGTGTCAGGTGGAAGCGGAGGACTTCCTGGTAATGGAAAGGATCTCTCCATATCGCGAGTAACTACTCCGCCGGCCAGCGGCGGATACACTAATCTGACCCAATTCATTGCTCAGACGGCTTGGAGACTTTTCTACTCTGATGCTAATGGAGATGTCCAGGAACTTGCTCTCGGTGCTTCAGGAAACTTCCTTCAGTCAAACGGTGCATCCTCGGTACCTACTTGGGTCGCCCCTGCAGGCAGTGGGGACATGCTGTTAGGCACAGCGCAAGTTGTCACGGCATCAAAAACATTTGATCCGGGAACTTTACTGTTGAACGATACCGCATCTGCGTTTAATTTGATTCTTGGATCAACCGGTACGTCGTTGTCAGCAAACAGAACGCTCTCATTTGCTGTGAACAACGCAGACCGTTTGTTGACAATAAATGGAGACACAACTTTATCAGGCGGTACACATTCAGGAACAAACACCGGAGATCAAACAATCACACTTACTGGAGATGTAACCGGTTCAGGTACTGGCTCATTTGCCGCAACTATTGCAAACTCTGCTGTTACTCTGGCAAAGATGGCAGATGTTGCTACTGCCAGTATATTCTATCGTAAAACATCGGGCACTGGCGTACCAGAAGTACAGACGTTAGCTACTTTAAAAACTGATCTTGGATTAACAGGTACGAACTCAGGCGATCAGACTATTACTCTGACTGGAGATGTAACAGGCTCTGGTACAGGATCTTTTGCGACCACTATTGGAAGTAACGTAGTTACATACGCAAAAATACAACAGTCTTCTGCTGGATTTACAATCATTGCAAAAGCTACTACTGGCGCAGGCAACTATGCAGAATTGGCTGCTGGTGCAGACAGTATTCTAATGCGCTCTGGCTCTGGCAACCTTACGTTTGGTACTATTGTCACCAACCAAATTGGTACATCTCAGGTAACCTACGGCAAAATACAAAATGCCTCTGCTGGATTCACTATTCTGGCGAATGCGACGACCGGTGTTGGCGCTTACGCCGAACTGACTGCAGGTACGGATTCCATTCTGATGAGATCCGGCTCAGGAAATTTGACATTCGGAACGATTGTCACTAATCAGATTGGAGCAAACCAAGTAACCTTAGCCAAAATGGCTCAGGTAGCAACAGCTACTGTCTTCTATCGCAAAACTGCTGGTACAGGAGATCCCGAGGTTCAGACACTGGCTACACTTAAAACTGATCTCGGTCTTACTGGTACAAACTCTGGCGACCAGACATCCATTGTTGGAATAACTGGTACAAAGGCTCAATTTGATACTGCTGTTACAGACGGCAACTTTATGTATGTTGGCGATGCGCCGACAGCACACACTCATACGCTTGCTGATATCACAGATGTAACTGCAAGTGCTACGGAAGTCAACCTTTTGGATCTCTCTGGTCTCACTGCTGGATGGGTATTACGCGCAACAGCAGCTACAACAGCAGCGTGGGGACAGCTTCTCGGATCTCAAATCAGTAACGACCTTGGCTGGATCACAGGGAACCAAACTATCACTCTTTCAGGGGATGTAACTGGCTCGGGTACAACCGCCATCACTACTGCTATTGGAGTTAATAAGGTAGTGTACTCTATGATTCAGCAGGCGTCAGCCGGTTTTACAATATTAGCAAAGGCGACTACCGGTGCTGGTAACTATGCTGAACTTGCAGCAGGAACAGATTCGGTTCTCATGCGTTCGGGTTCTGGAAACATTACTTTCGGAACCATAGTAACCAATCAAATCGGAGCTTCTCAAGTCACGTATGCGAAAATTCAGAATGCGTCGGCAGGATACACAATTCTCGCAAAGGTCAATACTGGATCTGGTGCTTATGCAGAACTCGCCGCAAGTGCAGATGGTGTTTTGCGTAGAAGTGGATCTGGAGATCTTGCGTTTGGTTCTTTGGTAACAGCAAATATTGGCGACTCTCAAATTACATACGCCAAACTGCAAAACGCATCGGCCGGCTACACCATTCTTGCTAAGGCGACTACTGGTTCAGGAGCGTATACTGAACTTGCTGCTATTACCAATGGAGTTCTTGGTCGTCAAGGATCGGGAGATCTTCAGTTTGCACAAATAGCCAGCTCTCAGATTGCAGATGCCCAGGTTACCAACGCCAAAATGACTAACATGGCGGGTTATACCATTAAGGGAAATATTAACGTAGGTTCTGCGACACCTCAAGATCTTACCGGAACTCAGGTCACTACTCTGCTTGACGTTTTTACGACCACTCTCAAAGGTCTTGTGCCAGCTTCAGGGGGCGGAACCACGAATTTCCTCAGAGCTGATGGAACCTGGGCTGCCCCTGGGAGCGGTGGGATATCGCGAACTGTGAGCAATGTGTCTGCATCGCAGACTCTTGGGGCCGCAGCAACAACAGACTACATCTATTTCGCATCTTCAACCATTACTTTAACTTTGCCTACAGCTGTCGGAAATACCAACCGCTACACTGTGAAAAACGTGGGCTATGGCACAATCACCGTCGAAACTACGAGTTCTCAGCTTATCGACGGTGAGCTGTCCATATCGATTTTCACTCGCAATAATTCCGTAGATTTGGTAAGCGATGGTACTAACTGGAACATAATTTAACGCTATGGCCTATCAAGACGAATCAGAAGAAGCCAGGGAAGAAACCCTGATTCTTATGCGCAGATTGCTCAAGGTGGTTGAAAGCCTGGGAGTAGTTGATGTTGCTGGCCGTCAACGCGTCGCCATAGATGCCATTACTTCAGGTCTTACTCTCGCAACCATTACCACCGTATCCAGTGTGACCAACGTAGCTGGCCAAACTGCATTGGCTGGTATGGATCGTGAAATGTATATCAATGCGGCACGCACAACTCACAATAACGCAATCAGAAACAATCTAAATTAAAACATCATGGGTCTTGTAAATACTTTGAAAAAGCACATCGATCTCCCGGTATGGGAGTGGACTCGGTTTGCTCCGGCTGTATCTTCTGCGATAAGCTGCAGTTGTGTTTCCGACAACGGAAACTTTGACAAGAATCACAACGGAAGATATCTGTACTATATGATCTCAGGCACTTCCTTTTGGAGGTATGATACCTGGACAGATACTTACCTGCAACTTGCATCTCCGCCAATCGCCACGGCGACGTGGGCTCGAATGAAGTTCGTGGGTTCGATGGGCTTGGAGGGCATTGCGATTGCTGGCTCATCTTCTACTCTGACAATACCTGGTTACTTTGGCAAATCTCTCAAAGGATACGACATTAAGATTGTCGGAGGAACCGGAGACGGTCAACGCAGAACAATTACCGATGTCGCCGAGCCAGTTGTTGTCGACAGCGGTGTACCAACTGCGGTTAACAACGTACTCGGCGCAATTACAATTACTGATACTCTCAAGGCTTGGACATTCAATCAATGGGTCGGATACCAGGTTCGCATTGTTGCTGGTCCTGGTGTAGGTCAGGTACGCAAAATTATAGGTAATACGGCAACAGTATTAACACTCGGTGATTCGACAACTTCTGCTCACGAGTTGTACCATTACAACCCTGCTATTTTTTCACCTGCAATTTCTGCTACTGCCGGTACTCAGTCAATTTATCAGATTGAGAGTTCTGTAATTACTGTTGATTCTTCTTGGGCTACCACACCTGATGCAACTTCTCGTTTCAGAATTACATCTGGTGCAATTCTTCTTGCATCCAGCGCGGCAGCTACTCCTTTTTACACTCTTCAACAGTACGATATTGCTACGGATACCTGGTACATTCGTTCGGCATGTACACAAATCATCACGGCTGTCGGAACAGATGGTAGTATTGAGCTCTTTACGGAGAACGCAAGTATCTGGGAAAAGGGTCTTGCTTCTGGCGGGACAACTACAACTCTTGTCGACTCCAGTAAAAACTGGACAACGAATCAGTGGGTAGGATATTGGCTGCGAATCTGTTCGGGAACCGGCGAAAACCAACTCAAGCAAATTGTATCGAACACAGCAACTACTCTGACGTTCTCTACGGGCACAGCTCCGGATACAACCAGTCGTTATCACATTGAAGGATTCGACGCAGGAATAGCGACATCCGGTTCAGCGTCAAGCATTACCGATTCTACAAAAGCCTGGGCCGTTAATCGCTGGAAGAACTACATGGTCAAAGTGATTGCGGGAACCGGCAAAGGTCAAGAGATTCCGATTTTGTCGAACACCTCTACTGTTCTTACACTTGTAAAGCCAAGTACATTCACTTTCGACAATACAACTGTCTATATCATTCAGGGAGACACTGATAAGAATTTGCTGTTATTGGGAGGACAATCAACACCGGCAATTCTGCATTTGGAGGATGATATGGCAGCTCTTGGTCGGTGGCAAGACAGTGGCGCCGCACGCCAGGGATACGTTCAGTACTCCTCTCACAAGCCAATTGCGCTCGCGTCCCTTACAGGAAACGGCACTACGGCTACCGCAACTACTGCAATGCCGCATAATCTCAAGACAGGTTATGTAGTCAACGTCGGAGGAGCTATAACCAACACTGGTCTTAACGTAACTGGAGTAACGATTACGGTAACTGGTGCAACCACGTTCACTTATTCAAACGCTACAAACGGTACAGCAACATTTACCGGTCATTCTACGACAACTCTCACCGACTCATCCAAGAACTGGACAACTAACCAATGGACAGGCTACATGTGTGTAGTTACTACGGCTGCAGTTACCGCAGCATCTGGTCTTGCAGCAACTCAGACACTGCAAATTGCATCCAATACAGCAACTACTCTCACTTTTGTCGCAGGCACTGCACCAACCAACGGTGTATCCAGGTATATGATTGTGCCCCGAAATGCCATAGGTATGATGGCCAATGGCATAGCGACTGGCACACAATCAACAACTACGCTCCAAGATACCAACATCAGCTCATTTAGCACAGGTGCTTCTGGAGGAAGCGTAAGTGGTAACGTACTTACGGTTACTGCAGTAAGCGCCGGATACTTGTCGATAGGCTCTGTTGTTGCGGGCTCCGGAATTACTTCAGGTTCAACAATCATTGCGTTCGGACCAAACACGGTTGGCGGAATAGGGACTTACGTTCTGGATCGCAGTTCTTCGTCAACTGGAGCAATAACCGTCACCTCTGCTGGATGGGCTGTAAACATTTTCGGAGGTCGTCGTTTGAAGATGATTGGAAGTACAGGTCAAGGAATTGAAATTGCGATTACTTCCAATACAGCTAACACGCTTACGTTCGCTGTAACGACAGCACCAGTTACCGCGGTAACGTCGTATGTGATTGTTCAGCCAGGACTCAAAGGAGTAGGTATTGAAATGAACTGGGTATTCGGAATTACGGACTCTAATCTTCGCGGTAAGTACATCATAGTTCCTCGCGGAGGCGCCGTTGCAGGTTTTGATCGTCTGGATATCACAACCGATAGCTGGGAACTTATGTCAACGACGCCTCAGTCTGAAACATTAACTACCGGAAGCATGTACGCGTATGATCTGGAAAACAGAATTTACTTTACCAAAGATGCTACTCAGCGAGTCTACTATCTGGACGTCTTGCTCAATGAGATCCACGGGGCCGGCATCTACCCCTACGCTGCTGGTACAGCAATTATTGGAAATCGAATGGAAGTATTCAAAACCGAAGATGGATTTAAGTATCTCTGGCTGAACAGACACTCAGCCCAAGAGTGTTTCCGCCAGTTGCTTTTCTATTAATATGGCATACGAAGATAGCTCAGAACAAGCGAAGGAATCTTCGCTTATATTACTAAGACGATTAGTCAAACTGGCTGAGTCGCTGGGCACAGCAGATGTTGCCCAGCGGCAACGTCTTGTTCTGGACGCTATCACAGCAGCACTTACGTTATCGACAGTAACAACAGTTGGTAGTGTTACTAACGTAGCAGGCCAGACAGCTCTTGCGGGGATGGACAGAGAAATGTACATCAACCAAGCTCGTCAGGCATATTCTGGAATCAGAAATCGAATTATTGATGCTCCCGCCAGCGTTGAAGAAACTCTTGCAGAAACTCAACCAGAATTGGCGCAAGAGTCGACTTTGATTTTACTTCGACGTATTGTTAAGCTGGCTGAATCCCTTGGAGCCACCGATGTTGCACAACGTCAGCGGTTGACCTTGGACGCCATCGCAGCAGCCTTAACTCTGTCAACCGTTACGACTGTCAGTAGTGTAACAAACGTTGCCGGTCAAACCGCTCTCGCCGGCATGGACCGCGAGATGTACATTAACCAGGCACGAAATGCGTACTCGGGAATCCGTAGTCGTTTGACCTATCCTCTCGGCGTCTTTACTTCCACTGAGGACGGACTCGTTCCCGCCTCTGGGGGCGGCACTACGAACTTCTTGCGTGCTGATGGTACTTGGTCTGTCCCCGCCGGTGGTGTTTCGGATGGTGACAAAGGAGACATTAGTGTATCCGCATCTGGAGCTACTTGGACAGTCAATGCAAACATTACTAAGACTTGGACAGGAGCTCATACGTTTACAACATCTCAAGTGGTATCACATCTTGAAGATGCTGGAACAACAACTGTTTTGTATCCGATTAGAGTTCGTCGCACCAGTACTGGTACTCCTGGAGTTGCTTCATCTCCTACTCTTGGAACAAATGGATTGGGGGTTGGAATTGAATTTGAAATTGAAACTGCTGCTGGAAATAATGAAATAGGAGGATCTATTGAAGTAAAACTCACTGCGTCTGGAAGTACTGTTGAAAATGCGTTGATGATATTTCGACCTCTTTTTGGAGGATCTTTATCAACCAATCCGAGTTTGACCATTGGAGGCACGACCAATCAATTAACGATTTATACGTCGGTATTCCACATGAGTTCGACAACAATGAATATGACATCGGCTCCTGCAGCTGCAGCTATAACAGATGGGTTTCTAATGCGAGTATCTTCAGGCGGTGAAGTTAAACAACTTACTCTTACAGGAACTCCGAGCTCTACAACTTTTTTAAGAGGTGATGGTACATGGAATACTCCAGTTGGTACTTTTTCGGGTTCAACCACTTCTGGAAGAATAACTTTTTCAACGGGAACAAATACTTTAAGTGACGACTCTGACTTCACCTTTAATACGAGTGGTAATGTAGTTACTTTAACGAGTGGTAAATACAGCAGTGGTGCTACTGACTATGTTGTAGAAGCCAACTCTCTTCAGAGATTAAGGATTGATACCAACGGATATGTTGGTGTTGGGGATACTAACGGTCGAACTTTTTCAAATCCATTTACTATTTATCATACCCACAACTCATATTCAAGTATTGTGAACGGAGGTGTTTTATTTGCCAATGGAACATCTGCAGGTTCAATAGCTGCTGGTTTCGGTAGTCAGTACAAAATTGGCATATCAGATACATCAGGTGTGATAAATCATAGTGGAAGATTTTCATATAGTTGGACAACTGTCAATTCAGTATCGAAGACTCGAATTTCAGCCGATGTCTCAGGTACAGAGAGATCTTATATTGATATTACCACAGACGGATTTGTAACTATCTCGGCAGACGAATCAAGCAGTACAGCTTCTTCTGAGATTCGATTCAGAATAGATAGTACTCAACGATTTACTTTTGATACAAATGGTTATGGTACTGCAGTGGACTGGATTGCTACTTCAGACCGTAGACTCAAGCATAGTATCACTCCGTACAGCGAAGTTCTTCCATCCATCCGGGGACTTCGCGGGAAGCTTTCAACCTACATCCGTAACTCTGATAAGCACGGTACCCGAGAGGTTGGTTACATTGCCCAGGATGTTGAGTCGTTATTTCCCTTGTTGATCAGCTATGACGCTGACGGCATGCGCGCACTGTCTTATATGAAGATGGGTGCGATTGCCCTGGAGGGCATCTCTGAGCTGGACGACGAGGTTGAAAAACTCAAGAAAAGAGTAGTAGATTTGGAGGAAGAAGTCAAACAACTGAAAGCGACATGACACTCGCGGCATCAGGAAGTCTTAGTCTGAAAAGCGCGGCAGGGACTGGACGGAATATCCAAGCCGAGTTGGGAGATACGGGCAACATGACACTTGTTGAAGCCAACGGACTTGCTGATTCGTGGAGCTCTTGTAAAGGAACTGCTTGGAATGTACCTACTTCCTCACCATACAAGATTACTGACTGGTATAACTACAACCATAGTTATGCTGCTTGTGATCCAGAAGGAACTTTTATCAGTTTAAGTTGTGATGAATGTGGTACAGGCGATTGTGAAATAAGGGCTGACGGTTGTTGCGGATCATATTGTTGTTGCTGCCCTGGAGGATCCTGCACATGAAAGAAATCAAAATCACAGTACCCATCCCCGAAGAGCGATATGAGGAAATCATGTCGGCAATGTCATTGGCTATTGGCTATGGGGAATCCAAAGAGTCTATTGGCAGGACTCGCGAGCAGCTTATTCAAGCACATCTTGAATCCCTGGTGGCTCAGTGGTGTGTCGGCATGCTTCATGTCGGTAAGGAGATCCAGAATACAGGTGTTCGACCAATAGTCGACCGCGGGTTCGGTGACACGCTGGCGCGATGGTTTAAGAAAATCGGCGTCATCAAGAAGGACGATTGCGGATGTGACAAGAGACAAGCTTTTTTAAACAGAATATTTCCTTATGGCAACGCTAACACTCACAATCACCGTTCCTGATGACAAAGCCGCAGACCTGCGCGATGCTATCTGTGAACAGTACAAATACCAGGATATGGTTGGAGGAGAACCCAATCCTCAAACCCGGACTCAGTTTGCCCAGGAAAAGTGGGAAACGTGGAACAAGATCATGCTCAAGAACGTATATCAGAACTACAAACTTGCGGTTCATAAGACGGATCCTGAAAACAACATAACCCTATAACTATGCAAACAGCAATCATTGTAACGGTGGCTCTGGCAGCATTTGTCGGACTGTCTTTTTGGTGGATCAACCGCAACTCAGGTGGAACCCCCAGTTCCGGAGGAGGTACTTCCGGAGATCCTTCGCAATCCACTCCCATTGAGTAATGGCAACCATTGATATCACCATCACCTATCCCGACGGCAAGGTCGTGGATCTCAGGGACACCCTGGCGGCAGCCAAAGGGTATCAGGCATTTCTGGACGAGGAACAGACTATTCCCAATCCAGAAACTAAGTCCCAGTTCGTCCTGCGGACCATCAAAGAGCACACTCAGGAGTGGATTAGAAACACTTATAAAGCTCAGAAAGCCCGGGAAGCCGAGGCATCAGCCCCTTCAGGGGACTCTTTGGGTCTGACGTAGGAAATAATCCCGAAATTGCTGTAATTTGACGTACCGATTTTAGGTTCGGCATGGTGCCGGACGGAATCAGGAAATAAAACAACAAATTACCATGGTAGAATCGCAAAAAATCAAGATGGAAAAGATCATCAACATCTTTGAAGGTGTCAAAGCTGTTGAGGATAACACAAAGCTGGAAGCCAATATCGCTTACCGGCTCGGTCGCTTTTCCGACTACTGTCGCTCGGCCATTCGGACTTTTGAAAAGATCCAGGCCAAAGAAAACAGCAAGCGACAGGATGAGCTGAACGTCATTCATAAAAAGTACAATTCCAAAGATGAGCAAGAGCGCATCACTCTGAACATCGAGGCTAAAAAAATTCATGATGCTTTCCAGGATAAGATCGAATCTTTAATGGAACAGGAAGAAGAGATTAAGGTTCCCAAGTTCAAGCTCGATGACTTTAAGGACAAAGGTGTTCCGGTCAAGTTCTTCGCCATGCTTGGTGAGTACATCGAAGCTCCTGACGAAAAGTAATCAAATCTTATAACCCAATAACAATGGAAAAAGCAAATGCACTTGCGAGCGCCGGCGGGTCACTGACTCGTGGTGCAGGATTGAACGAAGAAGCTCATGCCGACGGCTTTTATGTTGTCGAATGTATCGGCGCGGACGGAAAATTCAAGTGGCGAGATACGATTAAAAACGTAGTCACCACAGAAGGCAAGAATGCCGCGCTGACGCATTTATTCAAGGGCTCGGCCTATACGGCTTCGAATGTCATGGGCCTTATTGGCAACACGTCGTATACTGCTCCTGATGCCGCTGACACTGCAGCACAAATCAACACTACGGGATCAGCAAACAACTGGAACGAAGCAACTTCGGGTGTCTCTGCAGCTCGCGGAACCCCTTCTTTTGGCACAGCTTCAGGCGGTTCTTTGGCTTTGTCTTCGAACCTGTCGTTTAGCATTATCGGCACCGACACCATCAACGGCGTCTTCGTGCTGATTCGTAGTTCAGGTGGGACTGCACCTACGACTACCGTGGGTAATACAAACGGGGCTTTGTATTCCGCAGGGCCATTCACCGGTGGCGCACGTGCTGTCATTAACGGTGATACGTTGAATGTCTCCTACACCGCTTCGTTGTAATTTATGCCGTCCAGGGCTGACATACTGGTAGCACAAACCACAGGACTTTTGCAATTCAATGGAGGGGGGACTTTGTACATGGTGCAAACCCCCTCCGGTGTTTTGTACATGGTTTATATTGATTCCGGTTCTGATGTTGCATTTAGAAAAAGCAGTGATGGTGGAATAACTTGGGGGGCTCCCACAATTGTTTTCGCCGGAACTGTTACTGCACTTTCAATTTGGTATGACCGTTGGAGTGATATTGCCGCAGGACTTATTCATTGCGCTTATCAGGAATCTGCAACAGATGATATTCTTTACCGCACAATTAATACTGAGTCATCTGATGCGTTAAGTACTCAGACTGTGGTCTTTGCTGGAGCAAGTACTGCAAGTGGAGGATGGTGTTCAATTACCCGTGCTCGCGGAGGAAATGTTTATTGCTACGGTTGTATTGATGCAGGCGCGGAAGGTGGATTTTTCAGACTTCTCAATGCAAACGTTCCGAGTGGAGCTTGGGATGCTGCAAGAACAAACCCGGAAGCCCTTGCTACCTCGGATATGGCTATTCTCGTTCCGGGGTTTGCTTCCGATAATCAAGACATTATGTGTATGTTTTGGGACGCTTCGGCCAACGAAGTCAGCCGCTATATACATGATGATTCCGCAAACACCTGGGCAGAGACAAGCATTGCCGCATCTATGACAGATCAAGCTGCTGCTACGGCTTTTCCTCATTTTGCGGCTACCGTAGATATTACCAATAGCCAAATACTGTTAGTAGCTTGGAGTGGTGTTGATACTCTTAATGCTGACCTTAGATGTTGGAAAATTACAGAATCCGCTATCACTGAGGTTACCAATGTAGTTTTGAATTCAACAGATGACCAAGGGTTGTGCGGAATAGGTATTGATCTTGTAACCGGGAATTGGTATGTGGTGTATGGCGGTGCGACCGATGGTGGGGAAAACTTTTTGACTTCCATCAACTTATACTGTAAAGTAAGTAAAGACTCAGGGACGACTTGGGGGCCGGAAACATTGCTTACTACTGCCCAAGCAGACATCACTTGGTTAGTTACAATTCCCCGCAGTTATATTGGCCCCATCGTTGCAGCTTATCATAAAGACATTGCTCTTGATGAGCTCTATGTAAATGTAGACCGTACAGTTTCCTCCACTAACTCACAACTTGGAATATGAAACTTGAAATGATTGTACTGAAAGAGTCAGACAACGCTAATAAGGGGCAGACTGTTGTTCTCGTGCCTTTGTCGAATTCTTCAGAAAACGAAGTCAATCGTTTGATTGGCGCCAAAATCCGATTGGATTTTGATGAGAATGCGCCCAAATTATTCGAAGAAGGAGAGCGATTTGACATTGAAATAACCGCAGTATAACATGGCAGCTCCTTACAATCCACCTAAGAAAAACGAGGACTTCATTATTCGAATTGCTCTGAATGATGTAGCTAATCCCGGAAGCTTTAAGGTGAACCCTACAATTGCTTCAGGGGACTTCAAAGTTTCCATTGACGGAGGTGCATTGGCCAATCTGACGACATTGCCTTCGGTGAGTCCCGCGTCTTCTATTTGGGTGCTTATCACTTTATCGGCAGCAGAGATGAACGGGGATGTGATAGCCATACAAGGAATTGACCAGACATCTCCAAAGGAATGGACTGACTGGGCTCTCTGCATACCCACAACTCAATAATCCATGAGCAGTTTCAGGATATTTCTCGGTAATCCAGCTACCGGTCCTGCGACCTATAACGAATCCATTACTGAAGCTGCGTCGGCAGCAGAGTCTTCCTCGGGTCTTATTGTCGCGCTTCCCGCTATAACGGAAGCCGCAACAGCCACTGAAGTCGAGAATGGAAACCTTGTCTTTACAAGCTCGATTACAGAGGCGGCTACAGCTACAGATTCTACCGACGCCTTGATTAGCAAGGATGTAACTATCACTGAATCCGCCAGTGCAACAGATTCTCCCAACGCAATACTTACAGCCGTTGGTACTACTACTGAAGCGGCTACGGCTACCGAGACAGAGAACGGCCTGTGGACAGGGGTTAAATCCCAGACAGAGGCCGCGTCCGCCTCGGATACTCCAGCAGCATCACTAACCAGGGCGGGGGCAATCACTGAAGCTGGAAGTGCGACAGACACTCCCAACGGACTCTTGACCGGGGTCAAGTCAATTACCGAGGCCGGAAGTGCCTCGGACGCCCCTGGAGCATCCCTCACCGTACTGGGGAGCATCACGGAATCGGGATCTGCCACGGATACTACTGACGGAGACGTTGCTGGAGGCACTAAGAGTATCACAGAATCGGCCTCTGCCAGCGATTCTTGCTCGGCTGCACTCGTAAGGGCGGGATCTGTTTCGGAGGCCGCCAGCGCCACAGAATCAACCGAGAAGGCCATTGTAATGACTCCAGCCATCAGCGAACCGGCCAGTGCGGCAGATGTTATATCTGCAGTAAAGGTTCACGTGGCTACTATATCGGAGATATTGTCCGCCATAGATGCCGCAGATCAGTCGCTTATTTTGGCACTATCGATGGTCGAAGCGGCATCTGCTTCGGATCTTGTTAATGCACCGACAACGATCGACGTGATTGTTGAACAAACCTCTGCGCAAGACGTTTGTAATATATCTCAGACCAGCGAATTCCAGGTTCACGAATTTAATGGGTGGAGAAAATGGCTGACTGAAGTTGAAGTTTAGTTGAAAATTGTAAAGGATAGTCTATCTTTAACCTATGAACACAACCCCATCAATATCGGATGTACTTGCCGTTATGGAAAAAAAGGGTTACAAGATTTACGACAACGACACTAAGCCGTACAATCTGAATCTTATTGGCATCAGAACTGCAGACGCTACGCCAAATGTGTTCAATGATTGGGAATATGTAATCTGGAAATACAAAGGTTCTTGGGAAGGATTAAAGTTCGAGATCACAACAGATCCTGGACTATACTACCTTAAAGCGCCCCTGAGCGAGCTTGGGACAGCTATTCTTAAGCCTGCGCAATGGAAAGGAATGTGGGAATTGGGCAAGCACAAGGGACTGTATCCTGCCTTGGTGCAGAAAGCACCGGTGACGGTTATTCGGGATTTTGACCGGGACAATTATCTTGACCTGGATTCCGGCCGCGAGGAGACTGGAATATTTGGTATCAACAACCATCGGGCCATTGAGAATGGCCGCAGTATTATGGTTGAGAAGTGGTCGGCGGGATGTCAGGTCTTCGCCGATTTTTTTCATTATGAGATTTTCATGAGAATTGTATCTGAGGCTGCCAAGAATTGGACGCCGGTGTTTACTTATACCCTCTTAACCGAAAACGATTTATGAGCTCGATCAACTGGGCAGAAGTAATCTTCTATCTCATCAGCCTTGGCGTGGTTGCTGGTATTGCCAAACAAAAAATCGATACTCTTGTTGAGGCGACCAATCAACTCAAAGCAGAGCTTAACGACGTTAAGAACGATCACGATGATCTTAGCAAAGAACATCAGAGTATCAAATTGACTATCGTGACAGTTCCTACAAAAGATGATCTTAAAGGTCTTACCAACGAGGTACAACAGCTAAGGCTGGCCATGACCCGACTCGAAATAGTTCTTGAACAAATTGCTTCGAAAAACGGAGTGCCTTTTAGCGGTCATCAGTCATGAATTCCATTGTCAAATTCATTCATGATTTTGTCGAGCATGTAATCAAAGAGCATCCTGAGCATGTACTTTTCTACATTCTCAATTCTATTTTGATCATCATCGTTCTTGTTGAGAACAGAAAAGCTTTTAAACGAGGACTCGAAGGAGCTAACGGATTATGGGAAGCGCCGGAAGCGGTTCTTTATATCTGGATGTGGATGTTTCCGTTTTCGATCAATGGCGTTCTTTTTCTGGATCTTCGTCCGCCGGACATGTTTTGGTACTTCATGCTTTTCTGTCTGCTTTTTGCGTTAGCTGGCAAGGAAGGTATTACGATGCTTTTTAACTGGCGTGGAGTTCCGCCTCCGCCCAAGAAGGAGGAGACATCTAAAGAACAAGAATGAATCGCAACATAATTTTTGTTATTGTTCTGGCAGTCGCCTGTTTCTTTATTGGTCGGCTTTCCAAGCCAGATAAAAACGAAGATCTGAATCGCATCACACAACAACTTGACTCCGTGCGTGCTGATAAAAAACGCCTTCAGCAAGAACTTATTCTGGATGCTGTTGCCAGAGTCAAAATGGAAGAGCAATTCAAACGCAAAATCGAAAAGAGCGATTCCATGCTGCATGTTGATAGTCTGATCATCAGAAAATATGCAAGGCTGATAAATAAAAAACGCACGCCCCATGAAATTGAGAATACTATGCTTGGTATTTATCTGGAGTCTGTCCGCTAATGCTCAAACCAAGTCCGCTGAAGTTCCAATCGTCGTACTCCCTGCGGAAGCTGCTGACTTCTTTCTCCAGAAATACTATACGGGGGTTCGGGATTCGATTCGATTTAAAAACGCGCAAGCAGATAAACAAAATTTACTGGATGCTATTGCTATTAAGTCCCGACAATGCGAAAGCTGTGAACTGTCGCTCGTTAAGAAAGATTCAGTTATCTCACTTTTGGTATCGGAGAAAAAGTTGGCAATCGACTCAGCAGAAGTAAAATGTGCAGAGAAAGTCGATAGTGTGAAAAAAGGAAACAAAATTCGTAATTGGATTATCGTTGTGCTGGCTACATACGGTCTTGCTAAAACTCTTTAGTGGTCCCTTCAAACCCTGGCCGAAGCCAGGGTCTGTCGGTACAAAAAACAACCACTACATGACGCAAAAAATGCTGTGTCAGAAGCGCGTCAGTGAATCTTAAGAATTTTGTTCAGTTCATTTGCCCATCCCACTGCACTCTGATCAATCACATGACTGAATGAGTAACCGTCCATTAACGCATCCTCCCGGGATACAGGGGACGTGTTTGCAGGATCATTGAATCGAATCACAACACCACCGCGGGCAATGATTGCGTCGGCTTGATTGGGGTACTGTACAGAAAGTACAGAACTCTCCCAGTTTACATTGTTGAAAAATGCGTTTACCCAGATGTCCGAGTGAATCGTACGCATCTCATACTTGAGACGAGTAAAAATCTGTTTGGGGGTAAGGTAATAACGCACGGATTTGAACGTAACTTGTCCGTTCTCGATGAACTTCTCGGTGATGATGTACGACCACTCTGCCCCCAGGTAAGAGGTCATTGCGTCGCTGTTCTTGAGGAAGTGCGAACCGGTGAGTGTTTTCACCAGATCAAGAATTGGCTTATCGAAGTCAAGAAGTTTGTATGGTGCCAGGTTAGATATCAGGCTTGCAATCCGTTCCCTTTCTGCCGGATGGGCGCTTGAGACTCCGATTATTTTTGGTTGGGATTCCATTTTTCGATTGTTTTTCTAATTCTCGTCATTTCGTCTTCGATGTCCTTCACACTTCCTGTAACTTCTTCCAAAGCCTCTTTGGCTTCGTAGTAAAGTCGCTGCAGTGAAGTCTCGGGGACTTTGTCCTCGATAACCTTCATGAGAGTATCTACTTCAAGAGATTTGAGCTGGTCAATGAACGCTTCAAACTCTTCCTTTCCCAGGAACGGGTACTTTTCTCGGTCAATTTTCATATTGGTATTTTCGTTTCTTTTTTTGACGGTGTGAGTGAACATTTACCCAGGATCGTCCTTTGTATTGCCACACTCTTTTGCAAGTGTCACATCCCCAGTAATTGTCTTCGAATTCAAAGACCTTGTTTCCACACTCAAGACAGTTCTGAAGTATTGGTTGCACTTTTTTCATTTCTTTAAATTTAAGAAAAGGCGGGAGATGGCGAACCACCTCCCTGCCTATTTCCGAGTTTAAACACACCTCTGTAAGGTATCGTTCAGATTTGCAGATTTTTACAGACCGAAGATTTTGTGCGCCTTGCGCAGGATCAACTTTCTGAGATCATCTACCATCTGCTTTGGCGAGTCGTAATGAATGAATTCATCGAACATCAGCGCTTGGGTCTTTTCATTGATTTCTTTCCCAATTCCAATTTGAATTGGGAAGAACTTCATCTTTGAAATATGAGTTACGGCATGCCGGGTATCTTTTATGCCATTATATCCCCAGGCTGAGGGCTGTCCGTCGCTAATCATAAAGAACAGCATTGGATCTTGAGTGAATTGCCTAACTCGTTTTGCAACAGCGCGCATACAATCCCCGTCTCGGTTATTTGCTCTTCCTCTTACGCTTCCCAGCCCATAACGAACTTTCATTCCAGGTTCACGATAACGGAAAATTGTGTTTTTCTCTTCACCATTATAGTCCGAAGTAAAACCGTAAATGAAAAGCTTTCCTGCGGGGAAAGATTCAAAAGCCTTCTCAATCAAAATTGCTGCCTTAGATGCGTTATCCACTTTCGGACCTCCTTGGGGTCCCATTGAACCACTTTCGTCGATAAGTACGACGATGTTGAGTTCTCGGGTCTCCTTTTCAATACGATGTGTATGAACTGTGGGGACACCATGAGCAGCCTCAACGATCTTTGCGTCGTCAAGCTGACCAGATTGTAGTCCCCGCAAATTCTTTGCTTCGTTAAAGGTTTTCGTGTAAAGAGAATTTGCAAGACGTCGGGCATCTGAGCTGACATTGGAAGCAAGATGAGTGTAGCGGCTTTTGTCAGGTTCTCCGATATGAAAGATGGCTTCATTTTCAGAATCGTGAACAAATTCTTCATTGAATTTGATCGTTGAAGCAACCATCGAATCCTGTACCTTCTTACTTTTATCATTGTCAGAGACAAAAGCTTCCATCATTTCGGAGATATGAATCTCAATCTGCATCAGCGTTTCTCTTATTTCTTTTGCTTCAGCTTTTGCTTCTTGGGGGGTCTTGGATTCTTCACCAGAATCAGATTTGTCGGAGTCTTCTTCAGATTCCGATTCCTCTCCAGAGTCTTCAGAGTCTTTTTCGGAATCTTGCTCTTTATCTTGCTCCTCTTGACCATCTTCTTTTTCGTCCTCTTCTTTCTCTTTTGAAAAAGTCTTGGTCTCTTTTTCATCTTTGTTCTCCTCTTTCGGATTCTCTTTTTCTTCTTTCTCGGACTTTGATTCTTTACCAGACCCCTTGCTTTCTCCAGTCTCTTTGTTCTTCTTACTTTGATTTTCGTTCTCGCATTTCTCTTTTGCTTTTAACTGTGGCTTCGGAGGACTCATCGCTTCCTTCATCATTTTCTTGATAATTTTTGCGATTTTTCCCGATACCTCGTACGCAGCATCAAAAGTCATTGGATACGGAGTAAGAAGCTTGCGAAGCTTATTGATCTTCTTTTCGTGTTTCTTGTAAAGAGTCTCGTCAATGTGAACAGGATACCTGACCAGCTTGAAGAAGATGTCGAATACTTCCAGCGCAGCTTTCTCCTTTTCGGTTATCTTTTTGAATCCCAGAGTGCTGTCCTCAATGGCTTTATTAATAAGATATCGCTCATCCAGCATGTACTTCTTGACATCAGCCAGGTTCTTTGCATAACCCGGAAATTCATCAGTAAGTAAATGCTCGATGCGCTCATCTTCGACAATGTTCAAAACAGATTGGTGAAGCTTGCTTGTTGGTTTTTTACTGAAGTCTGTAAAGCGAATATGAGCCATTTCGTGAGTTGTAAGACCAACCATAATATCGGCCTTTTGCTCAAATGTCTTGCCTTTTTCGTCCAGTACAGTTGTTCCGACAAGAACGCGTCTTCCGTCTGTAACTGCAGTCTTCTCGTGGGGATTGATGGAGAATTCTACTTTTCGTCCATCGGCAATGATCGAACATCGATTTGTGCACAACTTGTTGATTTCGCGAAGTTGTCCTTCTACCGTTGCCGGTCGATGAGAGTTCCCCAGTACGTAGTTTGTTGTCGATTCAAAGTCTTTGTCCCAACCGGAGCGAAATCCGCCCCGGTGGACAAAGTCATTGTCACGACTTATTAAGTCTTTGCGTTTCATCGTGATGCGAGTAGATCTTTTACTTTCTTGCGATCGTCTTCGATAATGAACATCGGCAGGAATGCAATTTCCATGGCTTTTGCCACGGCCATTCCGCCGGCTGCCAAATCGGCTGCGTAAAGCGTGTGACGAATAGATACCGAACTGGAGATGTCTTCTCCTTTGTTCAAATCCCGAATGCTTCGTCCAACTTTTACGATTACTTTCGCAAGGTTTTTGTCAATCGTAGTCCGGTTTACAAGAAGGTTGACTTCCTGAGCTTCAGGCATGTAACTCACCATAATTGGCCGGAATCGTTCTTTCAAAGCTCTGTCGAGTACGTTGTTGCCGGTGTACTCATATCCCTCGTTTGCAGTTGCTATGAAAGCGCACTCGGGATGGAGTTTGATTGTCCGCAGTCCATGAGAAGCAACATCCATGTTCAGCTCGCGACGTGAGTCGAGAATCGGAAACAGAATATTGTTTGTATTCATGGGTGCGCGTGGCAGCTCGTCCAGAACAATGATGTTTGGTCCCTCAAGGGCATAGGTGAAGTCAGCACGGTCAAAAACAGACTTACCGTCCTCAAAGCGATGAACTCCAATCAAAGATGCAATAGGGTCCTGCTTGGCAGCCATATCGAATACTTTGGTTGGTTTCTTCAGTCTCATTCCCATAAGGATTGACAGTTCTGTCTTTCCTGTACCGGAATCACCTACCAACATGGTGTTGTATCCTCTGTGAAGATTGAACAGAAGCGATGCCCACACATCAGCTTCTACATAGAAGTTGTCGTTCTCTACCGTTGGTATGGGATTTTCCTTGAGCAGTTTGTCCAGAAAAGACAGTCCTGGTGTCGGGTTCGCTTTCTTTGCATCCTTATCAAGCTTGGCAAGCACTTCGGCTGCTTCCGCCTGCTTGAGGTATTCCTCATAGGCGTTCTTGATATCGACAGTTACCCCACTGGCAATGCAAATCAATTGCTGAGATGTGTCTTTCTTGGCATTATAGAACTTATTTCCTGATGGGCTATTCTGAATTTCGATGAACTTTGAAGCGAAGATGGTACCAATAGGATGAACTTCCCGCGGTTTGAGATCGCTCTTGGTGTTCAATTCAGTATTGCCAGGGATGAAGTTACCTGGAGAAGCAGGATCCGGCACCCATTGCCCGGGCAATAGTTTGAGCCTGGCTACTCCGTTCTCGCTTTTCTCGTTTACGGTCTTAAAGAACCATATTTCGGGTTTCGTGATTTCGTACATGTGTTTTGATTTACCAGTTAAGTTCTAATTGATGTAAGTTGAGGAATTTCTTCGTTTCCGTGAAGACTCCATCACCCTTCCAGGGGCGACCTTGATAAGAAGAAGCCGCCGGATGCTCAAAGGCAAATACCTTATGAGGAGGTACTTCTTTGGGCATTGTACGTTGTGCTTTCTGGCCCAGCAAAATAATTGCCTTGGGATGCACGATGTCGTTGACAAGCGAAGACAGTACGTATTGGGTGAACGACTCCCACAGTTTTGTGTGGGAGTTTGGCATTTGATGGCGTACAGTCAGAGCTTTGTTTACCAGAAACACGCCTTGGGAAGCCCATTTATCAAGTAATCCAGCGGATACCTGGGGATCATAATCAGGTACTTCGCGGAGATAGATCTCTGCGATCTTTCTCCACGACGGGGATGGGAATTTGCCGCATTCGAAAGCGCGGCCTGTTGCCTGCCCTGGAGGACTTCCGTATGGATCTTGACCAAGCCAGATTACCTTGACTCCGCTCGGCGGAATTTCCCGGAAGATTCTGAAGATGTTCTCTTTTTCCGGATGGATCAAGTAGCCGACTTTTCGTTCTTCCTGAAGTTGTTTCCGAATGGGTTCAATCAGCTCACCTGCTTTTGGCAGGAACTCTGCCCATTCTTCGCCAATAAGATCTGCGATGTTCTTCATAATCCCACACCATTCAGTCCCATAGCATCAATCATCTCAATGGCTTTGAGTACTCGGGCATCACCAATAGTGAGTTCTTCGTATGTCAGTGAACGAAGCTGAACTTCATAAGGCATTTTAGTCTCACAACCAATGATGACAGGAGACCCCATTGGATGATATCCAAGCCGCGCTTGTACCGCTCGGTTATAAAACGCCATTTGACGATGTACCTGCCATTTGAGAAATGTTCCAGGAACTTCAACATCGGCCAGAATTCTTGATTTGGACACAGAGTCTTCGACAAATGCTGACATCGTGTGTCCGAAATAAATACTTAAAGGAGTCGAAGTTGTTTTCAAATCATATACTTGGAACAGACCTTTGCTTTTATTTATCACCACCAGATCAATCATTGCTTTGCAAGGAACTCCCAGCAAGTCAAATTCGACGATTAGTTCGTTAAGAATTTCATAATGATCGCCCTCACACATTGGAGGGTCAACACTTTTGTCAAAATTCCACGGCAACAATTTCTCAAGTTTCGGAAGCACGATTTTCAGTGTGTCGTAAGTTGTCTTATCGACCAGCGAGATACCGTCTTTCTTGGCTTTAAATAACTGCAGCATGAAAATTCCTGCTGCACTTGTCAGGTTCTTACCTAAAGTAACGTCTTTCCAATCGTTATGATATCCTTGAGCGCGCGCAGTCTTGATCAGCTCTTCTTCCACAATGGCGGGTGGCTGTTTGTCGAAGTTTGGCAGATTCTCAACTACAGTCTCTGCAATTGATGTTACTGCTGCGGAAGGGGTTTCGGTTTCCTGGAAGACATTCAACGTCTTTTTTTCCAAGAGCTTGTGAATATGACTTCCCAAGAGCATTGCTTGAGAATCCTCTTGTTCGGAAGGAAACAATGATAGTTCTTCATACTTAGCCGGAGATCCGCCGCTCTCAGGCAAAAGCCAGCTCAGTGATGAGTTTGATACTCGGGTACTTTTGTAATAGTCTTCTCTTGTAAGTTTACTCATTGTCTGGTGTCACTATGACTTTGATGTGTCCTGCAAACATATTTTCTTTAAAGAACTGCGAGTACCTGGTATAAATTGTATTGGGTACGAATACAGTTTTGAAGTTGTTCAAAGCATGAAGCATTACCTCGCGGACACACTTCTTGGCAGCACCGAACAAAATCTTTTTCTTTCCTGTGAACATTACAGCTTGTCCGGTCAGCCCATTAAAATCAACTGTACCTGCTTCTCCTTCGTTGGACTCTCTTATGTTGAGAGGCATTGGATCAACTTTTCTCGGATGTTTAGGCAGATCAGACTTCTCAAGAATGAACGTCATCGAGGGCTTCTCGTATTCGGTAATTGGAAAAAAGTTTGTTTGCCCAGCCTGGCGAATATACAAGACATTGTCGTCAGGAATAATTCCCAGGTCAGTAAGCGAATCCAAAAAACACTTGTGATAGATCCACAGGTTATCAAGATCCCAATCAGCATAACCGTACTGAGATCTTAATTCCATGGACACACTTAATGGAAAATAATCGTCTGAAAGCTGTATTCGTTGTTCAATTAGGTGACGTTTGAAGTCGTTTTTCAACGCCTCTACGATTTTCATTCGCTTTCGTTCGTGCATGCGAGCATAGATTTCATTACCGGCAATCGCCTGGTAAGAGGGAGTACCTACGCTGTTGGGATTGGCCACTACAAATACCTTTTCCCGGCTATCGTAGAGGTAAATCTCTCCTTTGGGGTTCTTTCTCCAGACATATCGCTTATCCTTCTCATACTTCTCAGGGAGCTTATCCTTGAGTGTAAAATACTGGGGTCGACGAGAGTCAGAAAATTTGACCTTCCTCAAGTAATTGAGGATTGTGACTTTAATCATCGTGTTTTGGTTATTCGTAAATGCTCTTGAGAAACGATTTGGCTAATGCTGAAGCTGAAGCAAGATCTTTCTTGCACAGATCCGCAAAATCCTTTGTCGTTCCGATTGGCATAAGCAGAGGAGTTACTCCGCGCTTTCGCAGGTTAAGAAGAGCGATCTTACCTACTTTGTCTCTGTCATACAGTGCGTACACTTTTGTGAAGCTCTCTCGAAGAGCTTCCAGCACACTGTCACTTACGACAGATGTCTCAGCCATGGGGGCAATTGCCGGTATGCCGAACATTCTCAGACACACTACATCTTTGAGGGCCTTGGTGATAACAACCACATCGCCTTTCTCCGGTAACTGGCCCCATCCCTGAAGGATGTCCGGGTTGTTGTGAAGAAAGCGCCGTTCACGACGCATTGGGAAATAGATTTTGTAATCAAATCCCCCGAATCGGTAGGCAAATACGACTTCAGTCTTTGCTGTGAAATCGCGGTTGTAATAGATGGCTCCGTTGAGCCATACTCGTTTGACAGGCGTAATGTTGAACTTCTTCAGAAGTTCAATGTCAACACCATAGTTTTCCCACCAAGAGAGATGCTGCTCATCCCATTCCAGGGGCTCAATACGGATCTCGCAAACTGTGCGTGGTCCAATGATTACTGGAGTAGGTATGGGAGCCCGGGTTCCCCCCTTTAAGATGCTGAATGTCTTGGCTATGTCTGTGAGTGCGGTCGGATAATTGCATCCTTTGATCTTCATTACCAGATCAATGCAATCCCCGTGGAAGTGGCCGGCAAAATCATGAAGTACGAGACGTCCGCTCCGACTACGATAGAACCGGCACGTTGGGTGCCGGTCCTGTCGTAGCGGTGAACGGAACATTCCTTCCACGACCCGTACTCCGTATTTCTCGAAGATCTCCTCCTGGCTCACACGATTCATGAGAAAATCTCGGGTAATTTCCGGGGGGAAGTGAATGACCATGATTAGAATGGTTCTTCGTCAACCTTGGGTGCCGCACCAGGTTCTGCCAGAACACTCTCGCCGGCTGCCGGAGCTGCTCCTTCCGGTTTGGCAGATGCGGCTTGCGCAAATGCTTTCTCCGCAAGAGCATTCAGCTCTTCTTCCTTGTGGTTGAATACCAACTCGGCGATTTCGGCTGGATCTTTGCAGAAACCTCCGAAAGACAAATCGGCATAAGCCTTCCCGTTTGTGCTGTCAATGCGACCAGTGATCTTCATCGCAAGCTCCTTGTTTTTGAGAAGCGCGGTCAGCTTCTCTTCAGTAACGTCATCCCCATCAAGGACAACACCGCTTGCGACTTTCACCAGAGATACTACCCGCGGCAGAGCTTTGTCGCTCAGGTAGAACCGATGGTTAAACTCGTCTTCTTTCCGGGAGAAAGTCACACCCATAAAATAGGTGCCTTTGTTCTCAGACTGCCCAAATTTTACGTCTGTGATTTTGAACACTCCGATAGTGCCGGGACGGGTCATCACCCTGTCCTTTGCTTCTCCCACACCTTTAAAACTGATTCCAGCCATTTGCTAAAAATTTAGACTACACTTCGACTTCGAATTTCTTGAGTTTCCGGAGTACGAGTTCGATGTCGTTAGGCTCGTAAAGCTCCAGTGCTGTTTCTACGGCGTCTCCTTTGAAATATGCAGGCGACTTAGCTGGATCTTCACCCTCGCTTTGTGTCCTGAATAAAAAATCAAATCCACCTTCTTTCTTTTTTTTCTTTTCACCAACCAGCACAGTAGTGAAATAAGAAGCCGGTACAAGATCAGTGATCATTCGACCGTGCGATTTCATGTCATACACGACATCGCCGTTTTCGTTGACTTTCCTTTCAATGTGACCGTAGACGAGAATGTCTTTGCTACTACTCGTGATGAACTGGATTACCTCGTAGAAGTTTTTGCCGATTTTCTGGTAGGATTTGTAATCCTTCCCGATGGCGTTGTTCATGTAATCCTGGGTGATCATGTGAGTGATTGTATCAATGACAATCGTCTTAATCTCGGGCCTTACGGCCCAAGCTTGGAGTGTCGCCAGAACGTTTGCTGGCGAGTTCGTCTCGACATAATTACTCTTCGTCAAGTCAACTCTCCCGTCAGTGCCACGAACAGTAAGATAGTTCGTGCGCCATCCGCCGAGAGGGGGCTCTTTCTTGTCACAGTTGATGAGCCCTGTTTCCTTGGGGTTGAGATTTCTGAGAGACGATGTTTTCCCTGACCCGCTGGGAGCCAGAATGAGAATTTTACTCATCGTTTTTTAGTTAAGTCCTACCGGCGAGTTTAAGCACTTTGTCGTATTGTGCTTTGTTCATCTCTTTGTAGGGCGGAAGTTCTGCAAGATAATTAACAGCTCCATCAAAATAAAGTCCTAAGCGCAGATTTGCCTCTCCGTCTCGAGATTTTAAGAAGCTGAAACTCCGATAGTTATCTCTGAGAAGAGAGATGTCGTATCCCCGGTGTTCGGAGATCTCATACCTGTCGGGTGCGAACAGTCCAAACACTTCATCAGCGTCACGATGAGTCACCTTGCAGTCACCTAATCCGTCAAGACTGGGCTCAAGTTTGCTTTCAATAGAAATGCCTTTGTATGTGTATTGTTGCTTCTCTTTCTCACCGGACTGCTGCTGCAGTACCAGTATTGAAGCTCCATAAATGTTACGCAAGTTGACCAGGTAACGCGATGACAAAATATGAATCGCATCCCACAAAGTCTGTCCCTTTTCAGGGTGAACCAATCCTATGTGATCTATCACAATAAGGACATAGTGGTTTGGATGTATAAGTTGAAATCGTTCCTTGCCAATCTTGGTAATCATTTTCTTTTCAGCAGGTACCCAGACTTTTTGAGGACCCATTTGCCAGTCTCCGATGTCGTTATCCTCCATGAAATCCGTACAGTACTTGTAGATCGAATAAGGTTTGTCAACTCCTCTGATTAGATGTACTGTTTTTTCGAATTGCTTGAGATTCGGAAGCATCTTTTGCAATCGTTCGACAATATCGCTGTCAATTACTGCAGTAGGATCGTCCGGGTTGAGTTGTGATCGGAGTTCTTTAATGGATATGCGTCGACCAGTTTCCTTGTAAAGTCGATAGCACATGTAAGATTGAGCCCAGGACTCGTCAGGTTCCTCAAGAAGAAAGTACAATACAGAGAGCTTGATCTCTGAATTGGGTGTCTTCGTAAGAAAATCGTACGGCCGGAACACAAACATGTTCTTGGCAGCTTTGGTCTTTCCTATACCGCTGTTGGCAGTAAGAATTGCATAATTGGGTTTCTGGACACCTGGCACATACTGTTGCAGACGCTTCATTCCGAACGGAATGGAGTTATATCCGCCGGCCAGTTTTCTCTGGCGGTTCTCGATTACCTTTTCAAGGCCCCGTTCGAAAGCGCTGCTCATCTCAGACTCCTACGGTAGGTTCTTTCTTTGTACGGCGGCCGCGGGGCTTCACAATCGGCTTGATCAGGTCTTTCAGAGCGATGGCGGTTTTCATTTCCTCATCGTTCTGGAAGTCTTCGAGGGTCATTTTGCAGAGCACCTCATAGAGTTTGCGTCTCATATTACATTGGTTTAAATGTCCGTTTTGAAATTGTCAACTGATTCGGGTTTTGCGATGGAATCCCAGAGTTCATTAGTTACCCACTCCTGAATTCTGACTCCATTTACTTTACCAGCATACACCATTTTCGAGAAGACGATCAGTTGTTGAAGAACAAACTGATGTTTTTCCTTCGAGTTCTCAATACGCTCAAGATACATTTTGAGAATCTCGATCTTATCTCCTCCCTTCCTGGCGATGAATGAACCTCCTCCCGACAGAGGAAACATTACTGGATAAGCGTCCCAAAGCTCCTCGGCCATTTCCATCAGTTCGTCTTTACTTTTGATGGTAAACTGACTTCGGAATTCGCATTCGAGAAGCGGTTTTTCTCCTTTAGAGATGAACTGCTCCTTCCATAACTCCTTGCGAACTTTTGGTTCATCAATAATGTGCTCCCATTCTTCCAGGTATCCTTGAGCAAGTTGACGTTGCTCCAGGGAACCTTTACTCATTGCCAGAACTATTCCGGCAGCAAGGGCTTTTGGACTAATCCTTCGGTCAATAAGCTCTTTGATGATCTTGTTCATACTTTTACGGATTCGATGATTTCCTCGATACTGTCTACCCAAATAATGTCTTCAGAGTACCCTTGGCTCTTGGAGAGCCATTGAACCTCTTTGGTATTTTTCAGATAGAGATTGATCATCACTGCTTCTTTCCCTTCCTGTTTTCTGATAATTCTTCCGCGCCGCTGAATTTGCTGCGTTGGGGAAGAAGATCCGCTGATTCTGATTCCCAGAGAGATTTCAGGAAAGTCAGCACCCTCATCAAGAGCTTTGGCTGTATGAATGCACCGTATTTCGCCTTTGTTAATGCGATCTACGATGTAGGCTCTGCCTTGTTTCTTACTGAGCTTGTCTCCGGTAGGAGTGGTCACTGTCATTGACGAGTGGTAGACGACGGATTCAGGAATCCGTTTGGTCATTTCGTCGGCTGTCTCGGTGAGTTCTGCAAAGGTAATGCTCTTCATTTTGGGAAGCAATAACAAAATCGCCGCGGCCGCGTCCATTTTGACAGAAGCCTTGTAGATGATGTCTTTCATCTTCTTCATGGCTTTCATGCCGTTCAGGGCAGCTATGTAGATCTTGTTGGGGTGATAGGGATGTGTAACATTGCCCCCCCAGAAGTCCTTTTCCTTCGCTACGAGCTTATGGAAGGCCTCCTGGGGGGAATTGCCCTTCCACCCGTATTTGTGGGCCAGACGCTCACAGGCGCTTCCCATGAAGCCAGAGGCGGTCTTAAATGGCTTGAAGGATACCACACACTGACGCATCATGCCGAAATCCCACTGAAATATGCCCATAGCCCATTCGTAGAGCTCTTGGGCCTTCAGATACCGGGTTGAGGTCTCCTCGTCCATTTCCAGACCCAAATTGAACTCCTGGTAGGGTGCTACGTAGCCTCCCAGACGGGCCTCCTCCAGCGTTACTCGGTCGATTACCGGACAGTGCATGATTATGAGCCCATGACGCTTGTCAAGGCGTTTGAGCATAGCCGTAAGCCCCAGAACGAACTTGTAGGTAGTTACATCAAATACCTTGGAAAAGGTCTCGGCGGCATACCGATGAATCTCGTCCAGAATCAACAGCGAACACTCATGATGCCCCTTAATGAAGCTATTCACAATGAACACTTTTGAGTTCTCTTCTATCTTCCACTCCTTGAGCAGAGCTTCCCACTGTACCTTCAGGAATTCGTGCGGGACAACGATGATGACCTTTCGATCAGTTACCGTGCGCCGCAGGTGCTGGATAATCTTAAGAGCAACGCGAGTCTTTCCAAAGGCCGTAGCTGCTTCAAGAGTACCTCTTCCCTTTGCTTCGATGAACTTTTCTACGAAGAGGTCTTGTCTTTCGTCTCTTGTCATTTTCAATTTGTTTACGAATTCTAAGCCATATCTGAGCTAAAAGACTTTCTTTCCTTTTATTGCTGATGATTATGTTGTTGTTCGGCTAATCCATCTTCATCGATTTGGAAAGAACCAGAAAGATACTCTCCTTCGGTAAGCTCATGTTCGTAAGCAAGCTCCTTAGCTTCCTCAAGACTGTTGGCCTCGATTTCGAGAACATCAGTCATTTGCCAGATAACAGGAATTTTGAATTTTTTCATGAGTTCCTCCCTTCTGCTTTGGCAATGGCCTGAGTAACTGCCTTTAATGCGGCATAATCCTCATCATCCAATGCGTTCGATTCATGGAGCGAATACATGGATGCCTCTGCTTTTCTCAACGCCTCCAGCAATTCCGGTGCTCTTGCTATAAGTCGAGCGTTTGCTTCAACCTCTGTCTTACCGTTCATGGAATTGTGAACTCTATCACATTTAAGGTTGGCCACAATGTCTCCATCGTTTGACCTTACAACAATTTCGTTGTTGTTAACGTGGTCAGATACATTCCAAGGTCCGGGGGTATGTTTGTTCATAACTTCAGAGTTTTGACAGTCACAATGGTTTTGTCCAGAGTGTTATTGATCATATCCAGAGGCAAGGTTTCCAGGTCTTCTTCGAGTTTGGTTTTGGCTGCAATCATGCTGGTTCCTTCAACCTCGAATACTTTTTTGTAGGTATCCGTTTGGGTTACCAGAAATTTGTACTTTTTCATAGCTTTTTTAGTGAGTCTCTGTCAATGAAATACTGAGCGTCTTGCTTTTCTTCCTGATAGTACCTGCCATTGGCTTTCAACTCCTGTTTGGAGATCATGAGTGCTTTCTCACCTTCCTCGATTACGATAAACTCAATTGAGAGCTCATCGATAACCTGGGCATTGATTCCATAGGCATTCCACTTACGCATGAGATGTTTGTCAGGATTTCTTTTTACTACCAGGGTGTTCTCGTGAAGTTCTCCGACATAGTAAGTGTCTTCAGCCGTTTGAACAAAGACCTTGTCTTTATCCACACGGACTTCGTTTAATTTAAGCATTAAGAAAATAACTGGGGTGTTTGTTGAGGAACAATAAGTTTCTTGGCCTCAATAATGTACCATTCCAGGTTAATCTGATTGTCTTCGATCGCTTCAAAGAGATTGTTCATTACCGTAACGTATCCGTCTGAGTGAATCTTAGAGCGAATTTTCTCAGTCTCCTGGATCAACACATAACCGACCTTGGTGACCAAATACCGAATAGTCTTTGGAGCCTCGATTTCTACACCGTAGTTATCCAAAAGAACCATCTTTCCAGTCTTAGAGCGCTTGTACATGAAGAAATCAGATGTAGGAAATGTCAATATTGATTCTCCGATTGGAGTACCTTTTACAAACCATTCCTCAACGGCTTTTGTGACAATGCGCATGCTTGGGTCCTTGTGCCAATCCTGATCAACTACGAAAGCGCCTTTGGATTTTACTGATCCGGTGTAAGTCAATCCGATGTAGTTGTTAACATCACGGATCATGAGTTTCTTGTACTTGCTTACGCTAACAGGCATTCCAGTATAAGCTTTCCACTCGTTAAGCGTTTTATCATACTGCTCGCAATCTTTTACCTGGATTTCCATACCGTCCGTGTTCACCATGATCACATTTCCT